CCGCTACCGTAATAGCCGAGATAGACACCTTCTCCGGCTGTATTCTGGATTGTACAATGATGGATACGCAGATTGTCAAGCACCCAATTGCCACGCCAGAACCAGGGGGTATCAGGAGCAGGGTCCGTCTTGGCCATGATGCCGGCGAATCCCGTACCGTCTATGTCAATGCCGAACATTTCTATGTCGCTCGCACCGCCGGAAACAAAAATGCACGTATTGATTGCAGCATCATCCGACGATGGATGGAATCTGATTCCCGTACGGTTGTACCCGTACCCGTCCAATACGACATTGCGCATGTTGTCACCGAAGGTGACGGCGCCGAACGACATCCAAGGCCAGTCGAAAACACCTTCTTCATCGTGCGTGATGACCAGGGGGTGCTCATACATAAAGTTCGGCGTACCATTCTCCGACGAAACACCGGAAGGCACATTGCCCTTGATGCGCATACGCATTGGATAAACCTCATTCTTGTCTCTTCTGATACATAGGGTCGTTCCGGTTGGCAACATCGAAATATCTATCAGGTCATAACCCGCCGTCTCAACCGAACCGTGTGGTGCAGTCCATTCAGCATAATTCAAGCCACTACCTTCTACATCACGCCACAGACGTATCTCGTACTGTTTTTCTGCCTGAACAGTGATAGTTTCATACCCTCGCGTCGTATCAGCCGGTTTCGGACAAAGGGCAGGAACTACCGTTATGAGCTTGTCTATTCTCTTGCTGAAAGTCACCCCTGTTTCCCTATCTGTAATATCAACTTCCACATCGTATATTCCACGGTCAGACGCGTTGTCAAAGGAGGATGCAAACGCAACGGTCCCGTCAGACATCGGGCGCCCGGTAATTTCGGTCAATGTCTTAATCGGAGACGAATCCTCGTTCTCGCGATACACCTTTACGACCATCTCACCACCACCTGAGTAGCCGTGCTCCGGGGAAACAGTGACGACGAACAGTTCTCCCACCCGTACAACCTCACTGGCCGATACGGTAAAATATGGCAGCACTTGCGGCAACATTGCATAGATTCTCTTAGAAACAATCGTTTCGGTCAGGTTGTTACGCGCTATGAATTTTTGAACAAGTTCCCCTCCGTCTGATATCGCAATAGACTTGCTGTCTTTCTGCTTTACAAGATTACCGGCTGTTGTCACCGTGCTACCGCTTCCGTCCTGCGTCTGCCATTCCGAAGTCTGCCCCCATCTGGTTTCAGCGTCAATTTGAATTGTATCTTTGCCGGCCACCGGAAAATAGTTGTCAGCCTTTACCGAAGCCTTTACGCGTCCGATTTGAACCTTCAATATGTCATTGTAAATTTCAGCCATAATCATTCCACATTAATGTTATATAATTCATCTTCTACATACTCTCCATTGATATCCAATATCGGGAGCGGCGAGAGCAGCCCGTACCGGCCCAGAACCAGGTAGCTGTCTGCTGAACCGATAACGGAGAATACCGACATCAGATTCCTGTTCAAAGCCTTCGCCTTCAGCATGAGGATATCTTCTGCCATGCATCCGTACTGCGAAGCATTACTGAACGTTGAGCCGTCCTCCATGTTGGAACCTGTATAGCCGGGAACAACAGATGTTTCATCAATAACGGAACCGTGCAGGTTGTAGCATCCGCGGCTGTTGGCAGATGCCGATTTGAGCTTATATGCAAGGTCGATATCGGGCACATTGTCATTGTTTGCAGGATTATCGGCATCCAGTGCGGAAGTAATCATCAGATTATTATCAAGAGCATCCGCATCCACACCGTCGGACACGAGTACGGAATGCAGCTCGTAGCCGAGCTCCTGGAGCTGCCAGAAGCGGCAACCGCGGTCCGCGTTGATTTCCACGCCCCCCCCGACTCCTTCCGTGTTGAACACACGCAGAAGGCTACCATAAGTAATGTTGTCATGCAGCTTGTATTGGAATATATTGTAGTCTGACACAAGTTCGCTTACATTGTCGAAAGCAAAACCGTATATGAAGTGCACTGCATGCCCGGCATCCACAACCACGTTATTGGATATCTCCAGCCTGTTGATTGTGCCCCAACGCGTACAATACTGCTGCCCGTTGTTACCGGACATGTAGAAGGTATTGCTGTTCAATTCCATATCCCGTATAGGGCACAAACCGATAACAGCCTGTGCCCATGTATTGATGGAGCCGGTATTCGACAGCATTCCTGCAAACAGATTGGATTCTATAACCAGCTTTGACATAAGTACGGAAGAGGCAATGGAAAGGGCCATGCTGCCGCCATCCCGGAATGAATTACGACGAATGTACACCCTGTCCATGTTCGTGACGGCCACGAAGCTGTAGCGGTTGTCCCCCGACATCCTGTTGTCTTCCAATATTAGTATTTTACCACCGCTCACTGTTACGGCAGTCGGATACCCTACGCCGACGGGTGCAAGCACAAAATCATTGTTGAGTATTGAAAGCAGGTTGCAAGTGTCCGCGTTGACGACCGGGCCCCCTCCGTCTATGAATGAAGAGTTGTTGATTGTCACATTCTCCGTATTTATCAGGATGACGGAATTTGTAGACATGACCGTCTCATCAGTCATGGACTTGCCGTTGAAGGTGCAGCCGCCAACGAACATATTTCTTGCGTACTGCGATAATTTTCCGGTAAAGGATATCGCACCCAGCGCATCTGGAACCTGATAACCCACATAATTGGAAAAATCCTCAAAATGGATATTCTTGATAACGATATTATCCACATTCGAGAAGGCCAGGCACCCCAGAGCATTGCCGTTCAGATACAAATCATTCTTCCCGTCAATGGTAAGCATATACATGCTTCGCTGGTTCCAACCGGACAGAGACGCTATGTAATGTCCGCTGCTTCGCTTCTCCTTAGCCGGCTTCACGCAGGAGATGGTCACATTCCTTGTAAGCCCGTTCGGATAAGTAGCACGAACTGCATTTAATGCTGTCTGCATGGATGGATAGTAATAGTCAGGCAAATCGCTACGGACGAGGAACCCAGTCAAGACTTCTTCACTAAGCACCATCTTCACGTACATGATATGATTGGCAGATAAACGCTCAAAAGTGAATTCTGACAACGCTCCTTTTGGCTCATTGTCAACGATAAGAGCCCCTACTTCATATCCAGATTTAGGAACAATCTCCACTGTTACATTACCTTCGGCATTAGCCACTACCTTATAGCTGCTGCCATCATCCGAAGGCACAATACTTACTACATCGCCTACAACCTTTACCGTGCATTTGCCAACACTGTCTGAATTAAGGACGACTGTAACGGTATAAGTAGACGGAGCCACGTCATCTCTAGAAGGATCGTATAATCCTCTAAAGTATCCATTACCACAACCACACTTAATACAATACGGTTTGAGTTTCATAGGTATACCACTATATAATTGTGGTTTAACCTAATGTAAGTATCTCTTTAGTATTTCAGAATCTATAGGAGTAGTAACACTAGATGCGTTACTAAACTCCAATAAATCTGTCAATTCATTGTATACTATGGTTGCTACAACATCTCTATTGTTTCTAAGTACATTAGTCTTAAGTATAGAGTTTGTTTTACTGTTTATATATTCTTTTGCTTTATCCATAGTAGTTTAATTAAGCTTCACCAACACAAATCCCGCCTATAAAACGCAAACCATTTTTAGTACCAGTCCATCCAATATTCGTACCGCTAGAGTTAGTTACTGTAATCATATTTTTCATAATATCTATGTGAGTATTTACACCATCGGATACAGTCACTCCTAGTGGAGATATGTACGCTTTATTACCCTAAGAATCGTAAGCAGTTACAGAGATAGCGTCAGAGGCATCATCATCTAAAGCCTTTATTTCTACTCTAGATGAATCTATTCCTGTTGGGTTCTTTAGTACTATTGAAGAAGTAGTATTATCATAAGTAATAACTATATTATCCAGAGTGCTATTCTTTAATGAAAAACTACCACTATCAATTATAGCGTGGTTAGAACCAGTTTGTCCAATAGTAATAGCTCCCATAGTATCTAACTTAAAATCTGTTACTGTAGAAGATCCTGCATAATGCTAGTAAGACATTCCTTCATCATTAACATAGAATTTAGGTATGCCCATATTAATACTCAGTCCATCTATACTAAGTTCAGCTCTTTTATTTGCTGCAGGATTGCTAGATGATACTACCTTTTGGAATGTAGCTCCATCTATATCTATAGTGGCAATACTACCATTACCTCCAGATACATTGCCAGATTCTAATTGTATAGAAGTGTTAGAACTATCAGCTGCTAAGTGTATACCTCCAGCTCCAAAGTAAGCTTCACCATTCGCAAAGTCTAGCAAGAAGTTAGGTCTAAACGAGTTAGAAGTATTCATAGGATCTGAAGTATTAATCAAATGATATTCAGAACTATCACCATCACTAGCATTCTTACCTCTTTGTGAGAACATCAGGTTGTTATTAAATACAGCTCCACCTACTAATGAGTTAGGTGCAATAAGTAAGTCAGTATAGATTGCTTCGTATCCTTCTAACTTAGTCCATGCGCCAGATGTATCTGTAGCTGGAGATACATTATTCTATTGAGTACCAATCCACGTCATTACTGATTTCAAGAAGTAATAGTTACCGTCACTAGTATCATATACATAAGGAGCTTTCTCTCCATCATTAATGTATGGAGTACTAGTACTATATATACCCATAGGATATGCTATAGGTTGTGAACCTACTGGATCTGGAGTAATAATACCTCCCATAGGATTAGGCTTAGACCAATATTTACCAGACTCTAATTCGTCATTTATTATTCTACATTGAATAAACCATATGTAGTTATATTCATCACCACTAACTAACTCAGGAACATCTGTAGACCAACCTTTTGGATCTCTCTTACGCTTCATAGTGTCGCTCCATTGTTCTCCTGTATAAGTAGTTTCAGTACCTTTACAGTATCTAACTTCATAACCTACTCCAGGAACACCTGAACCACCATTATCACCAGTCATACCAGTCATATAGTATGGATCGCACCAGTCTTCTATCATAGTATTATCACTACCGTTGATATAAGCAAAAGTAGCCCATAAGACTTTACCATCACTTAAAGCAGGAGCTGAAGAACTCCAACCAGAAGGATAACGAGTATCTTGGTCTAACGAAGGAGCTGAACTCCAACTATTGTTTCTAGCAAATCTGTATTCATAGTAGTTACCATCCATGCCTCGAACCTTACCTACATTTACCCAATCACTACCATTCCATACCCACAAGAAACCATCAATAACCCAACCGTCTCCTATCTCATTACCACTAGTTGGAAGATCATCCGTAGAGTCCAAAGTGCCTTTAATGATAACCCCCTGCCCGGTTACTTTTACTACAGCTCCCCATTCTATTACTGTACCAGTTTCGCCTTGAACTAATGCTATACATTTCCACCATATACCAGTTGACATATCAGGAGTAAGTACCCAACCATCACCAGGATTATATGGGTCATTACTAGTAGGCTTCTCAGGTTGAGTCTAGCTCTATTTAAATGCTTCTACTTGATAATTGAAATTATTACCATCAAGACCAGGTACACCTGTAATTAAATAAGGACCCTACCAACCTCTTTCATCCTCAGGTAAGGATTCATCAATTACTAACTTATTATCAAAAGTAACAAGAGCTTGAATACCCCATATAGCTTCTTTACCAGTAGCAGTAGGCATACCTACACCCCAGATACTACCAGGATTAATATTCAATCTATCTGGATCTCTAGGTTTAACGTCGCTACCAGATGTCTTAGTATACATTACTCTAAGGTGTTGACCATCTTGACCATTGTCTCCATATTTAGCCCATAATGATGGAGAACTAAAGTTGCCCCATTTATGTGTATCACCTTTATACTTTCTCTGACTAACCCATTCGTATTGGAATTCTTTACTTACTCCAGTAGGATTATCTGTCCAAGGTTGTTCACCAGGAGCTGATTGAGGTATATATTCATCTTGATCTGGGTTGTTATCTGTAATCTCTTTAGGAGAAGCAGGTAATTTAGTAATCTGATATATATACTCTACGCCATCACCATCTTTACCGTTTACACCCCATTTAGACCAAATAGTGGGGCTACTCCACTCACTCCAACTACCATCAGTTTGTAAGTTATGTGAACAAACCCATTCACATTGATATTGTTCGCTAATACCTGTAGGATGATCAGTCCACCCTTGTCTAATAGCTTCAGTCTGGCTGTTACCTGTAGGTTTAGTAGGTGTAACTAAACTAGTTACAGTAAGCTTATACACGAATTCAATATTACTACCATCAGCTCCATCATGACCATCTGCTCCAGTAAGTCTTACAGGTGTACTCCAAGGTACTACTATTGTACCTTTACTAGAGAATGTAGCAGTAGACATCCATACATAGCCATTAGGATTACTATCACTACCAGACCATCCTTCAGGATATGTAATAGTATTAGTATCATAATCCCAACTACCTCCTACAGGAGTATCAGGTCTTTCTATACTCTTAGTAGACTTATATGCTATTACTACTCTAGTAGTATCTCCATCTATACCTGGTACACCATCAATACCATCTTTGCCATCCTATCCATCTTTACCATCTTTACCATCTTTACCAGCATCACCAGTTCTACCAGCAGGTATACCAAATGAGAATAGAAATTGATCTTTATCTAAAGATACAGATGCAGTAGGTGTACTTGATTCATATACATCCTTAATTGCAGCTTTAAACTTAGAACTACCTATAACTATATCAGCTACAGATTCAAGCGGTAATTTATAGTTATTGCCTTTTTCTGCAGTAACAATGTATTCACTACCTGTAGCTTCAAGCTTCTCTTCTAAGTCCAATATCTTTACACCATCACACTTTTGTATCATATCTATTTATTTTATAATTTACAATAACCATTACTGCAATTTCCTGTACTGCAAGTATTGTTAGAACAAGAGTAACAAATACCACTAAATAAAGTAGCAGAGTTACGCTCTTTCTCTAAATGAAGACACTTATCGTTTTCTGTATTGAAACAATCACCTTTCTGAGTAAGAATAGCATTGTTACAGCAAGTACTAGCTGCACATTTTGGTTTGATAGATATCTCAAGTAATCTACAGATATCTACATATAATTGTAAAGCATCACGATAGTAATCGGATGCTAAAGCATACTCAAGTAACTATCTCTTAAAGACTACTAACATTATGTTCTGCATAGTCTGATCATCTAAACAAGTTGAGCAGTGAGTATGTAATTTCCTAATCTCTGCCATATATACAATTGAAGGATTGTAGTATATGCCATGAAAATGTATTTCTTCCTATTCCGTAAAACATCTCAAAGTAACGTATTTCATATTCCAATCTAGTTCTAGAATATCGTCATTAGTTACAGTTACATTATTATCGGAATCTACTGTAATATTCTCGGAAAAGCTAATGTTATGTATAGGACTGTCTTCAAGTATGTTCTTTAAATTCCATACTTCATCTATATAAACTTCCTTACCATAGTTACTAAGATCTACTTCAGTCTCTATCTTAAAGGTCAGTTTATCACCATCTATTTGTATATTTGTTAATTTGTCCATATATCAACAATAAAAAAAGTGGAGAGTGGAATATTCCGCAACTCCACTTCTGTAGTTTGTAAAAGGAATCTTATCCCAAATTCAATCTCTCTAACGTGGATTAGGCAATTGTCTTACCAGCAATAAATGACTGAATACCTTTATCTACAATAGAATCAACTAAACTAGGACAATAAACTTCCGTAGTCAACGGAGTAGTCTTGATGTACTGATTATCATTGCTCAAGTACAGGTTATCGTTTTCAATGATAGCATAATCATATTCTGCATCTTCTACTACTCTACGAGCCTGTTCAACAATAGGATATGCACCAGTAAATACGTGACCTTTATAACCCATGTTACGTACTTCTGCATCACGTACTTGCTTCCAATAACCCTTACCCGGATTACCAGCAGTCTTAACAATTGTAGCACCTACAACTGCCTTAGGCTGATTAGCAAGCAATGCACCAGGAATAGTCTTGTACAGAGAAGCTTCCATAGATACAACGCTATATTCATTTAAAGAATAAACGCCTTCATTATCATCCTTCGGCATAGCAGTCAAAGTCAGAACTGCAGCAGAAGCAGAAGCCTGTACTCTACGATTCTTATGAGCATTGATCTTCTTCAACAGAGCATTTACTAAATCTGCAGGGGTAGTAGTTTCAGCATATACTTCATAAGTATGAGTAAACTGCCAAGCGGCTTCATACATATCCTTATAAACAATACGCAAAACGTAACGATTACCAGCAATAATAGTAGCGTTAGTTAAAGTGATTACAATCTTTTCTTCAACAGGAGCTACATATTCGCCAATTACTGCAGACGGTTTAGAAGCTTTCTGAATTTCAGTAGAGAAATCAATATTAGCTTTCTGTGCTACCGTACCATCAGGCATAGTAACATTCATCTTTTCACCTGCTACACCTACATACAGAGAGTTAGCATTTACTGCATCAGCAGCAGTCTTAATAAGAGCCTTATTCTCGTCGAACAAAGCAACATCACCAACAGCCAAAGCATCTACTGTAGTGTAAGAAGCCGGAGCTTGTTTTCCAATCAGAACTGAGTGTACTGAAGTTATCATATTAAATGTTTGTTTTTAAATTAGACATTAGCGCTTAGTCTATTCGCTTACTTTCTACTTTCCTAACTTGTTGTAAGATTCTAGAGTCATCCAAATAAAACCATTTAATTCTATTGATTCTTTTTTATATCTTCTTAGTGGATACCATAAAGAACCATTTCTTTTTCCAAACATAGATGATTCTGCATCTGAAAAAGTAGGATATATCTCAATCAAATCACCATTTAGAGATAGTTTAACAATTTTTATATATTCTTTTCTGCTCTTTTTATATCTTTTTCTATATTCTGGATCTTGCCATTTTCTTTTAGCTGATTCAGAACGTTTTAATCTGGTTTCATCTTTTTCTATATAATTTTTAACATACTTATCATGAGGAACTCCAGAACCTCCTAAAGTTAAATTATAACCTTTATTTCTATCAGAAGACTAATAATAATCTATCCAATATATTTCTAGGCCATTTAAATCTTCAGGATTTTCGCATGTTTCAAGTATAGTTATATCAAAATTAGATAATCCATATTTAGATAGAGCTTTATGAAAATAACTAGGGTTATTATTCATCTGCCAAATATGATGTGCTAAACGTTCTCTAAATTGTTTTCTAGTTTGTCCTATATAAATCTTCTAATTGATTAAATTAGTAAATTTATATATAACATTCTTAGATTTTGAAATATCTGAATTTAGTATTTCATTATAACTCATCTTACGAAAGTTTAATTTCCACGTTGGTAAGCGCCTTAATTATTCGTCCTAAGATTTCTTAGAACTTGTATTAGGTATAGTTTGTACTATCATTTGAACTGCTAGATCAACTATATCCTAATGTGTATTTTCTGGAAGATCTGTGTATTCTTTAGTAAGATCACTTACATTACCCAGATCTTTTGCTTTTCTTAAGTAGGTAAGTTCATAAGAACTTATATCATAATTACCATCAGTATATAATACAATTTTATTGTCAGTATATACTCTAATAGGTTTTGCTTGATTATAACGCAATCTGTGATCTGATAGACTATTACTTAGTCTAGAGCTTACTGTCTCTATTGTAGCCTCTATTACATCAGATTCACGAGTAATTAAGTTATTGCATTTATTATCCTTTATACTTATGTATACATTTTCACCAAGTGCAAACATATAATCTTCAGGATAATCAGTTTCCCATTTATTACCTAATTTACTAAAGCTATAAGTAGTATAGCTCTTAGTATTTACTAAAGTACGTATGTTATCAGTAATCTCTTGATTTCTCTAGAATACTCTAAAGTTCTGTTTAACATATTCGTCTTTAGCTTTGTTTATGAAATGAAACAAAGTATCTGAAGGAAACTTAATACTATCATTATAATTTGTTATAATATTATTTAGCTACCTTTCTACATTAATCTAAAAACTTCTTTCTGTCATAATTATTCAGATACTTGGTTTAACTAAAATTTAGAAGATTGTCTTTGAGATTCTATATTCTCTAAAGCAATTACTACAGCTCTATTAATAATTTCATACATGACATCTTCAGGAAAATCTAATTCTTGTTCAGGTTTAGTGTAGTCAAACTTAGTTGGTTTCTTAACATAAGTAATATCTACTCTATAGAACTCTGTATTATCTTCTACTCTTGGAGCATACATAGGATCCTGCATTAAAACAGGATCTACATATACTAAGAGTTTATCATTTTCTAAAGTAGCTACTGGATTCTCTACCCAAGGTATATTATTATAAGTCTGCTTAAAAGGCTTTACTAACTCATGACTAGTAAGTACGCAGTTAGTCTAGAATTGTCCATACTTAAGTAATACACTAAGTATAGTCATTCTATTATCTTCATCATGAACATCTTCTAATGCATACTCATTATAGTCTGTATGTACAGCATGAAGATTAACATCTGTAGCTATTAACTTCTCTATCTCGGATAAGTTAGATACAGAACCTTCTAAACCTACTCTTAAAGCATTATTACCAGTAATCTTATTACTTAAGATTTCTAACTATGCTTGATTAAGAAATAAGTCTACTTCCTCGTCTAAGAATGCTGGACATCCGCCGTAAGCGATACCTTCTGCATTCTTATCCAGAACTACCTTGAAAATTATATGAGAATCTTTATTAGTCATTACTTAGATTTTATTTCCTACATTATTGCCAATTTTATTTCTTGATTCTTCTTATCCTTAAGATAAGCAATTACATCTTCAAGACCATTGCCAATTAAATCAGTACCAAAGTAATATTGAGCACGATTCTTTCTAATAATGTTTTTAGCAATAGCTTCTTCAATTACGAAGTTAATTTCTTTATTAGGATTATTTACCCATTTCATCAAGAACTTAGAAGGATCAGCTTCAATAAATTCTGACAGTTTAGCTTCAGCAACCTCATTAGACATAGAATCTGATTTCATACCATAGAGACGTAAACACTTACGCATTTCTTCAGTAGACATCTTATCCATCTCTCTATATGCTTCACGCTTAACTTTATTGAACTTATTCTGTTCTTCTGCTTCACTATCCTTATTAATCATAACATAATCAGTGCTAGGTTTAATATCGTTAAGACCATTAGCTACTCTTTTATGTTTCTTAAGGAATAGGTATTTTAATTCATCCTCAGGTCTATTAGTATCCAATATCAAATCCTTTTTGCCAATCTTAATAGCAAAAGTATCCCAGAATGTACTATTGGGAGATAACTACCCCTCAGGATAACCAATTTCTTTTTCTAATCTGGTCGCATCTTCTGCAGATAAACCAGTATATAAATTACCAGATCTAGTCAAGTAAGTGCTTACATAATCAAAACATGTAGGCCATTTAGTAATCCCAGTCCAGGGATTAGTTTTAATTATTCTAACGATTACTTCCATAATATAAAATATTAGATTATCAAGTTAGTAGGGGCCCTAAGGCCCCATCATTTATTAACCACAAGTTAGCTATTACTCAGCATCCATGATTAGTTCCCCACACGCACGTGGATCCCTTAACATTATGCCCATTTCTCCAAGGAAGAATACAGTGTAACCATCCTTACCATTAGATCTCAGAGTATTAATAGACTTACCATAACCAGACGGAAGAACTGCACCACCAGTAGTCCAAGTTACGAATTCACGATCCTTACGAACTACCTTAACGATGTTAGCCTCACCATCACGTCTACCCAGATCCAGGAATGTCATACGATATGATTCCAGCGGTTTCAGAGTAACCGGATGCAACTTACGATTGTAAGTAATATCGTCGTACAGCGGGAAATACTTCAGAGTCAACTCGATACCATTAGTCATCTTATAAGTCTTGAACTGACCACCGAAAGTAAGACTATCACCAGAACCAGTTACAAATACAGTATCAATAAGGTTCATGTTAACTACCTTTTCCTTCAGAATTCTATCGAATTCACGGATACCCATTTCACCAGTCAATGCAACAAACTTACGTTCGTTAGTACCAAGTACATTGTAAGACAGGTCAAACAGGAAGTCTTCTAGCAATTCTGCAGTAAGATGAGTATAGTAACGTCTGTTAGACGGAGCAATCTGTTCCAACAGACCAGCACCAATAAATACTGGACGACCGTTGGTACCCTTCAGGTTGCAAGAACCATCTTTGTTTACATTAGATTTCATGTAAACCAACATACGTTCACATCTCTTATACCATTCACGCAGAGCTACCCATTCCTGATAATCAGCCCACAAATAAGACTTCTTACCAGTCTTAGGATCCTGCAAAGCAATTGCCATTACTGTAGAATAAGCTGAACCAGTAATATCATAGTTGATACGAATTGTAGTAAGATAATTACGCATCTTGAAATGAGTATTATAGTTCAGGATATCACCCTCTTCACTGTATTCTTCAACAGCAGAAGCCAGACGAGATACTTGACAACCCGGTTTCAAGAGTTCTGCAGGGATATAAGAAGTAGGCTGACCATCAGCTACAAAACAAGTATATACCCACAGGTTACCGTCCTGATACGGAGCACCTGCTACACGTACTTGGAATTCCTTATCATCAAATTCCAATACAGCAGTAGGACCAAACCAGTTATCTTCTAACCACAGCATAATAGGTGTATTGCCAAGACCCGCAGTTGAATCATCTGTAATAGCTGCACCATTCCATTTTGCATCTCTAATTGTAACTGCTCTATCGGCATCAATCATTACATTCCACTCCCAGCTCGGTTGATCAATGGTCATTACATTACCAAGACCACCAGTAAGCATATCCAAAGAAGTGTTGTAACCATTATCTTTGGTACCGAATACATAGGACAACACAGTAGCAACCTGATACGGATTCTATTGTGATGCTGCAGAAATCTTAGCGGTATCAATCAAATCACTGAACCACTTACCTTTATACAGTACCAAATTATTCAGAATATTATTATCCATAAAATACTAGTAAATTAATTTTTAGTTATTATTAATTAGCACGCAATCTTCGTGCGAAGGAATTCCACATAGACTCGGTGCTAGTGTTATCCTGTTTCTTAGTCTTTCTACTTACTCCTGTTCTGTTAAGACTATTCTTAAACTTGTTAATAGCTGCATTTTGACCTTTTACTTCAGCAGCTTTTACAAGCGTATCTCCTTTCATAGTAAAGTAGGCAGACTCAATTAAATTTTTTACGCTCTTAGACCAATCTTTTTGAAATTTGGTCATACCATCAGAGGTAGGTTTGAATATATATTCCAACAGTATTTGTTTATCCTTTTCTGGAATTTTAACACCGCGGATATTATCCATGCCCTTTATTTCGTTGACAACGGTATCAAAGTACTCCTGTTGACGTTGGGCTGCGAGCTTAGCGGCATTTTCTTGGTCTTTCAATAGCTGTTGTTTCTTATTCTCTCTTATGTCCTTGAGAGCTTCAGCAGCATCTTGGGACTCATCTTCAAGAATACCGGCTTCCTCATATTTAGTAAGTTTCTTTTCAATCTATTTAGCATTAAAACCCTTTTCTTTAAGGAATTCTTTCAATACTAACTTCTGATTACTTTCATCTTCGAGATCGATATCATCAAGATCAATTTCATTGTCAATTGAGAAATAATCTCTCAAATTACCACCATTCTTAACAAACTTATCAAGTTGCTCAACTTCTTCACTAGCGTATTGTGGTACTGAGTTTTCTTCAATTACATCGTTAAAGTAATCAATAAGATCTTCAACGGTCTTGGGTTTATCATCATCCTCAATGTCATCCCAACCTAACTTTTCAGACAAAGAATCAAAGAAACCTGTTACTATGGTAGTTTCATCAGTAGACTCTTCTGGTTCTTCTTCCTCAACTTCAGGTTCCTCTGTTTCTTCCTTTGTAGTAGTTTTAGGTTTAGCTTTAGATTTAGATTTTACTTCTTTATCTTCTTCTTCAAGCTCTTCCTCTTTCTCTTCCTCAGTTTCAGTTTTAGTATTCTTACGAATATTATTTAACTCTTCTTCACTGAGTTCTTCTCCTACTCCTTCAAGATCAATTTTTGTTTCTTCCTCTTCCTCATTAGTAGGAGGAGTAATAGGTTTATTCTTTACGCTTGCTCCTGGCATGAGATCTTCAAATACCTCAAAACCGTTCAATGTTACATTATCCATAATTATATATAATTAGATTTATTGTATTTCTTTAAGTTCATTTATTTCACGTTTGAGTTCATCAATAGCGTCATCAATGTCCTCTTCTGGTTCATTTTCTTCTGTATCAGGTTCTTTATCGTATAGACAGTACCTAGATACCAATAGATCAAAATAATATTTTAACTCTTCTTCACTAAAATATTGCTAATTAGTTAGTGCATCTAATTCTTCTCTAGTGAGATCCTTAGAGTATAATGGATCTGTTCTAGGATCAAAAGTAGAATAACAGGACTAATCTAAACCAGTATAACTACTGTCATAGTAATTAAATATAGTATCAGTACAATATACTGGAGTAAACGTTTCAATATACTATTGCTGCTTTTTAGCAGCTCTAATATAGGTCTATAATTTTGTTTCAACTGATATCGGATCTACTATCATACTAATGTTTTATTATCCCCAATGCTAGTAATTGGAACTGAATTAAAATCTTTCACAAACTATCTTTTACTTTTATAAGTATTAAATAGTTTTTTCATATTATCGTTATCAGAATTAAAAATCAAATCCTTTATTTGTTTCAATCCTACTTTACTATCAGGTTTCAATAGATTTTTATTTATCATATTAGTCCTAAATTCATTCATATGCGATTTAGTTTCTTCAAAGTTATGCAAGTATCTCTAAATCCAATCATACGTTTTAGGATACATAGTTTTAGTCTTTTTGGTATCTACGAATCTATTATCAAATATAGGCAAACTCAATGCTCCTGCTTTCTAATTATCATAATGACTTTTTTCATGACTTATTAAACCTGGCTATAGTTTACCATTCTTAACGTAATCAGAATTAATAAACACATAGTCAGGTATATTAGGATCGAAAGAACCATTAGCGCCCATTGGTTTTATTCCGATTTGCATTAAATCAGGAGAATTTTTACTTTTCGCATAATTCTATAACTATTTTGTATAAGTTTTTACATAGTTTGTACCATATTTTTTATCAAAATTAACCGCTCTTCTTAATGCATCCTCATTCTCTATAAGACGCTCGTAACTAGCGTTTCTATCTTCAATAGCCTGCTAGTATAATTTAATCCTACTATCTCTATAATTTTTTGCTTCGTCTATAGCATTGTCTATAGCTTTCTTATTTACCGTAGGTATTTCTCTTTTAGGAGTAACGCCCTTGTACTTCTTTCTAAAGTTTCTAACAGTAGTAGGTACGAATGGTATCATAGTAGCTGCAGATAATCCAGCACTCAACCAATCTCTATTCTTTACAGCATTATAAGTATCTCTAGCTGATATAGCATCGCCAATAGGAGTCATATTAGCAGCATCTTCAAGACTAAATACAGGTTTTAAACCTTCTTCTAAAGGTCTACCACTACTACTTCTACCTGTAGCTTGATAAAATCTCTCCTTCTCAGGATCACCTGTCTGACCACCATCTGCAAATGCTTCTACCTTCCAATCCCAATAGCCTTTACCGGGATTATTCTCCCGGTAAGACTTTAGGTTCTGCATTCTCTGTTTAAATGCTTGTCTATCCATATTAGTACTTACATGTTTCTAAGTACATCTTTAATAGATTAACTAAACTTTCAGGATCTGAAGAATGCGCTCTAAGACATATCATTGGTTTTTCATCTGTTTCACAAAACTTATCGTGTAATACTAAATAATAAGTTAAAGCACTGCCATCTATATTACTAGTGTACCACCAATAACATCTATAATTTTCATTCAGATCTTCAGGATATTTCTACTAAAGATATTTCAATGTTTCTTCACTATCCATAATTTTTTCAATTATTTCTTTCCGCCTTTGCCCTTCTTAGAGCTACCAGACTTTTTACCTCCACATGCCATAATTAATCTCTCCTATTATTTAATTGTTTTAAGATACTGTTTCCAATTCTTTTTATTAGCCTTATAAGTCTTCTTTCTGTCTTTAATCTTGTACTTATCAAGATCTTCAGGCTTACGTGTTTTCAGATAGTCAAAGTTATCGTCATTAGCGTAAGCTTCCATCTCATAAGGAATGGTATAGTAAGCACTAGATGCAGGGTAGATAATTGGATTACCTTTAATCCATTCCCACACATAGGACCAATAATAACTTATCCATCTCTTTTTATCTTTAGCTTCATAGAGATGAATATTTTCATGATTCCAAGTAGTAGGCTTAATCTGAGATTCAGGTTTTCTACTTAACAAGTAACCACACCAGCTCATTGCAGAATAACCACTAAATGGATAGTGATCCATATGTTTATATTCTACTTTATCTGCTTTTACTTTAGTAAATAGTTGTTTAACTATCCACCATGTTTCTTTAAACCAATTCATAATTATTTACTCTTTTTAGCTTCTGCGTTAGTTTTATTTTTAAGAGCTGTTTTAGCTTTTAATCTTTCTCTCTCCATTGCCGCTTTGTCTTTAGCTGCTTGCAACTTCATTTCATGATCCATTCTTTCTCTTTCAAGCTGATTTTTCTTATCTTCTATCTCTTTCTTCATCTTCTGCTCTCTAATCTTAGCATTGAATTCAAATTGTTTAGAAGCTTCATCAGATGCTTGCTTACGTTCAGCTAAAGCTTGCTGGGCTATTTCCATGACATCAGGTACACCATTCTCATTCTAATCCATATTCTCAGTACCTCTGTAAGCATTAAGTTGAGCTACAGTAATCTTAGTAGCATTATCTTGATCTATCTTATATTTTTCAAGATCCATTTCTGCTTCTTTAATCATAAGCTCCTCTTCCTTAATCTCATTTTGCATTTGAATAGCTTGCTGTTCACGTTCTGCTTGAGCTTGTTCCATAGCTTGTTGTTGCTCCATACGTTTTTGCTCAATTTCCTCTAATCTAGACTTAATCATACTAATATTATCCATAGTAATGATTTCAGCTATATCAAGCAAACTAGCACCATTCTGCATAGCAGGTTGCATTAACTGCTTAAGTGTTTCTATATACTGTTGATTCTTGGTAGTATCTTCTATAAAGATATCAAAATCCTCATAAAGCATATCATCTGATAGCGTTAAGAATGCTCTAGTAGCATCATCTAATATATATTGTAGATGAGTTTTACTACTATCTTTCCAAGCCCATCTAGCAGTATTAAGTAGCATAGTTAAGCATTCTCTCTTTACCTAATTGTGTGTCCAGAACCAAGGTTCAGTAATATGAGCTGATTGTACTACAGAACGCTCTACATTACCTACTAATTCATTAGATGAAATAGACCCTTCTCTTTGCTTACTAACTCCAGATATCTCAGATAGCATACTTTCAATCTTATCCATAAGATTAATATACTAATCTATAGTATTAGCCATAGTAAGGTCAAGAGCTGTAATCTAGTTAAACTGACTAGGTTTACCTCCTTCTCTACCAGGTATATCCCATCCTTCTTCATATGGATTAATAAAGTTTACACCAAGAGCAGATAAGTAATGCATCCATTTAGATACATCTATATTCATAGATTTTGGTATCTAAGTAATGTCCATATTTACTACTTTACCTTTATCTCTAGCCATAGCAAGCTCAAGTCTATACCATAGTACAATATACATATACTGTAATGGTTTCATCATGCTTACTAAACTACGTGGTCTACTGTTTGTATTATTATATACTACTCCAGTATAAGGCAATCTCTAAGAGTTAGGATTATCAGATGAAGTATATTGATATTCTAATGGTTGTATTCCTATATATAGGTCTTCTCCAGCTCTATATCCTTCCCATACTTCGGTAATCCATTTCCATTCTACATTAAGTTCCATCCCGGTCTCTTTATAGCTCTCATCTACTTGATATTCTTTAGGCTCACCTAATTCAGGATCAATTATAGTAACAAAACCTATTTTCTTAAATGATTTCCAGCAACAGTGCCATACTTTCACACTATTAGTACTATCAAATGGATTACTACTGAATCCGTTAATAGTATGTGTTTTAATATGAGTATAGTCTAAAGATGTCTTTCTTACTTCAGGATTTATACCTCCTTTAGAAGCTTGATCCATCATATCTAACAACTAATTTAGCTGTTTCTCAGACATCTTATCGTATAATCTATCATATAGTTCAGTTACAGACATATTCATTTCATAACAACACCATTCTGCGTCATGAATGAATTCCAAGTCGGACGTTTCAGTATCATAATCAAAGTAGATAGGATTAACACGTTCGAGGCACGGTTCTCCATTCAGTATACCTACATAGTATATCTCTTCCCCACCAACTAAAGCATCCTTCCAACCTTTAAAGAATTCATGAGTAATGTTTAACTTATTTTTTAAGTAATTAAGACTGTGATATGCAGTTACTTCTGCTATATCTTTATAGTCTTTACTCATGTATTTTTGTATCTACTAAGGAGTCATTATCTCACCATTCTGTAAAGCTTCCTAGTATCTAGCTTGTTCTTCAGGACCTAATTTACTCATTATAGTAGCCTGAATGTAATCTATTAAAAGCTATTTAGCTCTATCCTACATTTCACTAGCAGCTATATCACTTGTACGTACTACTCTGAAGTTGAATGGTCTTTTAGTCTCTTCTCCTAACAGTAAGTCTATTTTGGGCTTAATTATATTATAATCCTAAGCCATTGCAGGAAAGCCATCCTGCTGTTTAAAAGGATTAGTAACATACTTTAGATCTTTTTCATTGTATATACTATTATAAAGATCATAGTACGTCTGCATCTCCTCTCTGCGAGTTCTGTTATTACCATTTCTAGAACCTCCTAAACTACGGCCTATAACATAGTCTATACAACTTTCTTGCCAGTCTTTTGTCTTCTTAGACATAGGAAGTTTCTATATTGGCATTTGATTAATATTATTCATAATTAAAACATATATGCTTCGATATTATCTATAGCTTCGTCGTCACGAAACCATTCTTGAGTAAATATAGGGCCTTCAAACAGTACCCTATTTCTATTCTCTTTTTTAATCTCTTTTACTTTAACGTTATATAGCTATTCTCTATATATCATTACTTGGGTCAACGCCATTACACGGTCTACGTTAACTACATCATTTGCAGCTATAAGTTCCTCTAATAGCGGTTCCGACATTATATTGTATAAGTTCTTCTTGCCATCTGCATTAATATCGTTAAGCCAATCCTTTATTAGACCCCATCCCCATTGCTTAATCTATTTATTCATGTGGCAACCTTTCTTTCTATTTACTTTAGAATTACTTACTATATCGTTGATTATATCTGGTTGATCGGCAAGTAAGTAGTCACAATGCTTATTAGTAAAGTAAACAAATATGCCTTTATTTTGATTCTCATACATTGCTCTAGCATTATAGTATATAAGTAATTTACGTACATTTTCATAAAAATCTTCTGCTGACTTAGGTCTGCCTGTGTACTCTGCTACTATTATATCTGAATACTATTCTATAGACTATACTCTCTTATATATAAAACAAGAACCCAAAGATGTAGTACTTGATTCATCATAGTCGTATGAGTCTATACCTGCAATATACAAACCAGCACTAGCATCCTTATTAGGATGCTCCCATATTACTATAGAACCAGTAGGATCATCTCCTACTAATGCTCCAGTAACTTCATCCCTTTTAGTTCTTAATGGATAATGGGTTATATCTCCTGTCTTCTTAATAACCCATTTAAGACTGCCATCAGACTGCCACACTAAATCACCTACTTGCTTATGATTCTATAGTTTTTTATTAGTTCTGAGTAATGATAACTACTCTTGTAATTCCTTCTTGGGGAATATGTTACCATTAAACTCTAGCATGGCCTCTGCTGGAGTAATAGGTCTCTCTGCAACGTATCTGTCAACTGCTGCGTTATTAGTGGCATTAGTTATTACTACTTGCCTTTCTGCTAATATGTGTTCTAAAGACTTCTTACGGTACGTATTACCGTCCTCGTCCATATATATACGTTTACCATTCTCATCACGTATATCTAAGTTAGTATATTGAGGTACAAAGAAACCACATTTATTAGTAGTAGCAGACTCATCCCATATGTTATCAAACCCTAAACAATTGTATCCATCAGGATTGTAAAACATATCCTTCATGGTTTCAAATGCAGAGCCTTCATCACCACCAGTACCCCATACTATCATAGTACCAAAGGCTATACCATCTACCTCTACAGAAGGTCTAGCGATTTGCCATGCTGCTCCTAATTCAGAGAAAGAACCACCTTCCTCAAACATAATAAGATTAGCTTTCTTACCACGTACTACATCAGGATTATCTTTCAAAGTAACCCCTATAATCTCTGACTTATAACCTAATTCTATAATATTACCATAGTCATCCTTAGTATAGAATCCAGCACGTCTACGCATCTAGGTATTAACTGATCGCTTCTTTCCCCATGCAGTATTCTTATCTATAAAGTCCATATAATCCCAAGCTTTAGTAAGAATACCATCATCTGTCAAATACTATTTATTTGATGCATATATGAAGGTTTTAGAGTATGGTATTAGATAGAAATTACGGCATGCCATAGAACCACCTTTGTATGAAAAACCTTTACGTCTAGACTTAAGTAAACACAGATGCTTACCCTACTCTTGGGCTTCTTGTACGGCATTAAAATAGTAATAGTCATAGTCCCAGAAGTCGGGGAAAGTTACTTCATTAACACGTTTTACTTTAGTATTACCTAATTCATCTGTAGTAATATGATTAACTATACGAGATATAGGACAGTAGTTTAAATAAAAATAGTTATACCCGCTAATGAAATCCCCATCATCAGCTGTATAACCATCTACACATCTTTTACTTTCCTCATCCCAGAACTTAAAATATTCTGAAGTAGATTCAGGAAAATTACAATAACTACCAGTATTAATAAAATTTAACGCAGCCTAACGAAATTTATTTGAATTTACAATTTTCTTATTAAAATCAACCATATCATATTTAAAAAAGGGGCGCGTTTCACAACGAACCCCTTCCATTCAGATAATATTTATTAACTTAAAACTTTCTTAATATGAAAAATATATTGGGGAGATTTCTAGTAACTGCAACCTAGTTTCTTAAGCTAGGGTTTTATACGCCTTATGTTTAGTACTCCCCACCTGGGCTAACATTACCCCAGACTACCTGTTCGTGATAACTACCTATCCAACAAGTTTCCTTCTGCTATTATAGTTTCAAAGGACTGGTATTTTAAATTAGTAGTCCCTGTAGGTATCGATCCCACTCCTCCCGGGTTCATACTACTCTTACTTTTACATAAGCCTTCTCAGTGAGAAGTTGTAGTCTGGACTATTTCATGACCATATTCTACTAGAACTTAGGCCTCTCCCGTATAGTCTCTACGCCATTTATCAGCAGATGCTGAATTTAGTAAGCCATCGCCAAAGTAATATCGCTATTACGAGGTTTCTGTTTGTTAGAGAGATTTTTCAATACATATTTCTACGTAAAGCTCCTACCTAAAAGAGCCGGGCGCGCTAGCCAGTACGCAAAGGGACAGTGCACGTGGATATTCTTACCCTCCACGTAAGGGTTCTGATGGTTTAGAACCAAGATTTAATTCTTTGCCATAATGACTTCTTTACAGGTTTGTTTAAATATTCAGAAGCTTCTTCAATCTGTCTAAACACTTCTTCTGTATCCTTAGTCAAATCTATAGTAATCGTAAATTTCTTATTCATAATAAAATATTCATTTATACACTATAACGTGTTGTTAATATTTAGTTATATTTTAATGTATTATTTCGCCAACTCATATGGATTTACTTTAGCATCACCTTTAACTTTACCTATAGCTAATTCTTCAGCTTTAACCATTGTTTCTAGTGAATCAATACTCTTAAGTACTCCACCAACGGAAGTCATGCCAGCTAATAAGTCCTTAATCTTCTTTTCATCTAAAGTATCGTCTAATGACTCTTTATAGTACTTACTCACACTATCTAACTTTAGACGCATATTGTTTAACATTTGTAGAGCTCTAGTATTAAGTAAGGTTTTATATTCATCTTCACAAATCAATTCTTCTGCAGTCAATTTGTAATTCTCATCATCGAATATTTCCTTTTTCAGTTTAAGTTCCCTACTGTCTTCATCCATACTTTGTACATAAGGACTATCCCATTTATTCATAAGTACAATGTAACTTATTACTTTAGTAGCATGCTCCTTATCAGGTTTATCTGCATCCCACACTCTTCTAAAACATGGGATACCTATAGCATCTGGGTGTATTTTTACTTTACCTCCAATAAGATCAAATAGTTTCATTTGTAAGAACTTGTTTGTTATCTTCTTTGCTCCATCTTATAAGATCGTCTTTAGCAAAATCATCAGAACAGACTATCGGTTTTAATGTCCACTTACTGCTTATAGTATCATACTTACTTAATATAAGTATAACATCCCCTAGTTTATAGTCTATTACTTCCTCTTCTGTTATTATTTGACCATCCTACTATGCTATATATATGGTTCTACATTCAAAGTTGTCAGATACATTTTTAATACTATTGGTATCTACTTTATATAAAGTAGCATTACCGTACTGGTCTATCAATAATTTATCCATATTAGTAACCACACGTTACAGTTTCACAATCACAACCCGTATCACAATCCGTGTCACAGGAAGCAGCTTTCTTTTCCGCTTCTTCTTGCCTCTTTTCTAGCAATCTATTATAGTGATTCTTCACTTCATCATTTTCAACAAAGATATATTCTCTGTCATCGTCTTTATCTATAGGATACATTTTTAATACCATAGTGCCTTTAGTAACATTCCTTCTACATTTAGAACCATCTTTCTTTGTATATACCCACTCTCCATCTTCAGGAGCATACCATATATAATCTACGTAAAAATGATCCAGTAAGCTAATATTTTCTGCTTCTTTATCATAACTAATAATAGTACCTCTATCTACTGAACAAATATACTTAACCATAATAATCAATCAATTAAATAACCTAAATAATATTCTTTCTATAATCTCGCTATAATTTCCTTAGCACGTCTCATTGGCACGTTCGGATTCACGTAATTGGGTTTCATCTGATAACTCTATATTATCTACTAAAACTTCTCTATCTCCTCCTGTATGCTCTACTTTTTTATATTCTTCATACTTCTTAAATAGCATGTCACACATTGCATTTACCTGATCAGCTCTACTAGGTTCTGCATTATTCTTCCCATTATCTACTATAGTAGTAGTAATACTGTCGATTACATCATTAGTGAAATCTTCATAAGTAATTACGCCTTCATTAATTAATTCATCTACTTTGTTATACAGGCGTTTCATTTCCTTACTAAATGAACTATAGAGTGGTTTATTGTTTTCCACTTCTAATTTCCACATCATTTTACTTTCTTCAATTGTCATATTCTTTGTTTTTTAACTCATTACAGATAGTATTACTTATATTTCCTGCAGCCCATCCTACTAAATAGGCATACGCTTCATTGCCGTCTTTAAAGTCTTGCGTATATAAACCTAATTGTTCACAAAAGTAATCTGCAACATGTACTGCCTCATGAGGAATCATATCTGGAGTAATATCTTCTGTACTAGTAACAGCTATCACTATCACACCGTATTTATTATCACTCTTACGTATTACTTTACAAGTAACCATTCCTCCATCATATTTATCTATTTCTTGTAATAACTTATTGTATTCACTTCCATCATTATTACCGTATACATCAAGAAATATAAAATATTTATCCAAATCCTCAATATTAGTACTTACAAATAATAGTCTAGGATATATTTCAGGACTATAAACATCGTACGGTTTCTTTTTCATATCTTTTCTTTAATTTGAATTTACCCAAGTAAGAGAATCTGACAGGCTTTGGATCTAAATCAGATATAACGCTGTTAGTAAATCTAAATGGACTATTACATATTACTTCTATGATAGGGTATGGTATGTTATACTTGTTACTTAATTTAGTATATATACTCACTTGATTCCTCATTTAAATCTATCTTTTTGTAATATTTACATTCTTCTAAAGTAGAAGAATCACTGAATGTATTAGGCCTTACTATATTAATTATAGTCTTAACATCGTCCCAATTTCTATCTTCTATACAATTATCATAGATAGATTGTAGTTTGTATATTTCCTGTTTATTATACTTACGTATGGGAGTATATGCCACAAAGTTATATCTATCTATTGTAAGTAACTCTATACTAGTAGGAATAATCTCAAACTTATTATATGGTAAGTCTCTCTTCTTTAACTTATTCCACAACTTAGTAAATATGTTATATTCCTTCCAACATAATATAGTGCCAGGTCTTACTATTGTTGTTTTAATCTTCATCTTTATTTACTCTTAATATTATAGTAATTTGTACTCTATCGCCGATTATTTCAGGTATAAGCGCCTTATTTACTACAACTTCATCTTCAATCTTACCCTTAACTAGTATACCTTGATTCTTAAACTTAGTTATGTATCTACTGAGATTATCAGGAGTAATACCTAATACTTTTCTAATATACTTCCTATTTTCAGTAGATATTACATTTTTACTTATGTTAGGGAGCTTAGGAGTGTTAATATCTATTGCTATGAACGTAGCCAGTAACTCTAGCTCCCTATCAGTAAGATCAAGTATACCATTAAGGCTCTTTAAGAATTCTGTATTTAAATCGGCTTTGCTTACGCTTTTTACCAATTTATTCATTTGTTAACGTATCCTTAATTTTATTTAAAACCTTATTTAAGTTATAATATACTGTCTCAGCTTCTAACTTAACACAAGGCTGTATTTCGCCTTTATTTGCTTTTTCATTAGTCTCTTTTAAGTTACTTTCATATTTCTCGAGTAAGTCATCAATGAGCTCTAAAGTAGCATCTACATTATACTTACTTTCATCGTCAATACTTAAAAGATAACCTTCTTCACATAAGTAATCTGCAGTATCATAATCTAAAGACATCATTCTAGTGTAATTATCTTCAGCAATGTTAAATGATACTAAACCTGTTTCATCCTCTGCTAATACATCACCTTTCTTAGCAGAACCAAATTCTTTAATTACTTTGTAACTCATAATATTTATTTTAAATGTTTATGTATCTATAAACGGTAGATTAAATAAATGTTAAAATCCGTTAACATTTATTAACACTTATTATATATATAATAAAAAACCCTGACTAACGCCAGGGTTCATTCTAACAATGAGTTATAATTTTAAATCATATTTGATACAGCAATTATATCATATGGTTTGACTAATTGACTATCCTTAAACAAATCAAAGTCCTTAGCAAACTTTTTATTATAAACAATAGTATCTCCTACTCTATATTCACATTCTGTTAAGCATGTGGGAATCTTCAATACTACACCTGTTGAATATTCAGATTCTACTTCCTTAGTTTCAGTTTGTGTATCATACTTATTGAAACCATCTTCATCAACTTCACCTGTAGGAATCTGCTCTGTTATCTCTTTAGTAACCATAACTGGATCTAAAGGCTTAACTAACACATCCTTCAACATTGTATACTTAATTCCATTTACTACTGTTTCTAGTACTTTATCTTCCATAATATTCTATATTTTAATACTTAAATAACGTATTATTTCTTATTTTGTTTCTCTAATATTAATATATTTCCGCCATTAGAACAACAATAACGTCTAGCTAAAGTAGGACAGTTTCTATTTAAGAAGTAACAGCCATCACAACTACCTATTGGATTAGACTCTACTATAAACTATTTATTGTCTATTGTTACTGGTATTCTATCTCTTACTATCTTTGCTAATTCCTAATCATTTAATGTCATAGTCCTTTCCTTTTCCGTGTTTATCTAAGTAAAGCATAGCTATTGCATTCCAAGCTACAGCAGCTAAGTGGTTTACTTTAGTTTCATCATCAATCTTATTACCTTTCTCATACTCAAGTAGATGTCTTAACATAGCAGCTTTATAACGTTGGTAACCATTCTCTAAGTTCTGCCAATTATTATCGCCATACTTAATAGAACCAGCAGTATACAGCTTTACTATATCTTCAATCTCTTCTAAAGGTAATAAATCCCAACGTAGCTTACCGTCTTGGTAATCATTTTTCTTTCCTTCTTTCATTGTTTATCTCTTTTAAGTATAAATCCTTGAGTACACAATGAAGTAATCCTAGAAGGGCAATAACAATTATATAAATCACATCCTTGACACATACCTTTTACTTCATTCTCTACTAGAGTATAAGGTTTATTACCAAAATATACTTTCTTACCTAAGTATGCTACTTCTCTAACTTGTTTCTGTTTCATAGTAATTATATTTGTGATTATCTAAAGTAGGAGTAATTAATATTATATCACTTTACTTAACTAGACACTGTTATTACTTTACCCCTCTTACTCCCCATATAACGTCTAATATACTGTCTTAGTTACTATTTCTTTAACATTTATTAACATTATTTATAGTTATTTAACGCTATTAAGTTCAATGTTTTTAACATTCATTAACGATTTTAACTCATCAGCTAACTTTCTAGCATCTGGGTGAGCTGCACCACTACAACGTAATTCAAAGAAATGTTCCCAATCGCTCTCAAAGCCTGTCATTACTAATTCTGTCTTAGTTGCATTAGGGAGTACTGCTCTTGCTTCTTGTGGTTTTAATCCTTTATTTATTAGTAGTCTGTATTGCATTCCTGCATTGTTCAAACACCATAAAAAGTTGTCCGCTATACCATTATCTGAAGGCAATTGAATCTTCATATTATCAATATCACACCAATCTCCATCCCAGTAAGTATAATCACCTGTAGGTATATCTAACCATGTAGGCTTAATAAAAGTAAGTTCATTTCCAAATTTATCCTTACTGTAGTTACAATATCTTTGAGACTCCTGTGCAAAGCTGAATACTCTGTGTCTAACAAACTCATGACTTACTCCTCTATCACATATAAATTTGGCTGTAATGCGCTTTTCGTGATGTTCTGTAGGTTTTACTTGATACTGCAAATCATCTAATCTATTATTCTCTACTATTACTCGTAGATTGGTTGTCACGTATATTGAATTTCCATGTTTACGCACTCTCGTATATTTCTTGTGATTACCATCTGACCAATATAGTCTAGCTGGCGGAAGATGCCCATCTTCTGTTTTATCTATCTTTAAATAAATAGTACCATGCTCTAACATAGCCCCATGACCAAGCTTAATCATACGATCTACAAACTCTTTAGCACTATTCTCTGTTATCTTATCTTCAGACTTATAGCAAGTTCTACCTGCTAATTCTATCATCTTGTAAGGGTCTTTTTCCTCAATAATCTGTACACTGGATTCTATTAATTTCATATTATTTCTTTTTAGTAGTCTTTCTTATGTATGTAATAAATCTTATATGTGGTACTCCTAGTTTAGACGGTTTTTTATATGTAACATAAACTGAGGATGTGTAGTTTAACAGGTTATATGAATATTTAAACATATTAACCATGCATACTATTATTTGTTTATTTTCTGATAGTCTAGTAATAGATAAGTGACGCTGTTTAAATCTAAACATGAAGTGGTAAGTACTATGAATTATATTTTCTACTTGTTTTGTGTTAGTATTATATACCCAGTAGTGAACTCCATTCCAGTTATATTGACTAGCTATTAATATATACATAACACCTTTAGTACGCACTTTTAATACTAAAAATTTAGTATTATTAATCTGTATTTCTTGTTGCCTATTTAGATTATCTATCATAGGCTCAATATGTTCTATATAATAATCTATGCTATGTTTCATATTATCTATAACGCAAATATTAAGAATAATTACAGATATTTAACATAAATTAAACATATTTTAAAAATAAAATATAAAAAATTTTATAAAAATTTTTTGAGAGAGGTGGTGCGTGTGTGGAATAGCAAAAGTTCACTCCCCTCTATTAAGTATCGGCAGGGAACCCCCCGTACTGTTTCGGTATTGGCGTTCCCTTTTATCGTGTATTGTGTAATTCTTAAAAATTGTGTAGTTATGAAATGTAATGTAACAAGCTTTGTTAAAGTAGAAAGAGAAAATGAAATGCCGTACTTTATTATTAAAGCAACGGGAGTAGAGGGTGACGAGAGCGCAAACGTAGTAGACGAGGACGGCTGTATTAATCCGTTCGCTATGATGTCAAGGCGTTTTAACTTTACAAAAACACTATTTCCGTCAACGGACAAACAAGTAGAGCAATTAGAAAAACTCTATAAGGTGGACAAAGAGGGGAAAGTGGTTGAGGGTGCGCCAATACGGTTAATGTCGGTATCTTGGGCAACGGGTACGGAGTTTTACATTCGCAAAGAAGGCTCTGTTACCGGTGTCTATGAAACGGAGGAGGAAGTAACGGAGAAGGTTGTTCGTAATGGCAAAACCATTGAAGTGACTAAAACGAAGTACATACCGAAAGTGTTTAAAAGTGTTAATTTAACACTTTTTGAAAATGCTGATGGTACATGCGCCGAAAACGGTGGAAATGCTGACGCCTTATGCAAAAGAACGTTTGAAAGGGGACTTGAATCAGGTGCTTATATTCCGTGTGAAACAGCTACAGACATTACCGAGGTAATCGCTTAATATATGGCGATTCTATCCAACAAGCACGGTCTACAGATTATGTAGACTTTGCTTGCTTTGCAAATCAACATTTATTATCAATATAACAACTTTGCCTATGTATTCATTAATACACGGACTATTGAACATTCTATCTATCCTATTTTGTTATTACATTATAGGAGGGATTAATGGTTTAATCTTTTATCTCATCTTTAATGTGTTTCACATTCTATATCTTACTTTAAGATTAGATAATGAGTAAGAGAACAAAGTAGAGCAAGAGAATAGCATAGTTTTAATGCGCTTGTTCTAATTTCTATCTCATCAAAACCACTTCAGAGAGATGAGAAATAGATAAAACGAACGGGCAACGTATACCCGTTGAAGTGGATAATTAACACGATAGGGACGTGTCCAAAAAATCCCAATTTGTTCAATTTTTAAGGGTTCTTCTTGTGAAGAACTTGGAGAACTCACTTTAACTTATGTTTTTATAGTTTTGAGAATCATGGGTGAGTTACTTTGGTCGGTGCTTACCCTAAAGATTGAGTGTTAAATTCTTCCCCTATGTCCGAAAGGACCGTTTTAAGGCTAAATAAACTTAGACCAATACAAGTGTGTTTTGTATAAGTTTATGATGCCTTGGGGAAGCAGTTGGATAGGTCTGTAAAACTATCACTCATGGCTCTGATATAGTAACCCTGAGCAAGTGAATTATCAATAACACACATTGATTAATTTCGCTATACAGCCTGGAAAGACAGGCAAAACTTTTTATTAACTAATCAAACTAAAAGTTATGAAAACAGTTATTGAACTAGATACATATATGCAATCTCGCAATTACTCCTATATAAGAAGTCAATTTCATAATAATGGAGACGAGTATATACGAGAATATATGCATAAAAACGGTATATCTACACTTCGTTTTGAAAATCAAGGTGGAGTTTGGATAAATTGTTTTTAATCTATTATAACAAAATACAGAAAGCCAGCGCTGTAAAGACTGGCACTATATTCGCTACTAATAATGTAGATCCAGTATCAAGGGGCCGTGGATTGATACATGTCGGATTAATATGACGGTTTACGCTACTCCCTGGGCAAGAATAGTATAACAAAGTCCCAAAAGATTGTGTATACTCTAAACTTTAGAGGATTGTGCTATACACTCTATAATCCGAAGTATTCGCACAGTACAAACTTGGATAGACGAAGTACAAGTCTAGACCTAAAGTTCTAAGTTATCTTAAAAGAGAGGATTATAAGGACTTTTAAAAACTCAATAACATCCCAAGACATTGAGGGCACCAGTTTCTTATAGAAGGTTGAAAATCCGATTGCTTTTAGCAAGAAAATGTAGTTATACCAGAGATGCTATAGCGACTATAAGTTTTAGGTGTAAAATGCAATTTAATCATTAACTAAATAAATAATCATATGGATAGAGACACAGAATTAGGTATGTTATCAGTAATAATCACAATGATAGTATTATATCTATCTATATGGTTATTTAACTAAATCATTACGAAAATGAACAGCAAAGCTGAATTTTTTAGATTAGCAGGCAGTACTGTAGTCATAGAATATAAGGATAAAAGTATTATTACATCTATAAGAATAATAGAATTTGGAGAGAAAACAACTAAATTCATATTATTAAATGGTGATGAAGTAACTATAGACAATAATCAAAAGCTCACTCGTAATAGTAAAGGATATATTATAATTAAAGCACACAATGAACAGTCTAATCAGTAAATTATTAGGAACCGCAGTAGGAGTAAAAATAGGGAATAATACTATTATAGGTTTATTAGTAGGTGTAGCATGGGATGAAAATTTACAAATATCAGAGTTATCATTATCTCCTTCAGAGAATAATGTAAATACTTATCTCATTGACACATATGTTATGCCCTATTTTGATGAATACCTAAATGTAGTAGTATATACTGCATTATAATATTAATACAGATTTATTTCGCAAAGTAATTATTCTATGAAATGCAAATTATCCTCATATGTTGTGAAACATAATTTAACCACGTTAAAGTATAATAATATAAGTTAGGTATGCCCTTATAAAGACTTAGGTAGCGCTAAGGACTATGTTATTATACTTCTCCTCTTAATGCAGCCGAGTGCCGGTGACAAGCCCGACAGAATGCAGAGTCAAGAAAAACATAATCCTATTTACTATGCACAAGTAAAGACCGATTATGAATCCACGTGGTAGATGCAGTTGTAGGTTCCAACTGGTGCACATCTTTTAGAGACAGCAACCAAGCTCGAAGTAAGCAGAGCGAAGATTAGCTATACCTCGATAGGCTTAATGAGGTGCTTAACAGTCTGACACTAACTGAACAATAAGTGTCTCTTATATTTTATTGCATTAACTAACAAATAAATCAATTATATGGAAACAAAAGTAATACTGTTTATTATTCATCTAACATTAGGTATAATTAGTAGCATAATCTATCTGATATACTGTTATAAAAAATATGAGGTATTGACATTAGCAGACATAATAGCATCTTTATTAATATTATTTGGATGGCCAATTGTTCTATTAGCTTTATCTAGTCATTACTTTTTACTTTTTATGAGTAATCTTGAAGAGATTAGAATATTAGAGAAAAAAATAACTAATAAATAATATCAAATTATGAAGAAAATAACTTGTATTCAGAATTATGTAATAGATAAGCTTATTGAAGACGAGAAATTGTCTACAAATAGTCTATTAGATGCAGTTTCTAAAGTATGTTCAGAAGAACAATTTAATAACATACTATCTATTCTTATTGAAACACCTATTCCCTGTACAGACGTACCTAAATTGGAGCATAAGGAAGACTCAGGAAATAAAACAAACTTAGTAAGAATGAATATGTTTATACCTAAAGAAACTAGCATTCCAGCTAAACTAAACATAATAAAAATACTAAAAGAACAATTCAACTTTAGTCTTAAACAAACTAAAGAATATGTAGATAGTTGCATAGGAAAGTTTAGTATACTACCTAATATTATTCTACAAACGGAAGTAGATGAAATTGCTGAAAAATTAAGCTCTTACGACATATCTATATATACAATAGGGGCTTATCAATAGGTTAATGCAGTAAATATTACTGCATCTTTAAGGTGAGAATCCTTGACAATCCTGTGGGGCTTATATCTCGTGTTTATAGTAGTGGTGTCACGAGTATTAGTGCAGACGTTAAAATCAGGAACAACTATATTAGACGGCAATATTACCTTCTTCCAGTCGCAAATGCCATATAGTTTAATATAGCCAAGTTTGTTTCGTCCTTAGATTTACAGTATTTGCCATTTGTTTATTTAATCATTGTTCATTCTTAATTTACAGATTGATTAATTAAGCATAACAGTAAGCGTACTGTTGTCAGTATATTTATATGTGAATATAGATATACTGATTGCACTCATTAAGGTAGCCTTCATGTGGCGAGTGTGTTAAGTAATAGGTCTAAAGAATCTTCCAGTTTGTACCTATGAAAACTAATACCTTTAACCGCCAGCTCACGCGGTATATAAGACAGGATTGCCGGACCCGCAGGTGTAACGAGATAAATACCTGCATTTTTTATTAACCTTGATAATTATCAAGTTGTAAACTTTAATTTAATGCCCAGATGGCGAAATAGGTAGACGCTAAGGTCTTAAACACCTTTGACCATTGGTCGTGCGGGTTCGACTCCCGCTCTGGGTACAATTAGTAATTAACATTAAAATCTATTTATGATAAAAGTAATTAAATATTATGAACTAAATCGAATTAGTAGAATATTAGTAATAGCAATAATAACATATATTGTTGGCATTCTAATTAAAAGAGAATACGAAGAGTCCAAAACTGTATATAATTTTGTAGATTTACAAATGAAGTACAAGAATTATATATTAGTCAATAAAGAGAGAAGTATTACTAATGATGAAGAATATAAGTTCACATTACGTAATCCTATTACAAACCAAAATAGTACTGTATATGTAAAGTACTATCTATATCATCACGTATATTTTGTTGGAGATACTATAAAGTAACACTTTAATCAATAAAAGTATGAAAAGAGAAGAAATTAAATCTTACAAAGATGCTTGTAAAGTAATAGGTAGAAAACCTAGAACTTATAAGGATAAGCATTTGAATCTGTATGAACAGCTTGGTACAATTATAGCTGCTCTAAATTTCATTAGTAACGGTAATAAACCTTGGATACCTAAGTTCAATTATTATTACATCTATTCTTGGGTGTACAGAAAAGATGGATATAATAAAACTGCGGGTTTGTTCGGTTTGGGTTCTGGCGGTGGGTTGGGCGGTTCCGCTGCTGCTGTCGGGACTTCTCTGAAGATAAAAGAAGAAAAGGATGGAAATTATATAATAGAAAACTTTAAAGAACTACTCCAAGATTGGTTTTGGGGAGATTAATTACTAATTTTAAAACATTATCAAAATGGAAAATGAAATGATGGCGAGACCTAAACCGCCAAGAATAATAGTTTGGGTAGTATTAATAACTCTTGCCTTAATGGGCATGATGGGAGCAATAATTTACGCAGAGCGTGAAAACATTGCTAATTTCTTAAATGGTGTGAACCAAGAAGAAGTACAAGAAGATCCTCAAGTTATCATTGAGGAACCTGTAACAACAATACAGGATATCCTCGATATGAGAGAGCAAATGAGGGAAGATAGAAGAGTTGATAGCGTATTTTTAGCTATGCCAAAGGTAGTATTAATTGATATTTTGATGCAACATGGTACATCGTTGTCTATAAAAGACATAATTTACATATATGAATCAAACACATCAACGTATAACACAGTACTATCTGGAGCAAGAGCTCAAAAATATCTTGATGACTCTATACAAACTCATGTTATATCAACGATTGTAAACGACTCTATTCAAAATTAAAACCAAACCTTCTTTCTGTTTTAAATGAATATTAGAGTCTAGTATACTCAGTCTGTGAAGATAGAGTATACGTCCTCAGAAAATGACAAACATGTGGGGCATAGTAAATACTATAATGGCAGATTGAATTAGTAAGGCATACGTATGCATATGTAGAACAAACCATTTGATTAAATGTATTTATGATTGTGCGAGACGTTAAAATCATGTACTCCAATAAGATTTAGTTTGACAGCTATTTCTGCTTATGAGTTAAAACTATAGTGAGAGTCATAGTAAGTAACGATTGTAGTCGTTTATCTTTGTCTTATAACAAATGCTATAAACTAAGAGTTGGCACTAACTTAATTAAATCCTGAGTGCCCAGGCGTCATTATTAACAATTTAAATTTTTTAGAAACATGAAAAAGATTGGAAAATTTTTATTTGTAGAGCAATGCTTTACAGATACTAAAGAAACAAAACCTTGTATTATTCACATTGATGCAATTGACTGTATAACATGCACCAATATCAGTGGACTCGGAGAAGTTGTAGTAATAGAAACAGATAATACAAAAATTCTCTGCAACGATCCGGATAATTTCTTTACTGAATTTGAGAACTTAATTTCAGAGGAAGAAGAATGGTAGTCAATAAAGTAAAAGAAGGTCGTAAATTAACTGAAATAAAGTTCAGTAACGACCACTATCTTGCAAATCTATTAGCTACTACTAAAGTACTTGGCATATCGTTAGAACGAGCTAAAAAGCTATGTAGAACAGTACCAGGTAAAAGAGTAGAGGTTAATCCACCTATTGAAATTATCAGTAAACTAAATACTGATAAACTATTTGAAGAATTAGAGGAATATGAAATAGAAGTATCTATCAGTATTCCTAGTAAATAACTTATCAAAAGTAAAATATGAAAGCAATTATTATTACATTTAAAGGAGAAATAAAAGATGAACATGCACTAGTAACATCTTTAGCATCAAATATAGCAAATAATACAGATGCTAAGAACGTAGATGTAAGTATCTTATCAGATGAAGATGTGATGAGTGCTATGGTAGCTAAATGTTTAACTCCAACTGATACAGCAGTAGATAGACCATCTAATCCACAAATTGCAGTAGTGAAAGACTTCTGTAAGAAGATTATTGCATCTATTGGTTCACCTGCTCTCAAGACACGAGAGCTATTAAACTCAGAACTATGTAAGTTCTTAGTGCAACAGAATCGTGAAGTTATTAGTGTTCCAGTAAGTATTATTGCTAAAGTAAATACTACTTCTGCATATTACGAACATCGTAAAGTACTAAAGGAATACGGTTTATCCGCATTACCTGAGTTATTACGTGATATTAACCCTCTGTTTAAATTTTACTAGTATGGCAAAGAAGAATAATGAAGAACCTCCAAAGGAATTCAAAAAGAAGCCAAAACATAAAAAGATGGAGCCCTATAATCGTAAGAAAGCATGGAAATAGATAATAATTGTCCTACACTTGATAATCATATCAACTGTAGTGAATGTACTCATGAGTGTAAACTCAGAATGCAACCAAAGAATAGTAAAGAAGTAGAGGTTCCGCCAGAGCCTCTACTCAATACTATATATTACTAATTTAAATTGTTAGTAAAATGGTGGATTCAGTCAACCTAAAGAACTATTTATAACCAAATCCCTAATGGAAGTTTAGCAGTTGCTAAACTGCTATTCAAGAGTACAACGGACTATACAACGGTCAACCAATTTATTGGTCAGTGATGAAGGAAACGGGTTACCTATGAATAAGAGATACGAATAAATAGGATAGTTCTTTTTAATTATTACTTAAATTTACTAAAAGATATGAGTAAAACAAAAAACAAATTAAAATGTCATACTATATGACTAACGTAATTATTTCTCCTACTTTACATGAGGAGAAAAGATTAGAAGCTATATCATACTTTAGTAGATGTAGCAAAGAATCAGCACTAAAAATTCATAAGAAGAATAAGTACAGAGATATTAAATTAAGACTAAACATTATAGCAGTAGCTATAATAGAGGCTAAAAAGAGATATTTTAGTGATTGTTCTTTCATTAAGATTATATTATAGTGTTAAATAAATTTTATTGTTAAATCAATTAAACTGTATTCAAAATGGCAGAAGTAAAGAAAATGAACATCCTTACGGAGGATGTAAATGGAGAAAACATCCAAGATGTAATCGCTAATTCAAGTAAGGTAACCGAAGAAATTGCAGAAGAAGCAGCAAAGAAAATTGCTGAACGACGCAAAGAAAAGTTAACGAAAGATTTAGTAGCTATTGTACAGAAATGTGAATTTACAGTATCCTCTGCGGTATTGCAGGTTCGCCGTTCTAATCGTACAAACCAACGTATTAAAACCTACCTGAAGGATTTGTCTGCACTTGCTGAAGATATCAAGAGTGGAAATAAACCTGTGTCCGCATGGGATAAAGAAGCTCGCGAGATGAAGAAGCAGTACGATAAAGACCTTATCGAAATCGGTAAGAGTATTGACGAATCTCAAAAAGAATTGCGCGATATCTTCCCGGATTCCTGGCAGTGGACATTCGATGAGTTAGTACCTGGTGTAAATCGTCGCTAACTCAAAACAAACAAAATAAAAGAGGTTCCAAGCTTAGAATCTTTGAATCAATAGCTTAGTATGTGAGTCGGAAATAGTTCTTTTGAACTCTAGGGCCTGAGGCATACAAGGACCTGAATTAACAGGTCTCATACAGAATTTTTAAATCAGTTATGGGGAACTACCGTGAACTACTGATCATAAGTCTGAGATCGCGACAATAAGATTGTCCTCTAGAGATAGAGAAACGCCTTAGTCGTGACATCAAGTTAGACTGAATAATATGAATCTTTGAATCGCTTAAAGTATCTATACTTTAACTATTATTCGTGTATTATCAAGATCAGTATAAGAGAACTAACCATTCTCAAGACCATAGGGTATATGACTTTGGTCGGTCATATACCCACAATAGAGTAGGTATAATACCGAACTGTAAAAAGAATTGACTGTTAGGTCTATTTATGCCTTCAGGTGACCGCGGGGCAGTACCGCGCACATCCACTAAAAAAATATAATAAGGGTGTGAAATAGTATTGAACCGTTGAAACAGAATAGAATAGGTCAATAAGCAGATAACTGGCAATACAAGTTATGTAATGGACTATACTGGTATCGCAGCGTGATAACAGAGTCCAACGGCTAAGCTAATGTCGTAGAAAGCTGGAGTAAGGATAGTACTCAGATGGTAGAGCGGTGAGATAATATCAAAAGCTGGTATCGGAGGTTCGAGTCCTCCCCTTACTACAAATAAAAAATTAAGTTTAATCAATAAATTAATTTGAAATGGGATTAATGAATTTTATTAGACAGAATCTTCCAGAATCATGGGAGAAAGCTGCAACAGAGATGAGAATGAAGACTGAATTAATAACTCGTCTTCATAATGTAGTACCTCGTGCTTATAAGAATAAGTATCACTACAAAGAAGGAATATCTTATATTAGAAGAGTATTCAATACTAAATGTGATATAATACATTTAGTAGATGCTACTGATATAGATATTACTAAATGGAATGAATTAAGTAGTAAAATAAAAGAATACGAATATCAATGCGTGTAAGATATTTTGCTTGGTTTGACTCTAAACATGAAAGAACAGAGTTCATTAACTTACTCAGATCAGCTAAATCTGATATTGATGCAGTTAATAAAGTGATGCAAAAATATCCAGAGTTAACTTTATCAGAAGTATCTGGAATAGTAAATAACTTTAAAAAAGAAATTAATCAACCATGAGACTCAATCATCCTGGTATCTACAGAATTGTAGGTGAAAACTTTGAGCTTCTTGCCAATATAATTGGAGAAGTTCCTTGTATGAGAATTACTTCTGCACTATTAGTTAATAACCTAGTACAGAAAGGAGAATTCACTATACTTCCTGAAGACTCTATTGAAATTCAGAGTGTATTAACAAATCCTGACAAATTTGTTTTTCTAGAGTATGAATACTCAGAAATATGTTCATTACCATCTTATCGACAATCGATTCATGGTACGAAAATGCCTGCTATAACTGACGAACAGTTAAAGACATTTACTAATAAATACCTCGAAGATATTGGAATATATGGACGAGGTGTAGCTGCAACTAAAGCTTATATATTAGAAACTACAGGCTGGTCATTAGCACAAATTAATGTAGTACTAATGAAAATAGCTAAAAGAGTAAAGCAGCAATATGGTAGTTTATAGTTTAACAAACCATATATATACCACTTGGGGAGTTAAGTATAGTTCATTTAACTTGCGACCTGAGTGGTATACCTTTTTAAGAATACAAAAGAGGGAATTAAACGAAATAGAATTTCATGAATCATATAGGATTAAAACTGTAAAATATTTAATATTTTGGTTTGATAATATGATAATACAAAAGATAGGAGTGGATAAAGATTTAACTCTAAGAGTACGCATAAGGATATTATGTGGATTAATCAACAATACTCCTGCTAGTGTACTTACTAGACCTATGAAAATAGAATTCATGGAATGTATATGGGATACTTATAATAAATTCTACAAAGATTGGTATGAATACTATTGTAGGAATGTACTAGAATTGCCATTTTAAGTCTATAGAGTCTTAGTTGACTCTATAGGCACACTAAAGCCCGTAATTATGACAGATGAAGAAAGACAGCAGCTTTTAGATCTGATCAAGCAGGCTAAAGAAGGTAAACAATATGCCTTCACACAGCTTTATAATCGTTATCACAGAATTATATACAATACTATATATAATATTGTACACAATAAGGATGTAACAGATGACTTAGTATCTGTAACGTTTACTAAAGCTTTCTTTAAGATAGCTAGTTATGTTAATCATATTTCATTTGAGATGTGGCTAAAAACTATCGCTATAAATAGTAGTATTGATTATATACGACGTACCAAAAAAGAGAAGTATGATTATGAGTTAGATAATGATAATAACTGTCTACAGGTAAGCAGTTCGGCCGACAGCTCACCAGAGGATTTGTACATATATCATGAGACAGATAGTAAATTATCAGATGCATTAAACAGACTTCGCTATAAGTATAGGTATATACTTGAACTACGCACAGTTCAGAATCTCTCTTACAAAGAGATTGCTGAGCATCTTGAACTCTCTGAGTCTCAAGTGAAATCTCGCCTTAACAAAGCGAGAGAGAAATTAAAACAATTGTTAAACTAAAAACATTTACTAATTATGACACCAGCAATTATTGGTCTACTAACTGTAGCATTTATCCTTGCGCGATTATTTCGTAGTACAGGAATGTGGTGGAAACTTGTTTTCGCCATTATGGCTGGTCTATTAGTAGGTATTTTGAGTAAGGAAGTAGTTAAGTCAGATAATGATAAAACTACTTCTCTTACTAGTTTAGTTAGCACCATGAGTAATGATGATGCTTTAACATGCATGCAAAGCTTAGTAGCTACAGTGACAGAAGGTACTACCGTTCGCCTTACTGGGGTTGCAGGTTACATTGTTAAAGATGAAGAATTATTCGATGCACTAACTAAAAATAATACTTTTACTAATGGACGTGACTCACCAGAAATAGAGGATGATAGTTAACCTCTTAAACTAATCTATCTTTTTAATTGTACTTAATAATAATTTTTTATTTTAACACTTTAAACATTATCAAAATGGCAAAAGAAATGAGTAAGGCTGAAAGAAAGGCAGCCTTGAAAGCAGCAAAAGCAGCAGCAAAAGCTGAAACTAAAGTAAACAACACTGAGAACAAGAAAGAGGAAACTAATCCTCAGGTAGATAACAAGCCGAAAGATGCTAAAGTAGAGGATGCAAAGAAAGCTCCTACTACAGCTAAGGAAACTAAGGTTCAGGCGAAGAAGGATGCCCCTAAAAGTCCGGATAAGCCTAAGAAGAAGGAAGAGAAAATTCCTACAATCATTCCTGAAGATGCAACAGGTAAGAACAGCCCTGAAAAGAAAGCTGTAGAACGTGCTGCAAACCTTATCACAGGAATTCCTACGGCCGGTATACCTATTGGTTCAAGAGAATCATCTGTTGATGGTAAGGCTATGTTAGCATTTGTAATGCAACAGCGTTACGCTAACAATGAAGAACTCAAGAAGCAATATCCTGAGTTATATGCAGACATCAATCGTAGCATTGATGTAGTTACTTTGTTAGCTCTTGTCGATGTACGTCAAGACTTGTTCGACCGTGGTGAACGTGGCGAATTGCAGTTACAGATAGCTGCAGACCAAGTATTACCGCTGCAAAGTATGGCAGAAATGCTAGGTATTAAACTAGCTCCTGCTAAAGCTCTGCCTGGGAACGATGGACAAATGTCTATTAACTTCTCAGAAAGTGAAGTACCTACAGAACTTGCAAACAGCAAGCCAAAAGTAGAAATTCCAGAGCTTGATCCTAACAAGATTGCTAATGATGAGGAATTGAAAACTGCCCTTAATTACCTCATCTCTAAAGAGAAAAATGTGGCAGAAAATATAGTTAACACTGTAGAATGGTATCGTGTATATTGTGGCTTGAAAGAAACTAATGCAGATAAGAAGCTTGCATTGGACGAGAAGACAGTTACAGATTGGATTAATGAGATATTCTCTATTATCCAGCCTACAGCTATCTTGCGTGGTTTAGGTCGCGCTGTATACTTATATACTTCACAGACAGGTTCACCGTGTATGGCTCACTCTATCATGCATACGCACATGTCTAAAGCTGGTTGGAGTGAAGAACAAGTAGCAGAAGCATTACGTGCTTTAATTGGAGAAAACTTCCGCTATAAGCTGAAGGATGATCCTGAAGCAAAACCTGAACAGGATAAAGCAATTAATGCTATTACTGGCTTACTAGGCAATGACTACATTGATAAGTTATTTGCTGACTATACTATTACTACTGATGGTGTAGAAGACAGTAAGAAGACTGAACTTGAAGCTGCACGTGAAGTTGCCCGTAAAGTTCTAGGGAGTATTCGTACCAATTACTTTGACAAACAGAAGGAGACTCCTACGCTTGATAAGATGCGTATGGTTGTAGGTCAGATTATTAATCTGTATCGAGACCCAGCTGATCGTCTTGCAGAGTATTGTCAAGGAGATTTAATAGCTCCAAAGGAAGACGAATACCCAAAGAAGGAAGAACAATCTGAAGGAACTGAAAAAAAAAACTAAACTGGTTTAAAAAGTTTCTTTTGAAAATTCATATCCTAGAAGAATAGCCATTCTAATAAATATCATATCAAATGAATAATAGAATGTTAACTGTAGTTGGAATGTTTGTTGTCAGTGTATTCATTGGTAGGCAAATGTTCGCAACTACAGAAGTTATACAGGCACAGCCTGTTATGCCCTCTATAGTGGAGTTACCTAACTTCCCTAAAGTAATAAAAGAGGAGAAAAAGTCTGTAGATGAGATAAATGTCGAAGTCGACTTATCTACATTAGAAGTATCTGTGAAAGGAACAACAGACGCAAAAGTGAATGTAAAAACTACTGGTGAACCAAAGCCAGTAGTTAAGTGGAAAACTAAAGTAATAGAGAAGACGAATTCAACAGGATATCCGAAAGTAAATGCTATAAGTAAGGTATCTGATGACGAATCACCGGCAACTCCATTAACAATAGTAGATAAATATGAACAATAAAATTATACTTCAACAAATGATACGTTTATCACGTATTATTAAGGACTCAAGAGAAGCAAGAGCTAAATTGAATTCTATTCAAGCTCAAACTGAATACTTTATAGTAGAAGGTAATCAGTCTACTTTTATTAGAGACCAAGCTAACAGTAGTATAACTAATTGTTTATATGTAGAACAGTACTTACGTTCGTCTGTAAGTAATGCTTGTAAATGTTTGGATGGTTTTGATGCTTCAAAAATGGAGCCAATAGACTACATCAGTAGTAGTGATGTAAAAAATAAGTTTGTCGACATATGTCTAGGTAAGAAAGTAGTAGCTTCTATTAATCTTACCACTGGTGAAATAACAAGCGTCAATATACCAGAACAAAAATCAACGGCTAAAGATAACAGCCCTACGGTAAAAAGTTAGTGATAATAACCGTATAATAAATACTTTAATTATATCACAGTTCGAGAGGAGTAAAACTGTAGCGTAAATCACTCCGAGGAAGTCATGCGGTAAAGTATACAATAATACTGGTCGCACCTGTCAGGGAGCTTGGAATCATTTCTCCATGGCCCGAAAAGTTACATGACCCGAGAATATGTTAGCAGCTAAAACTGTGAGATTACTCAAAAGGTAGGGTGTTAGCTTATGTAATTGAAAACTACATAAGAGGGGATGAGCGTGTACAATCCTCATTAGGAAGTGAGAACCGTTTGGGGACTTCTAAAGACGCAGTACTAAAGAGAAGACACACTGAGTACTAAACAGTACAAAGGGAACGAAATCCCTATATCCGTATTAGTTTATCAAAAGCAGAATCAAAAAGGGATATAAACACGATGACGAAATAGGGACAATCCGGTTCCTAACTTATTCCTTTGGAAAGAATAAGTAAAGCCGAGAGGCAAAGGTTAGTTTCACCTTAAGAAGCAGCCAGCTCATGGAAAAAAAGAGATTGCAGATAACGCATTACCGGTCTCCAAAATCGGTTAACAAAAGCGCTACTGTGCGCCCAGAAAGGGAAACAGGCTAACTCTAGTGTTCGGTACACATCAGCTGTGATGCAATATGCAATTGTGGATATTGGAACTTGTACTTATGAAGGGAGTAAATTACTAATACTAATGTAAGGATAACCGTGTTATGGTACATACTTATACAAAGTAAGGATATGAAAGCTGGAAACGCAATGATCCAAGAATTAAACATGTAAACGTTAAAGCTTGACTGATTATCGTGGAGCAGGAGCCAATCCTGTACATTATCGTAAATAGTGTGCTGTAAAAGAACTTACGTATAAGGGATGAGGTATATGAGATTGATACCGTCTTTCAAATCTAAGGTGACTCATGAGTTTTGTCGTGTAGATGAGTATAATATATGAGAAATGACGAGACTAAAATATGATAGTCTAAAATGCGAGTATGAGGGCGCTATAACCCTGAACTTAGAAGCGGACACCTTTAGCAAGTGTTATTACGTGGTAATAAATAAGATTAGGAGACGCAGAGAAAACTCCTTGTAAAAAACGGCAGAGCTTAAGCATTTCAAGATATGTAAATGCCTTTGATTTATTATGCTAGTTCACACCAGAATTTTGGATAATAAACATTGTTATGGATTAAGGAAGTAAATAGAGTTATTAAAGATGCTTTAGGGTTAGAATCCTAAAACCAGTTTAGTAATAATTATAGTATATGATGATATACTTAATGAATCAATTTTACTTACGCTGAGTAGAGTCAGCTATGATAAAATGAACTCTAATTATTTAACTTTTTAATTAATTGGGAAGTCCAATGATAGTACAGAGATTTCAAACTACTATTGTAAAGTAGGAGTTAAGGAGTACGAGTCACCCCGACTGCCAACCGACATTGCTGACTGTTAAGACACTCGTAAAGTACAATGCGCAACATTGTATGTGAGAGAACGCTGAGTCGTTAGTTACCTGTGTTGTTTCTTACACTGTCTCTGTAAGGGCAATAGTACACTTATGATGAAAGTATTCCATAAGCAAACAAGGAGACGATGATAGGTGGAAATCCTAATGTTCGTGCAGTATAAACAAACAAATCCTGGAAATGGTATAGATGGGTCATGCTATAAGCAATGAGTCTATGATTTTAGTAATGTTAGATTAAACAACCGTAATTCTGACGAATTTCGATAATACCGGACATACTCAGTAGGTTCTAAGGAACTGATGATAAAGTGGCTTATATCGCATCTAATCGTGTTATACGCTTACGGTGAGGGGTGCGTTGAACATCGTATAAGTTGAATTTCAACCGTCGAAACGGGACGATAAAACTAAGAAATAGCAGAAATTATCAGAAGTAACTCACAGAGTATTTCTCATAAATTTTCAATTTATTATTTTATGCTTAGTAGATTATGTGATTGAGTTCACCTATTCCAATTTTGAATAGCTATTAAATAATCGAACAGTGGAGAGATTTTATCAATTTTTTGTATAACTATGTTCGTATTGGTATATCAAGTACGGACTCAAAAAGGAACATTTTTATGGAAAATAATATTAATGGAGCTAACACTCCGGGTTTAGCAGCTCAAATTTTAGCTCGCTATCGGCAAACAGCCCAGAAGTTTGGGCCTTTCTTTGGACAGCAGATATTTACAATCGTAGCACAGACTCCTGACCTTAAGTGGAAAGAAGATGTAGCTACAGGTAAGAATACTTTCCGTCAGGAAGTAAAAGCTTATATTCTCAAGGCTATTGATGTTGAGTCAGTTAGTTTACTTGAGAAGGATGTTGATGGACGTCCGAAAATCATCTTGAATGAAAAGAAGAATGATCCATCATTAGTTTTTGAGCTTGCTGATCCTGAATTTACTAAAGCAACCCGGCAGAATGTAATTGAATGTATTGAACGGTTGAGTAAACCAGGCTCTAAGCCTATGTTCTTTACAGCTGAAGAACTTCCTATGTTGAATGACTTAACTAAGTTATCCAACCAGAGTGTGTTGAACTTCTATGAAGAGATGACACGTAAGTGTATGCAGTTAGCTGAAACTGTCCGTAGTTATATGGATATGAATCAGCGTATGCAGGTTGAGTATTTACGGCAGTGCGGTTTAGATAATCAGGAAACTGAAATTCACGTAACTGCTACGATTACTGAAGAAAAATAGTAGAAGCTTATGAACGGCAGACTTTCTTCATTACGTGTAGAACTTCTGCGAATTCTAATATGTTCTGAGCCAGCCATATTGTCTAAAATTCAGATTTGGAATGGAGGACGTACCGAAACGCCTAAAAAAGTAAGTATTAGAGAAGATGGACGGGTCTTTCTATTTTACGGAAGTGGGCCATTATGGTGGCAAAGATTATTTAATACTTATGAATCGGTAAGTATTATAGATGCTTCTATTAGTATAGCAGATGCAATTACTGGGTCAAATTCGACTCGAAATGAATATGCCTTTGACGAAATTACTAAAAGTATAATTGATGAGGCAAAGAAACGTAAGGATTTCGATTGTATTGTTGATATTTTGTTTGATTGTATGAGGAATTGTTCAGATGGGGAACTACATTCTAAATGGATCAATCAAGAGAATATCAAAAAATATGCAAGAGAAAATGGCATAACCAACGTTGAAGACATTAACCTTGAGGGGCTTAATGGAATAGTTGGGATTAAGACTGGTGGACGGGTTATTCCTATAGTACTCGGCCAGTTAAGAAAATTTAGAAAATATTGATTTGGATATTATCTTAAAACAACATAATTTCATAGTACTGAACTGGGTACTATTTATAGTAATTACTGCTGAATTGGGCAGTTGTTACTACACAGTTCCTTAGCTCAACTGAATAGAGCAACACACTTCTAATGTGTAGGTTATGGGTTTGAATCCCATAGGGACTACTACTGGTAGATGTAGTTTGGTCGAGTATTTAACATTTAAAAACATTAATCAATATGAAATCAATTACATCAATATATTTGCTCGGAGATAAGAATAAAGGTAAAATCGGTCGTATTAAGGAAATTTCTAACGAAATTACTTTCTATTGGAATAAGATTAAAGAAGAAAATGTTATTCCAAAAGAAGCTAAACGTAATTATGACTTAAAAGCATTGCTTCAGAAGATTGAAACTCTATCTGAAGAACGCATATTATTAAAACTATATATGCAGTGTATTAATATGGGTTATAAGAAGTTTACTGAATTACCTAAAGATAATAACTATCTTAACATCTTTACTTTGTGTGAAAAGACTGAACAGTTATTTCACTTAAGTAAGATTAAGACTCTTGATCCGAAACTTAAACGTTCTAAAGGAAAGAAGAACCTAGATAAAACTGAAGAGCTTACTTCAGCTTATATTGCAGGTCTAAAAAATAAATTACAATTAGAAATTAACAAAATCAATAAAGACATTACAGATTTTAATGAGAAAGCAGAACTTAATATTGAAGCTCCTGCTTTAGCATTAGCTGCATAAATAATATTTAAAGGGGTAAATCCCCTTTAAATTAGTATTAACATTTTAATTATCAAAATTATGAAAAAGATATTAGCAAAGAAAAATAATAGAACCGGTATAAAGAATCATAGAAGTAATAAAAATAAGTTTCGTAGAAGCTATAAGGCTTATCAAATAATGACGGTAAGCAAGAAACCGGGTCCATCTGGAATCATTAAATATGATGAGAATGGGAAAGTAATAGAATTTGTAAAGTGGGCAGGAAATAAAAAACAATCTGAATACACTACTAAAGTAGCAAAAGATGCTATGAATGAAAACAAATCTATAAAACAATCTAAAAAAGAATTAATCAAGAATATTCTTATGAAAGCAGGATATGATCCTACAATACGATATACCCGTAAAGAGAAGAAACATTTTACGCGTATAGTTAAGAACAATATGTTCACTAAACCTAAGGGAGTTACGTTAACAACTGAACAAATCAAAGAGAAAATAAAAGCTGATAAACTTGCAAAGAAATCTATGCAAGCTAAATTTGATGAATCAGTACGTAATAATCCTTTAACTCCTAAAAAAGGTAAACAGATGGCTCCTAGTGCCGCAGAACTATCTGTTAAAGAAAAGCCTAACAAAAGAAACTTTCAATATGCTATACAGAGAAAATGCTCTGATAATGATATGAAAGTATATGATTTTGCTACTGGAAACTTTGAAGCGTCTACTAGAGATGAAGCAAAGAATAAAGCTGCTAAATTAGCTAAGAAGTATAAGAAAGATACATCATTTACAGGGGTAACAGTAAAGGATATTGAAGGAGATAACAGTATAACTTATTATAGTCGTAATAAGTTATTAGCAGCATAAGTTTAACAAATTAATTATCAAAATTATGAAAAAAGAAAACAGCTCTAAAGAGTTTTATTTACAGAGATTAAACAAAAATCAAAGCAATTCTCAAAAGAATCCTTTGAAATTTTTAGCATTCTACGTAGGTAGAAGCAAAAACAGAAAGCAACATGTAGGAGGTTGCAAAGGTAAAGACAACGATACAGTGATAAAAGCTGTTAAACGTTCTTTCTACAGAAAAGAAATTAAGCGAATGCTTAAAGCAGCATAAAATATTTCTGTTTCCATATAAATTAAATTGGTTTCTCATGTAGCTCAGTGGTAGAGCCGCTACTATGTAGTGTGATTGCGTTGGTTCGAGTCCAACCATGAGATCTAACTTTAAATACTTATAATATGATTATACGAGGAAAGATAGTCTACGTATATGATATTGAGGTATTTCAAAATATCTTTCATTGTTCGGTAAAAAATACAGAAACAAACGACATCTATAAGTTTGAGATATCAGAAAGGAAAAATCAACTAAGAGAATTAGTTAAGTTCTTTAAACAAGTAGATAAATACATTACTTGGGGAGATTATTATACTACAAATATTAACATTCCAGCTAATGTTATATTTTGTGGCTATAATAATTTGCATTATGATAATCCTATAATTAATTATATAATTGAGTATGAGGATAAATTAATGCAATATAATATACCTACTATATGTAGTTCTATATTTAATCTAAGTAAGACCATAACTACTTCAAGCGAAGATAACATAGATGCATGGAAACATTGGAAGTATCAAATATGGTTTGATACTTTTGATATTCTTACTATGTTATATTCTAATAAACTTAGAGTAGGTTTAAAGGAAATACAAGTAACAATGCAATATCCTAATGTACAGGAATTTGTATGTGATTGGACTAAACCACTTCCTTTAGAAGATTTTGACTCTATGATAGATTATAATATCAATGATATTGAATCTACTTCAGAATTACTAAATAGATGTAAGAAAGACGTTGATTTACGAATCGCTATTGAGGATGAATATGGAGTAAGAGTACTCAGTAAAGATGGTGTAAATATTGGAATGAAAATTTTAACTCAGAAATATCTTGAAAAAACAGGTCTAACTTGGAAAGATATTAAAGATTTAAGATCTCCAATGAGTGTAATACCATTGAAAGATATAATATTACCATTTATTAAATATAATAGTCCTATTCTACAAAGAGTACTAGAAGATATGAAAAATCAGATAGTATCTCCAGGTAGAAAAGGATATGAAAATAAGTTTGTATTTAATAATTTGCGCTATTCTGTAGGAGTAGGAGGCATTCACTCTGTAAATAGTCCTGAGATTATTATTCCTAGAGATGATGAAATGCTTATAGATATAGATGTAGCTTCACTATATCCAAGTATGCTTATAGAATATAAATTCTATCCTAAACATTTAGGTAAAGAATTTTTAGAAGTATATAAGCAAATCAAAGATGAGCGAATTGAAGCTAAACACAATGGTGATAAAGTAAAAAATGAAACTTTAAAGTTAGCTTTAAATGGTTTATCAGGTAACTTGCAGAATGAACATAATTTCTGTTATGCCCCCGAAGCTGCTATGAAAATTAGAATCAACGGACAGTTACTATTACTTATGTTAGCTGAAAAATTAACTCAAATTGGATGCCGAATCGTCCAAGCAAATACTGATGGTCTATTCGTCTTACTAAAGAAAGATATATATTCTAAAGTAAACAGTATTTGTAGAGAATGGGAACAGCTTACTAAACTTACCTTAGAAGAAGATCGTTTTAAAGCAATGTATCAATATGCTATTAATGATTATTTTGCTATTACTGAAGATAACAAAGTAAAAGAAAAAGGAATGTTTATTACTGCTGTAAAATTAGGTAAAGGATTAACTCCAAAGATTATACCTAAAGCAGTAATAAGTTTCTTTAAAGACGGAATACCGGTCGAAGATACAATTAAGAATTGTACAGATATAAGAGATTTTCTAATGTCTGAGAAAACTGGTAAACAATGGCATGTTGAATATATGAACGAGGAGCAACAGAGAACTAATCGTTTCTATGCATCTACTAATGGTGGATACTTGTGGAAATGGAAAGATACTGGTCATAAAGAAGGTGAAATTATAACATATACTGAGCCATACGTAGGAGAACGTAAATATAAGGCTTCTGCAAGACAGTATCAGAATATGCTTACTGCATCTGGTGTTACTCTTCTAAATAAATTTGATGATAAACCAATTGAAGAAAGAAAGATTAATTATAGGTATTATATTATGGAAGCCTATAAGATAATCAGAGATTTAAAACCGTTACAATTGAGCCTATGGGATTAACAGAGGCTTATCAGATATATTTCAGATAAACCATAAGCTTATATAATATATAAGACTATGATTTTAGAAATAGACACTTCTATCTTAGATAGAATACCAACTTTATCTATTAATCAATTAGTATTCCTAACACTTGTATTGAATGATATCAAAACAATCAATCAAGACATTCAGAGACTTCTCAGCCTAGTTAATGAAGAAGAGATACAAGAGTTAGAGACTCAAGGTTTAATCTCTATCCAGTATGATAGAGATACCCAAGTCATAAGTAAAACAGAGAAACTAGAGAAACTTCTTAAAGAAGATAAAGCTATGTTTGATATGTTTTATGACCAATTTCCAGTTTACGTTATGAGACCTGATGGAACTAAAGGATTTCTCAGAGCTAATGTAAACAAATGTAGGAAAGAATATAATCGTATCGTAGGCAAGTCTAAAGCAATGCATGAACACATTATGGATTGTTTAAAATATGAAATAGATGAGCGTATGCGTACAGGTAAAATAGGTTATATGAAAACTATGTGGAAATGGCTCACTCAACACGAGTGGGAAACTATTGAGGAACAAATGAAAGTAGAAACTCCTAACCAAAATTACTATAATTATGGAACAGATATCTACTAAGACACTAACATTTAGACATATATCCTCTGCTACTAACGAAGCAGTAGAATATATTCGTAAGAGAAAGAATCATGAGATTGTTTCTTTACGTACTAGATGGAGTAAGTTTAATAAATCCTGTATGGGAGGCATTGAACCTAATACTATATATACTATTGTAGGTATATCTGGTAGTGGCAAAAGTTCATTTGTAAATACGCTTGAAAGTGATTTAATAGACTTAAATTCTAATCAGGATGTAGTAGTACTTAATTTTTCATTTGAAATGTTAAGTTCTAGACAAGTAGGTAGAAAATTGAGCAGTAAGTTAAGGCAAACTACTGCTCAGCTATATAGTTCTAGTAGTGATTTAGACAATACACTATTAGAAGAAGTAGAACAAACTTCTCAACAGATAAAATCATATCCGATATATTATGTAGATACACCGGGTACTGTTGCAGATATAGCATCTACCATTGATTACTTTTACGAAAATAAAGCTAAAGGCAAGAAATTTGTGATTATACTTGATCATACTCTACTTGTTGAAGGTCAAAATCGTGAAAGTGCACTACAAGTGATTTCCGATTTACAGAAACTGTTTATTAGAGTAAAAAAGTTTCCAGATACTACAATAATACAGTTATCACAGATGAATCGTAATATCGAAAATCCTGAAAGAATTAATAATCCATCTATGCATTATCCAATGCGTAGCGATATATCTTCCGCTGATACTATTTTTCATGCATCAGATTACGTTATATGTATTCATAGGCCAGAATAAATAAAGCTGTTCTGGATAAATCCCGTTAAACGGTGAAAACCCGATGGGGCAACGCCGTACCAAGTTTATATAGAAATATATAAATAGTGTCTAACGACTAGTAGTGAAACTACCGCTATTAAAGCTATGTTAATAATTCTACCACGAAAGCGGGAAATATAAACTTATACATTTATTATACGTTCCATATATAGTAATAATTAAATATTCTTATATGGAACTATTAATAGATGGAAAGAAGATAAATATTAGAGATAAAAATAGAATAAAAGAAGAAAATAATACTATCCTATTCAGATGTACTACATGTGGTAAATATCTACCTATTAGTGAGTTTGAACTTCGATGGAATAATAGTAAAACTGAAAAAAATAATGTAAGATCACAATGTAAACATTGTCGTACAGAGGAAAGTAGGTTATACCATTATTATAGAAGAAGGAAATATACTGAACAAGTAGCAAAAGAAAAAATGTTACATTATGATAAACTAAAACATGATTTAGAATATCATAATAGAATAGTATTATATAGATATGCTAAGAATCATTCAAAACGATGTAATATTAAATTCAATATTACTCCTAATGATATAATAATTCCTAAAGAATGTCCAATTCTTAAGCATGAGTTTATTTTAAATGATAAACAATATACTTATTCTATTGATCGAATTGACAATAGTAAAGGGTATATACCTGGAAATATTGCTGTTATTTCAAGATTAGCAAATATAATGAAAAATTGTGCTAACTTTGAACAATTAATATTATTTTCTGAAAATATAAAAGATTATATTAAGAAATAGTCTAAACTACACGTATAAGATGAAGGTGTAGAGTGCAAGATAAAGAGCTTGCAGAGAATACAAATTGTGCTCAATATACAGAGTTATGGACCAAATCGTCTACCAGTAAGAGATAAAGTTTATTTGCATATTCTAAAGAATAGAGATGCAGGTGAATGTTCTATACTTGAGTTTGATAATGACCTTAAGTACAATAATTTAATTGAGACTATACGAGAAGATGAACCAGTAAGGAAGATTTCGTTTAGTAATAACAATTAAAAAGGCTGAAAATTATGAAATCATATACATTTACATTACCGAAAAATACTAAGAGTGCAAAAACATATAAGGAGTCTTTAATGGACCGAGTAATTAACGCTTATCCTTGGATGACTGTAGAAAGTAAGAGTGATTATCCTTCTTGCAGTTATGGCATCGAATATGCTGGTGCAGGTGATATTATTACTTTAGGTTTAAGTAAGACTCATAATATTGGATGGTTGCCGAAGGAATGCGCTAATTGTCCGTTTAAGTGTTGGGGAGATAATGTAATTAATTTCGACTTAGAAACAGAATTCTTCAAGGCTATTAATGCACTTGATATTTATGCAAAGGAACATTGTCCGTTTGATGTTGACTATGACTTTAAAGATGAGTTTGGTACTCCGGTTAAAATCTTTGATAACTTCGTACAGATTGGTTATGAAGTAATTCCTATTGCATTTGGTTCTTTGAACTATTTAAAACCGAAGACAAAGAAAACTATTATCGATATCACGATTAATATTAAGAAACGTGGTTTGTTTTAATTAAAATATCTTATTCCATATTATCAGAAATTATCAGAACTTTATCAGAGGAATACAAAAAAATAAAAGCTTTTATGATTGTATTACCAAAAGAGAAAGTAAAAGCTAAAGTAGAAAATCCTAGATAACTGGGACATTATATAGTAATATATAATGAAAATTCCTTGAATTGCTGGAACCTTTTAATGTGTTTTACGTTTTTAATATAAAACTAGGAATATATTAAAACAATCAGCAGCTAAGCTTTATGATTACAGAAAAAACTTTAAATAAATACAAGCAATATATTGGAAAAACTATTGGAACATTAAAAGTAGAAGAAATAGACTTAAGTACATATAATCGAATATACTTTATATGTACTTGTACAGTATGTGGAAGAAAACTTAGAGTTAGAAATGACAACATAACAGATAGTAGAGTAGGATGCAGTAAATGTTTAGGACAGTGGCGTAGAAAAAACTTTGAAGAGAAATATAAAAATCTTCTTCCAAAGGATATTAGACACAAATATATACATTTTAAATGTAACGCTTTAAATAGAGGTATATCTTTTAGTTTAACTCAAGAAGAAGTTAGAAAACTATGTGAATCTCCTTGCTATTATTGTGGTAGGGAAAGATGCTTAGGAATTGATAGATTAGATAACTCAAAAAACTATACTGTTGAAAATTGTGTTCCATGTTGTGGTTGTTGCAATAGAATGAAAATGGATTTAACCTTACCATTTTTTATAGAACAAATTAAGAAGATTTATAATAATCATAAAGAAAGTTCAACGACTATCTCGAAAGAGAGTACATCTAAAGTTTTTGTAGATGGAAGTGGGGAACATCTCTACGTGAGATGATAATATAGTCTGAACTATATGGTGACATATAGCAGTTCATAAGAGAACGTATATAAGAGTAGCGTCTTATATAGAACAAAGTGAGATTTTTAATCCTGTTTGGCAAGCCCAAGGCAGGGAAAACTACTTTAGTTGCAGCACTGGATAACAATCTAATTATTGATTTAGAAGGTGGTTCAGAGTTCTTAGAGGCATTAGCTGTTCAAGCTAGATCTGTAAAAGATTTAGGTGATATAGCTAATGCAATAAGAGAGATTAAAAAGGAAACTGGTAAATATCCTTACAAATATATTACTATAGATAATGCTACACGTCTAGAAGAGATGTGTATGAGCTTTGCTATACAGCTTTATAAAGCTACTCCAATGGGTAAAAAGTACGAAGGTACAGATTTAAGAACATTACCTAATGGGTCTGGTTATTTATATATAAGACAGGCTGTAAGAAAAGTTATTGACATGTTCCGTGGATTATGTGATAACTTTATACTTATTGGTCATACTAAAGATAAGTTGATTAATAAGAATGGCGAAGAAATGGCAGAAATGTCTCTTGATTTAGTAGGCGCATTAGCAAATATTATATGTGGTGAAGCAGATGCTGTTGGCTACGTATATAGAAAGAAAAATGAGACACATATCTCATTTGAAGGAGGAGATAATTCCGTTATTGAAGCTAGAGCACCTCATTTAAGAGGAAAGAATATAGTAATAGCAGAGAGTGATGAAAATAACAACATTACTGCTTATTGGAATAAAGTTTATTTACCTGAATAATTAAAAATAAGATATTATGATATTTAGTACAGAATTAGCAAATGAAGTAAAGTTGTCAGATAATGGTAATAATACTAAATACCTAGAAGCGGGTATTCATGACAACGTTAAGTTTGTATCCGCAAAGTTTGCAGAGTCTCCTACAGGGAAGAAATTCATTGAATTTACTTTTGAAAAAGATGGTAAGAGTCTTGTTCATACTGAATGGGAACCAGCTGTTCGTGAAAGTGATACTGAAGAACAGAATCAAAGTAAAGCTACTAACCAGGTAACTCGTATTATGCGTATACTTAAGTGTTTCTATCCTAAGAATGTATTAGCGTTCAGTGGCAGTTCTTATAAAGAATTTGCTAACTGGGTAGTAACAATGCTTAATAGTGCTAATAAAGATATTTTACTTAAAGTAAAAATAGTTTATAATGATAAGGGTTATACTACACTTCCTAGTTATGTTAAGTTTGCTTCTATTGAACCTATGAATATTCCTATGGGTTTCTATGAAGAAGGTAAGAATGAAAGCATGATTAGAGAAATTACAGGTATCGATCAATTTACTAAGCCAATTGTTGCAGATAAGGAAGTTAAAGAGGTTAATCCTCTTACTACTACTGTAAATGATCAGCCTAGTAATGATCTGCCTTTCTAATTTTGTAGATAATCCTATAAGCCGCCTACGCTAGGCATAATATAGCGATACGTGAGTAGCATGCCACTATGTGAGATAAGAAGCAATCGACGGTAATACGCCGAATGTGAGGTGTGATGGAGGCATCAAAATTCATAGAATAGGGATAGCATGCACTCACGTTTTCATGATAGTAATGGTTAATTAAGGTTCGATTCCTTAGCTATCGCTAAAAATATATCATATGGTTTATGATACAACAAAAATAAAAGATAATGTGAGTATTACTTTAGATTGGATATTATCTAAAGTAACTGAGTATGATATATATGCAGCGTACATTGGTAATTTTAAAGTAGGTATGATATATAATTCACCATTAAGAAAGGATAAGACACCTTCTTTCGGATGTTATTATAGTAAAAAAACTAAACAGTTAATGTTTAAAGACCATGGTACTGGAGAATGTGGTAATATAATTAAGTTTGTATCACTATTCACAGGACTAACTAACTATTCAGATATACTCAATGATATAGTTAATAAACTTAAAATTACTAATGATACGAAACTCGTTAGCTCTAAGCAATATATACCGTCAACCGAGACAGTAATTGGTATTGTAAGACAAGACTTTACTCTAACAGATATCAATTACTGGTCTCAGTTTAATATTTCTACCACTACTCTAAAGAAATTTGGAGTAAGTAGTATAAAATATTATCTATGTAACGGAGTTGTAAAGGGTATTTACAAGGATAGTAATCCTATGTATGCTTATAAGGTCTATAACAATTTTAAGATATATAGACCTTTAGCAGATAAATATACAAAGTGGCGTAATAACCTGACTGAGAACGACATTCAGGGGTTTAAACAGTTACCTAAAACTGGAGATATACTCATTATTACAAAGAGTATGAAAGACGTCATGTGTTTATATGAGATGGGTATTCCAGCAATAAGCCCATCATCAGAGTCTACATTTATCCCAGATAAGGCTCTAAACCAGCTTAAGAAGCGTTTTAAACGTATAATTATCTTATTTGATAGAGATACAGCTGGAGTTAAATACCTTCGTAAAATGAGCCTTAAAACAGGCTTAGAAGGAATGTTAGTCCATAAAAAGTTTAAAGCAAAAGATATATCTGATGCAGTTAAGCTTAATGGATTTGAAACTATTAAAAATTGGTTATATGAAGAAATTAGTTAATTTCTTTAAAATAATAATAAAAATTAAAGGTCAAAATACAACATCTTGGCCTTTTTTACGTTTCTCTTTATATGAAAGAGATTTGGAAAAGTATTAAAGATTACGAAGGTTACTATGAAGTTAGTAATTTAGGTAAGATACGATCTTTAGATCGCACTATAAAACAAGTGTGTAGTAAAGATAAAACTAAATATCAGTATAATAAATATAAAGGTAAACTTATAAAACCTAGTTTAATTAATTCAGGATATTATATAGTAAGTTTATACAAAAATAAGCATTATAGAAAATATTTAGTACACAGACTAGTTGCAGAAGCATTTTTAAGACATTCTATATTAGAAACTCAAGTAAATCATAAGGATGAAAATAAATTAAATAATAATTTAAATAATCTAGAATGGTGTACTCCTAGTTATAATTTAAAATTCAATGATAGATCAGCTAAGATAGGTTCTAAATTAGGAAAAATAGTATATATGTATAATAATAGTCTAGAATTATTAAACAAATTTAGTAGTTCTAGAGAAGCATCTTATATAACTAATATTCCAGATAGAGGTATAAGAAAAGCCTGTGCTAAAAATAGAATATATAAAAATTATATTTGGAGTTATGAAAAATTAGATAAACAAGAAAGTTAAAAATGCTACTAAAGTAGAATTAGACGGAATCTGTTTTCGATCTAAACTTGAAGCATATACGTATAGTAAATTAAAAGAAGCAAATATTAAAGTCGATTATGAAAATAAACGCTATACATTATTACCTAAATTTGAGTTTCATGGTAAAAAAATAAGAGCAATTACATATTTGCCTGATTTTATAGGAAAAGAATTTGTAATTGAGTGTAAAGGTTACAGAACAGATACATGGCCTTTACGTGAGAAACTGTTTAATTACTATCTATATAATTTTGAACCTAATATGAGCTTCTATATAGTTCATAATCAAAAGGAGGTAGATGAGTTAATAAAAAAACTAAAGAAATGATACTATTTTATAGTATAATTATATATAAACTAACTAAAACTTTATACCATGAAAATCTGCGCAATAAGTGATATACATGGTCATTTAATTAATATACCAGAATGCGATGTGTTATGTATAGCAGGAGATATAGTAAATTTACTTGCTCAGAGAAGTAACGAAGAATCAGATAAATTCTGGTCTATTACTTTTGTCAATTGGGTAGACAAATTACCGTGTAAAAAGGTAATTGTAGTTCCAGGAAATCATGATATTTATATAGAAAATCTTATTAATGATATTGTAAAGGATTTGAGTTGGCAAGATTTTAAGACTAAGATATCAACTTTAACTAATGATAAAGTAGTATTTCTTGTTGATGAGTTATATGAATATGAAGGAATAACTTTTTATGGAACTCCTTGGATAGCTCCTATACATTGGCAAACATGGGCATTTGAAGATATTCAGAATGAATATGATGAGTATATATGCCCATATGAAAAGATACAAAACTGTGATATACTTATTACTCATGAAAATCCTAATTATAATGAAAAGCTTGAACATTACTGTTTTGGTAAGTATAAGCATCATTTTTTTGGGCATTGGCATGATGGTATATCATATGGTCATTTAAATCAATATAATTGTAGTATACTAACTGACAGTTATCTTGAAAGAGAAAGACCTAAAATAGTAACTATAGAATTAAGTAAGAATGATAATTGATAAACCGTATTATGAAGACAATACGAGAATATCAAATTCTGCTATTGGTTGGTTCTTGAAGAAAGGACCACGTTTCTATCGAGATATGATAGATGGAAAGGAAGAAGGATTAAAACTTCCTCAGCTCGAAAGGGGTACTATGATTCATGAATATATATTACAACCAGAGGATTTCTGGAATGATTATGTAATTCTTGATTATGAAGTACCTAAAGTAAAACAACAAAAAGATTTCTGTGAGATTTATGCTAATTCATTAGAACTCATAGAGGACGATAAAAAGATTGCTGCATACAAATCTGCATACAGTAATTCAAAAAGCTCTGAAATCGTCTTAAAAGAAGCCACAGAGCTATGTAATCGTTATACTGATTACATTAAAGCATTACGTAGTGAAAAAGATAATCGTAAAGTAATATCTTTTGCTGATTTAAATATGCTTAAAAATATTAAGAATAATATTGATAATCATAAGAAAGCGAAAGAGTTATTAGAAGATATTCCTGGAGTAGAATCTCATAATGAGTTTCATATTAATTGGGAATTACCTATCGATGATTGGATTGCACCTTGTAAATCTTTACTTGATAGATGCATATTTGATCATATAAATAAGAAGATTATTTTAATCGACTTAAAAACAACTAGTGATGTCTATAATTTTAAACATTCTGTAGAAGAGTTTGATTATTATAGACAGATAACTTATTATTTGCTTGCAATTAGTTGGTACATGAAAGATCAAGAAATTGATATTTCAGATTATGATTGTGAAGCATACATTATTGCTATTCAAACAAATAGTAATAATGAAGTGAGAGTATTTAATATGTTTAACGAATTAGAGTTAGATAGTCGTAAGGACCTCATTGTCAAAGCTTTAACAGAACTATCATATCATTATCAGACAGGTAATTGGGACCATACTCGTAAATATTACGAAAATGATGGAATTGAAGAACTTAGAACCTAAGACATTAAATGATTTTTTAATTGCAATAGCTATGGATTCATGCGAAGAAGTATTTGAAGTAGATGAAAACATAGTTTGCAATGAAGAAGTTGAACTTTAATAAATACAACAAAGGGTTGCGTTATTATGCAACCCTATTTAAAATAAATCCAATAGTATTTACTTCAGATTTATTTATAGATATTACTATAGATAAAGAGTTTTTAATACTTCAATATAAAACATATCCTAAGTATTATATAGTAAGAAGAATTCAGGAAAATGAGTTTTTCTATAATGATATAATAAAGGATAATATAGTTTGCTATAGGTTTAAGTTAAAAACTAATGACCAAAAAGCTGATTTCAGTATAATGCAAACCAATGGTACACAATTTTGTACTAAAGAATTTATATTAAGTATGGCAATACTTTGGAAAGATTATTTAGATGGTTCATTTTATGATACTATATTTTAAGAATTACTCTACACAAAAAAGGCAGGCTTTGTGAAAAGCTTGCCTTTAATTTTTTAATCACCAGTAATCTAAGTATCATAATATCTACGCTTACTTGGAATATCATTTAATTCAATTAGATTTTTGAATGGAGTTATTTTCCATATATTTCTTTCTAATTGAGTTTTTCCTCTATAAGCACCTCTAGTTATCATTTTACCCTATTTACTTTTTTCTCCTCTTATATTTGATAATATCAAATCGTAAGGATAAGAAATTACAGACCCAACGTTATCCAATAATGAGTATAGCGGGGTAGGTGTTTTAATAGTGCTATATATATCTACTAGGTTATACGGAGCAGTAGTTTCAAAAGCAGTTCTAGCCATTACATAAGCAAATAAGTTAAGAAGTATATTCCTCTTATCCTTATCTGCCTCTTCTTTTAGAATATTCCTTATTAAAGGATATAAACACATACACAATGCTGCTTCTATCTTCAACTTCTTAATATTAGTTCTATCTAACTCGCTTGAAAAACCTTTATTAAGAAAAGTCTATTTTAAAACAGTAGTAATAAGGTCTGCTCCTGATTTGTCTTTCCAAGTTTGAGCAAATACTCTAAGTGGAGTTTTAAGTATAGCTTCTACTTCTCTTTGAGTTTGATAATCCCATTGTCTATCCATAGTAAAACTCTATTGAAGAATAATAGGGATATATTGTCTATGCATCATACACATTGCACCAAATACATTAGCGCTCATCTAGGCTTTCTGTAAAGGACTTAATTGACCATCTGCAGAACCGGCTAACTATCTGGCAGCATTACCGATAGTAAACTTAGCTTTATCTACAGCTTGTTGATATTCTGGAGAAATAGCAACTATTTTGCCAGCACTAAACTTAGTTAAAGCTTTAAATGATTTAGCTTTCTTCCATCTCTACTAGGTTTCATCTGTTCTACCATATTTATTATAAAACATTTCGTGATGCATGAATTGTCCATCAATGTATTTATAATCGTACATTACACTATTTAGTATTTGACCTTTTATAAAATAATCAGATACTGAGTATAATCCAAAAGCCCACTACTTCTAAATGACATTTATAAATTTAGGTCTATTAGTATTAGTAAACAAACTATCCATAGTAGAACCAACCTCAAAGTAATCCATATAAGCCATCTATTCGCTCTTATATGTTCTACTACCAACACTTAAACCGTGTTTAAATAAATCGAATACTATATCTTTAAATGCGCTTACTGCATTACCAAAAGTATAATATCTACCGGTCAAAGAATTGACAAGATGAGCATGAGCAGCAGTAAAGAAACCAGTAAACGCACAAGCAAAGTTTAAACCAAGATTTCGTAATGTACCATAACCAGTAATAGTTTTTAACAGTTTGGTTATACTTATCTCTCTGTCTTTAATAGATATAGATAAAGCATTAGTCTTAACATCATATAGATTCATGTTAATAAACTTTTCTGCAAACTTATATATATTAGTATCAGTTCCAAGTTTAGGTTCTTGTTTACCAGTAAATATTCTCTTAATAGAACCTATAGTACTAGTACCAGTATACTTTCTCTATGATAAAAATGACTTTATATTTTCTACCTCACCTTTCACTTCATTCTTCTGTTTGAAGTTTTCTGCCATTTTAAAATACTGAATAACAGAACCTACCATATCTGCTGATATAGTAGCTGGATCGTCTAGCTGTTTAGTAAAGTATTGAGGAATAAGAGCTAAAGAAGTACCATCAGGAGACGTTAAAACCTTTTTATTTATACCAACATCATCATTCTTTACAGTAGCAGCATCTAATAAATAGTTACCTACAGCAGCAAATGGATTAAATCCTGATGCTTTAAGATGTTTATACAAACTACCTGATATTTGAGGTAATCTATACTTGTTTAAATACTCTAGATTATTTAATTTACTATTAGATTCCTCCATTGTGTCTATTAAAGCTTTTCTAAGCTCAGATAATGCTTTATTAGACATTACTTCATTATATGCTTTGCTATTATCATATATTGATCTCTTAGGCTGATAATACTCGTCATTATCCTATTTGTAGTTCTTATTAACAAACGGAGACTCTGAAGATAATTCAGACAAATTAGAAGAAGGAATAACCTGTATATACTTACTATCTTTAGGAGCAATCTTTGTATACCAAGATTTAGGAGCAGTTCCAGTAGATGTGTTATAAGTATTCGTTAAATAGAATACCTCTGAACTACCAGGAACTTCTTGGTCTTTTGCCAGTGCTGCTGCTTCATCTCTCTTATAAGCTTCAGTAGCTACTACTCTAGCTATCTTACTAAACTCAGTCTTTGATCTCTTTTTTTTAGATGACTTTCTTATATTATTCATCTTAATCTCTAACTAATCTAGCAATCTCTTAGTAGAATTAGGCATTAGTTTAGGATTTACTTCACCAGTACGGTTATCTCTAAACATATTTAAGATAGCTCTTTTCTATCTATTATATTCAGCATATGCTTCGCCATAATCAGCTCTATCTAAGTTAGCTAATTGTTCGTAAAACTCTTCAGTATATACTACTCTGGTATTACGATCCATCCATTTTTTAAATTCATGCTTACTTAGACTGTTTCTTTTTTCTTCAATCAAATCTTGGAATTTCTATTGATTATAATTCTTGTTAAGATTCTTAGATAGTTTGTTATTTAGTTCAGTAAGCTCATCGGCTATTCTTCTTTCTACAGAACCTTCTGGCTTTTCATTACCGTATATATCGTAAATACTAGCTAACTCCTTTTTATCTAATTCGTACTGTTGTAAAGTATTCCATTCCTCATCTGTCATTGATTCATAATGAATTACTCCATTATTATCTCTATACTTATTAGATAAAGTTCTTATCTTAGACATTATCATCTCTCTTGCTGAAGCAGCTTCAGGGCTAAGAGAATTCATTAAATCATAGAATTCATTAGTATATTTACGTTCACAGTGCTCTGATAACCATTTATTAAGTCTTTTGTTATATTCTGTTCTAGTAGCTATATTTTCAGGTAATTGAAGAGTCTGATGGTCTACACCAAATTCTTTCTATAACTATTCTTTAAACTATTTTAAGTCTTTGTAGAATCTACCATAGTTCAAATCTCTAATTATATAACCTGTAGTATTACCATTCTCATCTACTTCAAATAATAACTTCTAATTTCTATTTCCTGCTACCTTTAATAGTTTATTTAGTTCATTAGCTTTTTGGAACACTACTTCATTTATACTATTTTCAGTATTCTATAGTATATTAAACAAACTCTTAATAGCTTCATCATTGATTCTATCTCCAGAACCTAACACTCTAGTAATGTAACTAATATCAAAATCTGTTTTTCTAGTATTTTCAGATATATAGTTATATATAGTGGGACTATTTACCTTTATACCTTCCTTTAACATGATTCTCTAAGCATTAACTACTTGCATACGCTTAACCGCATCATAGCTCTAATCTAAAATACTCTTACATAATTGTAGTTCTGTCATTAATTTATTATAATTTGCTTCTCCTACAATCTATTTATAAGTATTCATATTTACTAAAGAATTATATATATCTTTAGCCTACTCACAGTAAAAAGCAAAATAGTTCTTATTTAATGCTACGAGTTCTTCGTCTGTTAGAGCATCAGCCTAACCTTTATAAGCTTCTACTACTCTGTTACCTACATCTCTAACATCTAATTTTAAGTCTGTAATAAAAGAAGCTATAACATCAAAATCGCTTATGGCAGCATTCTATAGATTAGCAATTTGATACTTAATGTTCTCTATTACTTCCGTTCTTTTAGATATATCGGTAATATCTATACTACGTAATCTAGATTGTAAACCAGATAGTAAGTTCTATCTTATATCAGATAATCTCTTGTCTAACTCTTCTTTAGTATCAAAGTTATACTTCTCTGCTTCATGTATGTTTGTTTCAAGCTGTTTAACTTTATTGTTTAATGACTTTTCAAATCTAACGTTAGCAGATTCATTATTATCTTCTAAATTGAAAGATAATAATTTCATTAATATATCTCTAGTACTTTCTGTATTTTTTACATGCTATTTTCCGGTAAGTAAATCAATGATTGCAGACCATACTTCCCTTATCTTACTTATCACTTCTTCAAATAATCCTTTCTATCTAGCATCATCTATTATATTATTTACAAATTCTTCATTAGTAAGAAATTCGGCTATAAATTCATGTTCATCTTTTAAACCATATAATGCACCAGTCCACTTACCTTTTTCATCATGTATTTCCTAGTATAGTTTTCTATTGAATTCTAATAAGTCTTTTACTTTATTATATACTTTAATTTCTAAATCAGTACCTACACCGTTTTTAACATTTTCAAAAGATCTTGAAGTAAATGCATGAACCATTTCATGTACAATACTTTTTGCATTGTACTCCATATCTGTTTCTTCAAATATCTCTTTACTAATCCATATAGTGTGAGTATTGCTACTATACCACATGTAATCCCCATTAGCTAATCGATCTCCTTCCTCTGTTATACCAATATATACATCAGTATCAGAGAATAAATCAAGTATCTAGTATGCTATAGAATCTTTTGGTATATACTGTTTTAAACGTTCAACCACTTGTCCTGATGTAGTACTCATATGAGGAGAACCATCTGACCAAGCGCCAGTAATATCACCTATATTTGAAAAGAATGTAGCAGATGCGTTAGCTTCGTTTCTGTGTATATTATTATCCTAAATAGAGAAGGTCCCGCGATTATCTATAGATTTAACAAGATTAGGATTATTTATAGAATACACCGTTCCGTAATTCTACTTTTTATAATCATTCCAAAACATTTCTATACCAGATATATCAAAATTCATTATACCGTCACCTACATCTTTCACGTGGCTGTATATTACACCATCGTAATCTACATTTGCAGACAACCTTCTCTATCCAGGATACTACTTCTCTACCGCATCTCCAATTTCTTCTCCTTTTCCATCTATTAACAATGGATTACGTATGCTTAAAAATACTTTAGTAGGAAGACCAGAATAAGTAGCAGCAGTCATATAGTCACCAAAGTAGATATTACCATATTCATCTCCATTAAATACTTTTATATCTTCATATCCACTATGATATACAATCAGCGGTTCTCCGTTTTCATCTACCACTTTAGAAATACCAAGATATTTATCTAAATAATCTTCAAAATATTGATTTTCTTTTAGAGTTTCTACCGGAATGCCTTCGATTTTTGATATAGTAGCGTCTATTCCTTCTTTCCACAACATGGACTCTTTTTCTTTACCACCTCTATTAATATTTCTACTAACAAAATCACTATATTCTAAATTGATAATTCTGTTAAAGTCTTGAGGAAACATCTTGAGTAAGTTGTGAGGGGAAGCAAATAATATTTTACCTTCCTTCTTAGTTTTATTTTTTACTCTTTCCCATTCTGATGTAATAAATTCAACATAATCAGGATGTTTTTCAGGATAAATTAAGTATTCGTTTCTGGCTTTTTTATACTCAAGAGTTCCTTTTTTAGTATTTGAGTGTTCTTCTATCCACTTATCTCTTTTAGTATTAAATTCTACGTCCCAATCAATAAGTTTATCTCTGTATTTACCAGTTTCTAATGAATAAGTTTTTCCTATAGCAGGATGCCCAAAAATAATATCGCCCAATTTCAACACATTAGTCCAATCTCCAAACCAGCTTTTAAATTCATCTGTAAACACTTTTGCTTTAGCTTTAATAGCTTGTTCACGATTGCCATTATAATGGCTTAAAAGGTCTGAAAACAGCTTAGACTAAGCCCCATTAGGAGCCTAGTCTATAGCATAACCATTATTTTCAGATATGATATAATAAGCAGCATCTTCACTGCCTAACACTCTAGCAACTTCATCAACAGCTGCTTTTACTTCTTTGTTATTTAAATTTAAACACTGCATAATTATTCACATTCTTTTTTACGTTTCTTACCCATTTCAGCAAGATAAGTCATATCTACTACATCTTCAGTAACATCCATGTTGAAAGCTTCATTTGCAATAGAAGAAGTATCTACGTTAGCAAAGGGATCTTCTGTTTCTTGTGAGAATTGTTCTTGCATATCAGAGAATATATTTAACTATTCATTTATGACATCCATAGCTTCAGATCCATCAAATGATTCTTCTAAACTAACATTGACAAAGTCTGATACATCTGTTTCATCATATACTACATTATCTTCAGATAACGGATCTATATTAAAGGTAGTATCTACTACTTGCGTATCAGATACATCACCTTCTATTTGCTTCTATGTTCCGTTTATTTTTACCTAAATATTATCTGAACTAAGAGGTATAAACTGTTTAGTAAATCTACTTTCATCCTTTAATTTAGGTAATTTAACTCTAGACATTGCAGTTTCTGCTATAACACTATCATCAGTTAATACATTTTCATCAAACGCATTCTAATCAAAAGCTGATATATCCAAACCACCTTTTGCAAATTCATTAACTCTAAATCCATTTTCTTTAATACCTAATTTAGGTATTCTCTTATAGATTAGTTTAGCTCCTCTTTTACTCTTCTTACCTTCATCATTTACATAAGCTATTTCGCCAATTAATTGATATAATTGAATTGAAGTATTATATCCAGAACCATTATTTACAGTTATGAATTCTGCTCTTCTAGTTCTATAGTGAGGAACAGCAAAACTGTCATACATAGTAATAGCTTTACCTCCAATGTTACTTCTAGATTTAGACAATACAATATCATAATCACTACTCTTAGAACGGTCTTCCTATTGTTGTTGGAAAGGATCGTTGCTATTAGGCTTAAGATTGATATTATATTTAGGAACTATATTAGGATCATCCCACATATTTCTAGCTATTGTTAATCTAATAGAAGGAAAACTCATAGATTGAGGATCATCCCCAGTTTGAGCTATAGAACTATATCCAGATATATCTCCTCCATTTTTAAATTGGTCTAATACTTCTTTAATATTAGATACATAACCATTATCAATCTTATATTGAATAGGAACTAAATGGAAGAACGCATTTACTCCTCTTTCATCATAAGAAGTATAATATGCATATTTAACCAAATCTTCTGCAAATTCTCTAACTATATCATCGGTATCTTCAAGTAATTGAGCGAAAGCAGATATTAACTGATTCTCTCTATCATAGTCATTGTTCATTGATGATTCAGATAGAATGATTCTGTCTACATTCTAACCTTCTAAGCCATCTGCCGGATATTCCTATAAATAATTTAACAATTCATTCTTTATAGTTCCATCTTGATTAATAAGATGTGGAAAAGCATCTTTATTAAGTAACAGATATCTTTTAAGTTTAGTTAATCTAGAACACATAGTATTCTTACCTACAAACATACCTCTAAATTGATCATCCGTCATTTTAAGAAAATCAGTATTAGAAGTAGCTCTAGCTCTAATTATACTATCAATCATTCTATTTATATTCTGAACAAACTTCTTATCACCCTAGTGTTTATAGGATATTAAATCATTACCATCTGTACCTTTGATGATATCTCCTCCTACAATATTACCCATTACTGAATTAAATATATTCTAGTAAGTCCAAGTTGCAGGGAACGTTTGACTCTTAAGAATCTTTCTAGCTATAGTAGTAGCATTATATAACTTCTTACTTAAGAATGTATTACTAAAGTAATACTTTAAAGCATCATCTACTTCCTTACCTTTTATTTCAAATACTCCAGAATTATCATATATGAACGTTTGATATGAATTCACAAAGTTTAACTATAGTGCAAGATTGTTACCAAACTTCTTAGTATCAATCTGAGATCTATGTACTAATTCACTAAGTGTTTTAGCATCCATACTTAATTCTTTATAAGCATGTAATACAATAATCTATTGATATAAGAATGGCAAATTGTCCTATTTTCTATTCTTTAAAGCGTATATAAGACTAGATTCATCAAATACCTGTGTCTTATCTATTACTTCACTCTTTATTCCAGGATATGCAGAGTACCCAATTTCTTCAGCTAAGCCATTATATTTAGCTTTCCAATTTTGTTTACTTTCACCTTCTGGTAGAGCATCTATAGCTTCCTTAAGTAACCTACCATACACATTGTATAATCCAGTTATTATCTAGTTTTCCTATAGATTCTCAGCTCCATATACTCCCTTACTGTTGATAACTCTATTAGATAACTCTTTTAATATAGGTTGAGCTAAGAAATAGAAAGTATTCTTACCTTTACCACCTCTAAGTAATAGGTTAGTCATATTATAAGTAACCTAATTAACATTTAAAGCAATAATGTAAGGATCTTTAGCAACGTCTACGTGAGCATTAATCATAGCAGATAACCAGTCAAGAATTCTAAATCCATCTTGACCTTTAATAGCATCTAAATCTCCTAACTGATATACGTTACTATGACTATATATCATGTTAAGATGCATTAACTATGTTAATACATGGTTAGTAGAGTTAAGAGCAAAAGGAGCAATACCTGCTTTACCACTAGTATACTCCTCTTTTCTAGATTCCTAGAACGAAGGCAACAATTCATAGAAAGGATCTGCTTCTTGTTTACTAGAACTTGATATTAACGGTAGTACATCATCTTGTAGCATACCAGTAAGAGTATCAATAGACGCTCTAGTCTCAGCCATATTCTTAGTGTCAGATACTACTAATTGATAATTCTGTATTATCATGTTCTGTAACGCTTCAGGACTTTGCTCTCTTACTTTGTCATTAGTATATTGAACTATATTTCCATCTGTATCGTAATTCAACATAGCAATATACAGTTTATCAACGTCGAAGTCAGAACCAGTCATTGCTGTAAATTCGTCAGGAACTACTATAGTATCGCTGAATCTATCAGGAAGCACATCTACTACTTTAAATGAGAAAGTAGAAGACAAACCCTGAGTAGGGATACGATAGCCAATACCTTGTGGAGTAGAATTAGTGCCAATTACATTGTGGTCAGTTAACCATTTCTTCATAGTTCCATAAGAAGTCTAATATTCTTTTGGTACTATATGTCTAAAGAAGTTAGTACTTAGAATAACATCCATACTTCCATCTTTATTCAGGAATCTAAGTTTATTACCACCATTAAATGCGCCATTTAACTATGATTCTTTCATTCTAGCATCAGTTGCTTTTAAACCAAACGAAGACATCTGAATAGCAGAACCACCAGGAGTATTAATATCTACTACTTCTTTATTTATAAATGATATAATTCTACTTTCAATCCATTGTCTACTACTCTGAGCTGCCAACGGAACAAGTATATTACCATCCTAATCAAGAGTAAGACCTTTAACAAATTCATCAGACATACCAGAGCTAACAGCCTAACTAACTAAATAGTCTGATAAAGCCTTATTATTCAGTTTGCCTTTATGGAAGAATCTCTTAATTATTCTCTTATAACCTATATCAGATAACTAATTGATAGCATCCATTGTTTGAGTCTTAATCTGTTGACCAGTCTTAGTAGTGGCTTTATTAGTACCGTACACTCGATCGTCTATAAGATTACCTAAACATATTTTAACAGCCTAAGTGCCAAATGAACGGTCAATGTGCTCATGTGGATCTGTGTTCAACTGTAAACGTAAATTACGAATATCTTGAACAAATACAGGTAAATCTCCTTCTTTCTTAGTAAGATTGAAGGATTTTTTATTCAAACCTTCAACATTAAAGTGTTCGTTTTTAGGACCTTCGTAAGCTTCAAATTTAGTTCTACCGCCAACCTTAACCGCAGATTCAAAAGTAACCATATCGATTACTCCTAATTCCTCATTATTCATACGGTCATATAAAACCTTATTATCAGCCTTAGCTATTACTTTGAATAATGGGAACATAGCCATCTTATCGAATACAGGAACATTCAGATTTATATCGTTCTCTCTATGGTCTCCAAAATATACCATCTTTAAAGGTTTAACTACAAGAGCTAAAGTCTTCTGATATAATTCCGGATCATTCATCCATGACTCATCTTCTCCTTCCATTATTTGATAAGCTTCTTCGATAGCATCACTCCATTGTCCTAATGCTTTCATAATACGTCTGTACATAGCAGGGCGAATGTATACGGCAGCATCAGATTGATTAATATTACCACCTACAATATTTCCTTTATCATCTCTTCTGAAGTCATACGGTCTAGCACTAGCATTAGTATAGCTATCTACAAACTCTTTCTAATTCTGCGTAAGAGAATTATAGAAAGCATCTTCCTTCTATTTAGTAGATAAAGCCTATATAACCTCATTGTCACTTAAATTAGGATGAGCTTCGCTGTATAAATCACGTAGAATAGAGTTTCTGAATATACTTTTTAATTCGTCATAATAATCAGAACCAAGCATATTATCAGCAAGATGCATTACTGTTACTTCAGTATTATTCTCAGCAGGATTGTCCCAAATAGTTCTAAGATTAGTACCAGTAGATAATACAGAAGACAAACGTTTAATCTTATCAACGTCTTTACCAGTTATAACATCAATAGAATCTCCTTGTTCAGTCTTAGATTTAGATTTCTTCCACTTATAATAAGCAGGATCTCCTGTAAAACATTTCTCTACTTCCATGATAGAAATAGCCTGATTAGCTACATGAGAACCAATTACAGAGAATAATATATCTTGATTCTTAAGACCAGATTCTTCAGATGTATACATTGAACTATCTAGTTCTGATTTATAGTAATCGAATATGTTACTAGGTATTAACTTATTAACATATTCACCATTTGAATATCCAAGTACACCTCTCTTTACAAGAGCTCGCATTTCTCTTTGAGTAGCATACAGTAACAAATGATTTATTGCAGAGAATATAGGAGCAGAAGGTTCTATAACTTCTTTAGAATTAGGTTTAGATGCACCTAACAGCAATACTTTTAAATCTGATAAATACTTCTGAACCTCTTCTGTAGTACCATATTGTTCTAATCTTGCTAATTCTTGATTGACATTTAAAACATCTTCACCAAGTCTCAGTCTAGTAAAGTATCTGAATCTACCTCCATTTCCAGTATGATCCATCTTACCATTTTTAATCTTACCGTGGTAATTGTCTACTCTTAAAGTAGGATGTTGTGCAATATAGTCTTTTTTCTAGAAATAATCCCATACCGCATTAAACTCATCTAACCAGTAATTAGCAAATATATTAAGAGTACCTTGACTAAATCTTCTTTCTCCTATATAAGTAGAATTTTCAGCTGTTAAATCTTCTCCAATAATAGCTGCATAATTAGCTTCTCCTTCATCAATATATTTACTAGTAAGAACATCCTTTACCATTTTGATGCCTGATATACTATACCAAGTCTTTTTATCAGACATAGTGGGCAATATCATTCTATCATTAAAAGTAAGAGTAAGCTTAGCAATATAATCTTCAACAGGAGTAATACCGAAATAATCTCTACTAGATTCATCTATATTCAGTGCTAAGAAAGTATGCAATTTAAATTTAGTATTCTTAGCATTAGCTATCAAGCTATGCGCAGAGAATGGAGTACTTAATATCTATTGTTTCTTACCATTAGCATCTTGATTAATGTTACGCACTTGGTCTGTCATATAGTTATTTTCACTAATGGGATAAATCAATGCACCATCTGCTCCAACAACACTAAATTCTTGAGGAGAAGGATGAACCTTACCGTAAGATATTGCCATTACAGCTATCTAACTATTAGAATTTCTACCAAATGTAAACATTCTATCCAAAGTTCTAGAGTATCCACCACCTGATGTAGATTTTACACCTATATCTTTAGTTTCAGCTAATTTAATCAAAGTAGCTAAAGTACCTTCATTAAATCTCTCTGTTTTACCAGCTCCAGTGCCTTTCCAGAAATTATATAATTTATCAAATTCAGTAGTTCCAATATAGAAGTTATTAAGCATATAATCTAATGCTAAGTTATCCATAGGAATAGATAAAGCATTAAATACATCCAATAAAGTGTCCTTTATTTCCTATATCTTAGTATCATCTACTGGTTTACCTTTCTTTATTCTATCACTTACTATTTTAAAAGTAGAACTTAATTTACCTCTTCTGTCTTTTAAGAATTTAGCAAACTCTGGTTTGATGAAAGGTCTACCGCTATCTGTTCTGTCTATAGCATCAGATGCGAAGAACATACCTGACCATCTAGCAGGAAGTCTACCTACTTTACGTAAATTATCACTATCTTCTACAACCCAATTAAATTTACTTAAGCTAGATTGTATTTCACTAGCTATTTCATCTTCAGACTTACCTCTTGTATTTACTTTAGGATGTTTAGTAGTAATAGTGTCTAACTGTACTTTAGAACTCTTTATAGTTATCTCTAACTAAGTTTTAGTATTGTCAGATATAGGTGCTTCTTCCGAAGTAAGAATATCATATAAAGATTTAAAGAAAGGAATAGTATTACCTAAATTAGCGCTTCTATCTATTATATCCTGATACTTATCTATATCCCATAAGTTCTCCATAATCTGATTCCATACAAAATTGAAATCTTCAGTTACAGGAAGTTGGAACATATCATCATGTACAGGAAATAATTCTTTAGTAATAACGCCGGTTTCTTCATCTTCAACAAATTGGTATTCATACTTAGGTATAGAGTAGAAGAACAGTTTAGCTCTAAAGCTAACGTTATCTTTCTTACTTACTTCACCTTGATTCTTATCCCAATTGTTTTCAGATTGTTCACCAGTCTCTACTTTTAATCTAGACTCTTCCTCATTATCTACTTTTTCTACTTCTCTAATTCCTAATTGTTCTATCTTCTTACGAACATATCTAGTAAATATATCTTTGTTATTTACTATATCCTGAGCAATATCTACATATTCGTCAGATATCCAACCAAAGTCTATATTCTACTGTAATCTGTCAAATAACAAAGAAGTATTAAGATTATGAACATCCTCTATGGTTCTAATATTAAATATAGATAACGCTCCACTAGTAAGAGAATTAACAGCATGATAGAATACATCTGGATCAGTTATATGAGGTAATTTAGCTTCTTCTTCCTTTGATAAACCAGGTATATAATAAGATAAACCTTCTGGTTTACGGCTATAGAAATCTTCTAATGCTTGCTTAGAGGCTTTATAATCCTTAAACTAACCGTCATTTATACTCTTGAAAAAAGCTCTGATTATATTTCTGTGAGAATTCCAGAAGTACAAGGTATTATATATCTTCTTAAAGATTCTAATGACATTATATAATAAACCTTTACCGTTTTGATCCTTAGCGTAATTACGGAATTCTTCAGCAAGCGCTTCCTCTGCTTCATCTTGAGTAAGATTTCTAGCACTTCTTTTAGATTTAGAATATTCTTGATATAACTTAGTTCTCTATTGTTCACTCAATAGCATTTGAGTTACATAGTGGAATGCTTCGTGATATTCTACACCTGCACCAGATTGTCTAGATAAAGATATACGAGGTATTAATTCGTTAGAAAGTGCATCCATTACTACACTGAACAAACCGTACGCCTCTTCATTAGCTCCAAACTTAATCATTTGGTCTGTTACTAATATCTGATCGCTATCTATACCTAACTTATCAAATAACCATTTCTTAGCAGAATCTTCATTAAACTTACCTCTACCTTTAATAGTTGATTTAAGACCACCTAAGAACTTAATTGGAGTAAGAGTAACTTCTCTTTTACCAGTCTTAGGATTGAGAACAATACCCCATTTAAGGTATTGACTTTCTTTCATTCCATTATCTGGTATACTTAATCCATATTTCTCAAGATTCTCAGGAGTAGCTCTTTCTGCAATTACAACTTTCTTACCACTAGCTGTCTTAGCTTGAGAAGGTTTGCTTACATCTTCTATTACTTTATCTTGAGTATTAACAGTAGGTTTAGGTTTGTCTTGTTGTTTCTATAATTCTTCTCTATTTATTGTAGCATCATCTGCATATATAAATGGAGCATAAAATGCATGTTCACCTAAATCTGTCTTTAATATTCCATTATTAATAGCCCATGTAATTACTAGAGGAGAATCAGACACCTTTACAGCCTTACCGTCTTTAAAAGTATAACCTATTTCTTTTAAAGAAAATGTTAAGTCTTTAGAGAATATAGGTATTCTACTGTTTTCGTCTTTTACTAGATTAGGAGAACTATTAGCTATAGACACTAGTAAGTCTATAAATTCTTGAGGGAATTCAGACATTAATACATCCTTATCAGTATTCCAGTGTATATTCTATGAAATCTAGAATACTATTCTTCTCTTTTCAAAATCTGTTAAAGTAGCTAAGTTAGTAAATTGTGTACTGAATCTCTTTTCGGTTCTAGGACCTTCTTGAGTATATACAGTAGCATCTTCACTATAGTATCCATTAACAAAGAATCTATTACCTTTATCATCAGTATATATACCTAATTGCTTTCTTACTAAGAAATTATACTTAACTCTTTCTACTCCTTCTAAACCATTAGTAAATGTATTAGAGCCACTATTAGCTAATAATGACAATAAGAAAGAATCAATTACCTTAGCATTAGAACCTCTTACTGATGTTTGACCAGTAATAATATTAAATATTAACTCAGCAGTAGAAGGAGCGACAGGCTTTCCTTGCTCATCTACATTTTGAGTACCGTCTGCATTAAAAGCCAACTTAACCTATTCCGGATTGTTTACTCCAGATATTCTATGCAATTCCTCAGATAACATAATAGGCAATGTAGCAGTACCAGAAGGAGTATTCTCAGGTTTAGGTATAAAGTATATTTTACCAGCATAACCTATACCTTGTGTTTCAGTCTTATCTCTAGTAAACATATCATCTATAGAGAAAGGATCAACACCAAATGGGCCCGTACCATATCCAAACTGGATATCTCCACTAGTTATTTGTTCAGACATAGCAATAGCATCTTCTGTTATACCAAAATCACTTACTTCAGTTAGCTTTCTAAACTTTGGTAATCCTGCCTCATCTACTTGATTATCAAGCTGACCGTTACTTATTCTTATTCCTACAGGTTTAACATGCTTCCTAGCAGTTAATGGTAATGTTTTAGTAGTAGAATATTCTGGAGCGTAAGCCTTAATTATCTTAGCTCTCAATTCTCTTAACTTCTATATCTACTCATCTATTTCATCCTAAGTCATTTCCGTATCTCTCATACGGTCATACAGACTCTAATTGATTGCTCTAACAGATGCATTATACAGTTTACCATCCTTCTCTATCATCACGTGAATAGCTAAATTATCTATAGCACTATCAAATGACATGTCATGTTTAAAGGATGTAACTACAAAGTATATATCATCAGCTGTTGATAACCATCCCGGAATAGCTAAATTATCAGCTAATTCTCTACCTGGTCTTCTATCAACTTTACCACCATCTTTACCTACAAACTTTACAGATTTACCAGCTACAGTAATAGGCATAACTTCATCTGTATTAGGCTGGAAGAAGAAAGTATTAGCTATATGTAATCTTCTGAATTTCTTTCTAGCAGCTACCCAACCATTAGTAGACCTATTATAATATGAAGAAGGGCCCTACAATCTGGAATCAAAATCATATGATTCTTCAAATGCAGATTGTTCTAATATATCTTGGTCATTTACAGGTATTCCGTTTTCAGGATTACCATCAGACATGTACACTAGCTAATCGTTCTAAGCATCATAAAAAATTTCATCAGATTTTGGAGTGTCCTCTATTTCTGTAACATTTACTGGATTCTCTACTTGAGGAGCAATATCTGAAGCTGCAGGAGTATCCTCTACTTCTGTTACTGTAGGCTATTCTGCAGATCCTTCTTCCTCGTCCTGTAGTGATTCCTCAGCAGGAGCAAATTGAGCATCGTCTACTTCCTCCTGTTGTCCCTAAGACTCTTCAGCAGTAGAATCATCTGTTTGCTATTCTTCTACCTCTTCAGCAATATCTGTAGGTTCTACTGATGTAACTTCTTCAGCTGGATTCTGCATCTATACTTCATCTTCTATATCTTGATTAGTATTAGTAACACCATCCATTTCCACATCAGCTTCCACCTCATCTACACTTACTCTATCTTGTAAAGGAGAGCCTTCTATAGCTTCCTCTAACATATTTAGTTGATCTTCTAGACTACTTATTTCCTATTCAGCTATCTATACATCTGGTATAGTAACCTCCTCTACTTCATCCATAGGAGCAACCTCTGGAGCTTTTGTTTCAGTATTGGGAGTTCCTTGTTCTATATCTGCTAAATTACCAGTATCTTCAGCTATCTCCTCTCTACTTACTTGCTCTTGATCTTTTTTACGCTGTAAATCTTTCTGAATAACAGACATAGCTCTTTTACGATGTACTAAATCCTGGTCGGCAAGTTTATCGTCTTTGCTCCATTCTTCATTTACAGAGTTATCATAATCCTATATAATCTAATCAGAAGTTCTAGTCTTACCGTTTATCTTGTCTGCCTACATCTCATTAGTAAGTATTTGCTTCTGCTGTTCTTCGGTAAGATTATTATAAGTAGGTTTATACAATCTAGTATCACCTACATATTTTCCAGTAGTATATGCTAAAGCATGAGCGAATAAATCAGCTCTTGCCCCATCATTAACATACTTACTTATGGTAGCTACAGATAATTGATCTGCAAAAGGAACAGATAATCCAAGATCCATTACCTGTTCTCCTACTTCTTCTCCTAAGAATCGCTGTATAACTGGTTTACGTTCTTCTATTTGAGATTCTACATACTTTATAATACCAGATATACCATCTACATTTACATCTAAATTCTTATCCTCTTTTAGTCTTTGTAAATCCTGTTTTCTTGAATTAAGTTCATCTCTAAGAGTAAGTAAGTCATTGTAATCTTGAACAGCAACCATTCTGCCCATGAATTCATTAGCATACTCTTCTTCAGACAGTACATTTCTTTCACCCAGTAATTGGTCTACGTATTCGGATAATTCCTTTTTACTTCTAGAAGTAATATCAGATGCAGGTAAATCATTAACTATCTGTCTTCTTCTATCACTACGTTTTTTATCATAGCTAGCTAAATAATCAGAATAATGCTGCTTTATTTCTTCTTTTAAATCAGCATCTTCTCTTATTTTCTGAATAACACTTTCTATTTCTCTAGTAGAAGCTTCAGATGCTTCACTAGCATCCTTTAACCTATCTTGAATATATACAGCATTTTTTACTACAGATATAAAGTCGTCATTGTTTATCCCTAGTTCATCAGTTATATTACGTAAAGACTTATTATTAGATAATCTTTCTATGTTATTTACTAATCTTATGTCTTCATCAATCATTTCATTAGTAACACCTTCAGGTTTAAATTTATCCTTAAGAGTTTCTAAATTATTGATTATTCTAGAATAACCTTTTCTTCCATCAGAACTAGCAGCATTCATGAACTGCTCTACTTTATTTTGTCTTTCGGCATTACCATATCCGTCAGCAATATAACCTCTCAGATTACTATCTGTAAGATATTGAGCAGTAGCACTATATACGTCAGGTGAACTAAATACTCCAGACATAAATAATCCAGTAAATCCACCTATATCCATAGATTTACGTAAATCAGCATCACCATTTAGATTCTCATCTGGGTGAATACCATAGTATGCCATATGAGCTTCTCCTGCTAATTTTAATGCATTAGCAGCTCCCTACAATAGACTATAATCTCCAGCATTATCATACTTACCAGTTCTATAGTAATTACTTACTACTCCCTGTTGGCCTTCTTCTGTCTTTTCCATGAAGTAAGAAACGCCTAATTTCTTACCAATGTTAGTGAGATTACTTATGGCATTGTATGCTCTAGTTTTACCTCCAGGAGTTTTCCACGCTTTATCTACAGCTCTAGCAATAGTACGATCTATAATACCATCAGCTGCTACATATAAATCATCTTTACGTAATCTGTCAGTTACAGCAGTCTCTAATCTAGATGTTATACCACGATTGCCTATAGCTCTTTTAGCAGCTTTCTGTAAACCAAAGTAGTTCTTCATATATGAACCACCAAACATAAACATACCTTGAGCTAAGTCAGATAACATTAAAGCTTGATTAGTCTATCTAACTACATCTAGACCTTTTTGAGAATCATTTACTAGCTAATTAAAATTAGCGTCGGGAGTAATTATATTCTGTGATAAAGCGTTTTCTAATACTTCATAATCTGTCATTTCAGAAGTATCAAATCCTCTGGCTTTTAGCTACTCATCGGCAGATTGTATTACACTGGGAAGATTAATTCTCATCTAATCTGCACCTTCTAATACTCTCTGCTTAAACGAATCAAATACTTCAGCTTGAGTTTCTGAATTACGAGTGTAATTAGTAATAGCAGCTTGAGTAGCTAATTCTGCAGCACCAATTAATAAAGGAGCAGTACCACCAGAACCTGCAGCCATAACTGCTTTAGATGCCCATTTGGCAGCCATGCTAGTACCAAATTGTCCTAACATAGCTCCAAATTCAGAATAACTAGTACCTAACTCTGGTAATGCATAAATCCAAGATTCTGGATTAAATGTAGATATTTGATTATTCTCTTGTTTTTCTCTAAACTCAGCAGATATTTTACTTGGGTCATACAACCAATTACCATGCTTTAAAGTATGTATCATACTTTGTATCTACTGATTTTTATCAGCTAAACGAGAACTTACAACCTTTTCAGCATTATTAAGCTGTTCAATCTGCTTTGCTAAATTGCTGCCTTGGTTTTTACTACTCCACATATATTCTATTTGATCTGGAGATAGTTGATGAGTTCTCCCAAAGATTGCATCGTTTATACCGTCATTAGCTAATAAGTGCTTAAAGTTATTACCAGGATTAAGATCACCAATATAATCTTCTGCTAGCCAGTCAAAACTATAGTATTTCCATAAGTCTGTTACAGAACCAAATTTATCAGTACTGAATAATTTACCAGGTCTAGTCTCATAGAATATATCCTGTAAATACGGATTAGTTCTAGCTAGCTCTTTTAAACCAGGTTGATGATATATGATGTTACCGTTCTAATCTAATTGGTTTACACCATTTTCTATATTCTTAATATTATCTTCTAGTTCAATTATTCTATTCTGAGCTGATTGAATTTGCGTAGGTGTCCAATCTGTTGCAGAATCAATCTATCTTTGTAAATCAATTAATTCTTGTTTACTTGTAAGATAATCTTTAGCTAGATTAATAGAATTTAAATAGTTAGCTTCACCCTCTCTAACTTCATTCTATAATCTACTTAATTTAGATTGATCCTTCTTTTCCATAAAACTACGATATACATCTAAAGCTTTTATGTCTCCAGACTTCTCAGCTTCATCGTACATATAGTCTAGGACAGTGATATTCTTATCCTTATCATCTGCGTCTTCACTAGACTGAAGTAATTCAGGCATACTTCTAGATGTCCACCAATTAGATATTCTACTTTTACTATCTTTTGTAGAATCTTCATTAGTAGTTTTATTATCGTAGTTTATATCGTTCTCTCTATCTTCTAATCTTCTTTGGTAATAATCTGATCTAGAATCGTATGAATACCCATAATCACCTTGTAAGGTATAATTAGGGTATTCACTAGCGATATTATTATCTGTATTTTTACCTAGAGTATAGTTCTATTGTCTACTCATAATATTATATTAAAATAGTCTGTTACTTTCAGATTGAGCTTGCATTACATCTCTAATGTCTTGTCCTATGTTTCTACTCTTAGCATGTAACGCATCATTCTCAACTGCTTCTAAACCGCGTCTGGGTACAACTGTACTTACTGGAATTCTTAAATAAGTGCCTTGTTTAAGAGCGGTATTAATCGAAGTTCTAGTTTCACCATAATCATTTGTAGATTCAGTTACTCTTACCTGATCTTCGTCGAGATTTACCCAATCTCCTTGTACTTCTGCTAGATCTCTAGCTGTATATTTACCTTTATCTATTTCTGATTTAGGAATAAAAATGTATTTATTATGGAATATGTTTGAACCATCTGTAGTAATATTCGGAGTTCCAGCTACTAAGAAATTCTTAAACTGCCCCTTTTCAAAATCATCTTGTAACTTACTACTACTACCAATCTTTCTATCCATTAAATTCTCAGCAAGACGTTTTCTAAGTAAGAACTCAGAAGAAGAATTACCTACTCTCCAACCTTGAGAAGTCATCTTACCCGTCTGAGTTCCTTGAGCAGTTAATACTTCGTTTGCCTCAGCACCTATACCACTACTTAAAGTTCCAATAACATCGTTAATTGCACTATTTAAACTGTTATTAGTTTTAGCACTAAGAGTAAACATATCACTGAGTTTCTTTCTAGCATCTTGAACTGTAGGTGCATCTTTTAAAGCTGAAGCAAAAGTATCTCTTGCCGTTATCTCTAATTGATCAGTTAGATTAAGTAAACGATTCTGTTGACTTCCTGCGCCTGCTCTTCTAGCTAATGCTACAGCCATTGGATCACGTTCTGCTTGGTCATAAGCAAATTCTCTACCTGCTGTAATAAGTGTTCTATTAAGTTGCTCTTCAGCATCCTGTCTACTAAGACCTTGTCTTTGTAATACTTCTAAATGCTTTTGATATTCTGGGGTATTCTGTATACTAGATAAGTTTCTTTGTATTTCATAATCTGTTCTATCAGTAGAAACTCCTTGATGAATCCATCCATCTTTAACTCCCATGAAACTAGCTTTCAGATTATCTACATATGGTCTCACTAAGTCTACTTCAGATTTATAAGCTAAAGGAGCTACGTCATTAAATATTCCACTATCTACTGTGTTATAGTTAGTGAAATCCACATCATGCCAAAGAGGATTATACATCCCCTTTATCATTAATTCCTAATTAGCCTTTTGTCTTGCTAGCATTCCTTCTCTACTTTGCTTTAAATTACTAAGAGTAGCATAATCAAGATTAGCAATACGAGAATTCAATCTAGCTCTAAAGTTAGCATCTTTCATTGCATCTGGATTAGTAGCAGCTTCGTCTATTAAGTCTCTTATCTTTCCTAAAGAGTTCTCGTAGTATCTCTAAGTATCTACAGCAGAAGGAGATTGAAATTCTCCAAACTTACTAACAGTATTAGTAAATTCATTAGCAGCTTGTTCAACAGCTTGTCTTTGTGCCTAACCTATTCTATACAATTCACCAAAATTAATTGGTACATATGTATTCATTATAGGAGCTTCTGCAGCTCTATCGTATCTATTAGCTTGCATCATTTACCTCCTTTTCTTTTTATTGTACTACGATTAGAATTCATCATAGCTCTGAGATCATCTTCAGTAAACCCAGCTTGCAAGAATCTTTGATACAAAGGCCACATTTCCATATCTCTAGCTTTCTGATTACGCATTAACTCTCTATTCTGAGCCCATTGACTTAACTGACTTAAACCAGCTCTACGTATATTTCTAGCAGTAGCTCTATTCTGAGCATTAGCTTCATTAGCCATATTCGTAGCATTAACCCATTGCTGTCCTAAACTATTCATAGTATTAGCATAATCACCTAAGTACTGATTGTTAACATTACTTTCTTGAGATCTTAAACTAGCTATAGCTCTGTCAGTATTAACAGCTGACTGTAATCTATAAGCTAAATTAGCTCCAGCACTAGTATTAATCTGACTAGCATTATAATTACTAGTAGCTCTATTACGGTTTAAATCTTCAATAGCAGGACTAATATCATATCTACGTCTACGCATCGCATTACTAATACTAGTAGCATAAGGATTATATACTGCATCAACTGTTTCAGGTCTACCAGTAAATAGATTAGACATAACAGGAGTTAAAGAAGCTATCCCTGACAAAGCAGACCCCCAATTAAATTTATTATTATCAGGCTCAGGTTTACTATAAGCATTACTTTTAGGTAAAGTAGTAACCTTATCTGCTTGAGAAGTAAGGGCGTCTCCTAAACCTGCCATTTCACTATTAGTAGCAGTTAGTAACTCTGGATGTTTTGGTTTCAGCGGATTAACTGTACCATACCAAGTAAATGGTAATTCTGGCTTACCCTCATCAATTAATCCTGTACTTGTAGAAGGAGTGGTTCTATGTCTTTTAACTGAAGTACTACTAACACTTGTAGGAGTTGTAGTTGATGCAGTTTGAGTATTACTAGGATTAACAGGTACATGATACCATTGATTATTGCCAGTTCCCCACTGTACACTAGCTCCCCATTTACGATTAGGATTATAGATAGCATCTACTATTCTATCTCCTAAACCAGGTTTAATTTCATCGCCTAAAGCAGCAGCTTGTATCTACTTAGTTTTAGGTTTAATACCTTTACTTTGTTTAACAGATTCCTGCATAGCAAATAACTAATCATGAATCATATTATTATTCATTTCATTTAGTTTTGCTGCATTCTCTGCAAATCTGTCATTATATTTACTTTTTTTCTTTGCCATCATTTTCTCACCAAGTTGTGCAAATGTTTCTTTTCTACCAGGTACTTTAAGTTTATCACTTAGTACTCTACTACCTTCAGGTAAACTAACTAAATTACTATCAGTAGGATTATTATTCTCTGGTACTTTACTTATACTTCCATCGGGAGTCTATATTAATTCACCATCATCTACATACGCTAAAGAAGAGGACGTTCCTCCATTAGCCATAGTATCTGTATTCATCCCTATCATATCTTCATATGCTTCACTTTGTAGGTAATTAGTACCTTGTACAGCGGCTCTATTACTATAAGCATTCTTCTTAATTGCTGCTCTTTTCCTACGAAGTTTTCTATTACCGAACGCTCCAATTAGACCACTACCAAGACTACCTTCATCATAATCAGTAAAAGAAGTCATTCTAGCCTCTTCACCGGATCTACCTATTAGCCCTATGCCTGCTCCTACTGCAGCACCAATTGGACCAGCAACTTGGAAACCAGTAGCTGCACCACTGGCTATGTCACTTACAGATTGTGCAGCAGCTTGCCCCCCTGTAGTAGCGTTAGATTTCTAAAAAGGAGTAGTTAAAGTATTTAATATATCAGGAGCACTTTCAAGCATGTTATTCCCAATTTCTTTGAATTGAGTTCCAAATGCATATGCTGGTACTTTTGTTTTCTTTTTACTTTTCATATCAAATTAATGAATTTCTGTATGTTGTTGTAATCTATGGTATTTCAAAAGTATGATCTATATCAGAATCTAACTCATAATCGCATATCATATACTTACCTCTTAACCTAGCAGGTAACGATAACGCATCTTCATTCTTATCTGCTCTAGGTATAGGGAATCTAAATGTATCTTCTCTATAATCGGTTATTATATGTTGTTCAGGAGTAATAACATTACCTTCTTCATCAAGTTCTTCTTCAGTATGCTCTCTAATAGCTTCTTGATGTTTGGTACTGAATTTCATATAATCTATGATATCGTCCTTAATAGACTCTTGATTACCATCTCTAAACTCTCCTTGTAATCTAACATTATCAAATACTTTAGTATAAGGAGCATTCTTATTAATAACTATTTCTAATTTAGCTTTTCTATCTAAAGGAGTTAACCCTATTACTCCAGTATCATGTATAGTATGCAATTCGTTGTCTTTTATTGCTACTACTCTATCAGAAATAGGTAACGACCATTTAGGATTAAATGTATAGAAAGATGTAAATCTACCTAACTACTCATTAAATACTAGTGGTTTATTTAGTACATTAAACCATACCTCATTATACTTCTTATCAAATAAGGACATAGCTTTAGCCCTATCTTCTTTAATGTTTTTATTAAAGTAAGATTGTACCTGCTTTTCTTTAGATAACTAACTTACTTGACCTGTATAAGAACATATTTCGTTCTTATCATAATCGTACCAATAAAGCACATTATCTGAATTAATTATACTCTTGTCATTCTTAATAGACGAACCATTAGTAGTAGTTACGTAGTCGAATCTACTTAATATACCACCAGTACCTAATACTAGTTGATTTACATTATCGTCAGTAATAAGTGATCTTTCATTGACAGAAGCTACTCCTACTCCAGTATCTTGGAAATAGAACAGTCTATCTTTGAATACTTTTAGATTGGTTATGTCTCCCCACTGATTATCTACATCTAAGTAATCAGCTACTTTGAATTTAGACCACTAATCTATTACTTCATTATTAGTCTTAGCCTATGAAGTTAATATTCTATTAGTATACCTTACGTCTTTATCAGCATACATAGAATTAGGTACATACAATTTACCAGTATTCTATGCAGAATAAACAGAATTATATACAAAGTAAGGAAGATCTTGTACGTGTATATCCTACATCTAAGTAGGCTCTAACTGCAACCAAGAGTCTGCAAAATTTGAACTAGTTACTGTTCTATGAATCTGATCTCCGTGGAATAAATTCATATTAATAGAACTTTCAAATGGTATATAAGCTCCTATATAATTCTTCATTCCATCCCATTCTTTAGCATCAGGTAATTGGAATAGCATGGTATTAGGATAATCTAATAAGCTCAGATAAGTATCTCCTCCGAATACATACTTGCTATCGTGTGCTGCTATACTTATGTATACAGAATTCTGTCTAGATGAGAATGTATTACCTCCATATATAGAATTACCATCACGTTTAACATTAAATACAGGAATAGCATTAGTAGAATCAAATGGATGAAGTTCTGGATATTTACTAGTAGGTACGCTATTAAATCCAGAGAATACATTCTATAATTCAGGTACATGAGCTATGATACACGGACCAGCTGGACCTTGTAATGATTGATTATCATTATGAATAAAATCGGACATAGAGTAATTAGTATAAGTTCTATTACCAACATTTATTCTTTTAGCCACTACATCTGGAGCCCCATACATGTTATAGTCTATGTTAGGCGGATATTTAGCATCTTCAATATATGATGTAGATTGAGATTGCCCAAATGTTGGAACGAAATATTTAGCTATTGATGCTCCACGGTATACCTTATTACCTCTACTATCTTGATAAGGGAATCCTACAGCTAATACATTAAGACCCCATCTACTACCATAACCTACATATGGCACAGTATCTTGCTGCAATACTCTACCATCTATCTGAGTAACGTAATCCGCCGCAGCAAATATACTACGACTTACACTATTACCAATAGTATTACCATTTACATAGTTATCTTTAAAATCATCAAACTTGCTATCATTTACTTTACCACCTACAAATGGAGAATAGTATGAGCCTATACCATCTAAGTATACACTTCCTTCAAACAGTTTGGTTGCATCATCACCCTGTACACATATTTCTGGAGATACTAAACGTATATAATCATTTACTCTCATCGTAAGAGAGAAATTACCGATATCTTCCGCTGTACCTGTTGATATTGCCAATTGTTCACCAATCAAACTACAGAAGAAAGGAGTAGGTCTCATCTCCAAACTACTATCTAATTCAGATCCCTATCCCACATATTTATCCTGTTCTTGAATTCTATACTCATATACGTAACTACCTACTGTTTGCATAACTACAGTTCTATCACGTTCAGTTCTATCACAACGAACTATCTCATAACTTACTGCACCTATAGGCATTTTCTTTACTTTAAATTCTACACCTAAAGCATTACCTATAAGAGTATTATTTTCATATCTAAACGGAGGCATTTGAGAAGCATGAGGCATTCTAATATCACCTATCCAAAGTACGGGAGAAGCTACCGATTTATCATTGTAGAATATTATACCAAATCTATATATCTCATCTCTTTGGTAGCCTCTATAATTAGCTGCTATATATGGATCAGCATAGTTAGGTACATATGAATTATTCTATTGTTCCTTAGTAGGTTGTACTATCTCGGGCATCTTGTCAGTGCCTCTATTAATGTATCTAGTATTATTTCTAACAGCAGATACATTCATACTACAGGATTGATCTAATCTAAACTTATCTTGTTTATTACTTAAATTTATATCTGTAGTTATGAATGAATATTCTATATTAATACCATAACCACCTAATTCACCTTCCTTATTGTATATATATACATTCTAGGAATTAGATGCATCCTTTGTATACTTTGTGTTATTAAAGGGATTTATACAGTCATGAGTAATAGGAATGCGTTTTATAGCTTCATCATCTGTTATAGATAGGCGAATGCTATTACTATCTAAACTAGATAATAACTATACGCTTCCTTCTGAATTAGCTCTATATGCTCTAGCATCATAGTCATTACCATCTTCATCTTCTGGTATCCAAGTATTCTCTGTTATATTAGCAGCAAATAACCTATTCTGCATCTTAGCAAGAGTCTGTGCTATAAACTGATAACCGGTCATAGCATTGAACTCATCTATAGATATATCGCTCAATGTAGAACCATAATCTACATACTGAATATCTGTTTGACCATCTGGAATATCTATTTCATCTACTATACTAATAACAGGAGTAGAGTTATTCTGTTCATAAAATAGACGTATTACTCTTAACTTATTGAAATCCTAAAGAGATAATTCAGTAGATAACATTACTGATTTGTTAGATGATTTATTCAAGCCAGTACCTTTATATTCAGAACTACCTTGGCTAGTTACACTATTTGTTAAGTGAATTAGCTCACTCATTGGAGAAGTAACTGTTTCAGTACCATGCACATTGAATAATTGATAACAATATGTTACCATTCCAGCTTTAAGATTACCTTCAGATAGCCAACGGAATTTAAATGGTAATAAACTTACTACAGGTGTTATTTCTAATGAGCCAGGATTAATTATATTTCCATTCTCATCTATAAGATTAGAATTATCTATATACTTATTACTCATTATGTTAACAATCTTAATAGGACTGTTTCCATCAGTAAAGTATATCTTTATGTTAGTATCTGATTCATAGTTACCTACAATACTTAGTGTGGGATTTTTAGATAAATCTTCACACAATCCTAAAGCTCCTTTACATACTAATTTGATTTGAGGCATATTAGTATCAAACCCCATTAATCTGTATATCTTATTAATATTATCAGATGTTTTAGTTATTACTACTGCAATATCATTTATCGTAGTAGTACCTATTATAGTCTCATCTTTAGGTATAATAGTATCGTATCTTCTAGGATTCTCTATACTTTGTAATACTCCTGTAGTTCCTCCATCATTAGTGATGACACGAACATCCTCAGCATATCTATACTGAGTATCCGGTATCAAATTTACGTCCTAGTCCATATTAAGACCTTGCGTAAATGTATTAACTTGTGCAGTATTACTTATCATATCAATCTTAATGCGCTATCTTGGTTATATAATATCTATTCTTCGCCACTAGTACTGAAGAAGGTATCGTGATCATTCATCTCCGGATATAACTTATGCCAGGTGTTCTTCACATTGATCAAGTCATCTACAGTAGGCATCATAGCTTCAGCATATGCTTGCTTACGATAGAAGTTATAAGAGTTACGTATATCATAATAATCTCCCTGACTTATTTGACCTTTTAACTTTTTAGGATACATTAACTTCATAGTAACATACCAGTATATTGCTTCCTTATAAGACTCTAGATCTGGTATCATGGGCATACTATCTTCATCAGTATATATAGCATAATAAGATATCTTAATATATCCCCTAGGTACATTAGTCATTATATAACCAGGTTTAGTCATATACTATAAATCGTAACTATACATAGTACCATCTTTGTGACCTATTCTATTACCTAGATATCTACCGTTTGCTGTAGGCACAGTATTCTAGTTTATTAATGCACTTAATGTTTCTCTGATATTATTATCTTCATTTAACTTGTCTAATGCTTCTCTATCATTAGTAAGATTAAACATATTCTTAACCAATGGAAACATAGCTGCATCCTGTATCAACATACAAGCTTTACTACAGCATTGATTATCGTGAGATACACCAAAACTGGATGTTGCTTTTCTCATAGGTAACCAACCACCATTACAGCAGTATGAGTATGCTACCTAATCTAATTTATACAAATCACAAGGCAATGATACTTGGTGACATTCTATTGGAAGTATTTCTACTTTATGCTCAAACTACTATATAGCTCCAATCTTGAGTATGGATTCCATAATCCACTCCCGAATATCTGTAATACGTATCTCATCTTCTCTTAAATCGAGATCTGCTATTACTTTAGCTACTACAGAAGCTGAACTAATCATACGATTATTTATCATAATTCTGGGTAATCTTTTGTTTTGTTGAATATTATTTGAGCTAAATTTCTCTTGTTATCTCTTGAAGCTATAAACTAATACTTAGTTTTATTAGTAAGCAAACTGTCTTTCTTTGACCAAAAGAATCTATACTTATAATAATTACTATGGTCATTAAGTAGGTATACAGGCTTACCGGTTTCTTTTGTAGCTTTCCAGTCCCATCTAAGACTCTTGCCTGTGAATTCTTTTGGCTAATGTTTAATGATTTGTAAAGTACCTAATCTACATGGAAACTTAAACTCTTTACAGTTGTACATTACTTCATCTCTAATGTACTAAAAATAGTCATTAATAATATTCTTATATGTCTATAAATCAATATCATATGGTGTATTAGGTTCTATGTACTATTTATAGCTCTCATAGAAATCAGTAGTAGTATAACTCTTTCTCTAATATTTCATATATCAATTATTTATCACTAACTCTGTTCTATGTATCATCATGCGCATCATTGGTATCATCACTAGGCATAGTAATCATAAAACGTAATTCTCTCTCTAATATCATTTGTGTAATAGTTGGTATCATTGCAGATGGTATAGGGAACTCACTATCTGGATCAAAGCAAGCATTAAGCTCTGTAGGGTCTTCAGCTATTACATCTACACTGATATACTCTAGCTGATTAGAATCACCATCTACGTATATTCTATTATTCTTAACCCACGCAATGTAATCTTTACACGTAGCTTTTCTATACTTCTATAATTTAGCTTTAGTACGGCTACCTATCTAAATTATATTACCAAACATATCACGTACATTTATTACTCCAGGTCTATAGTTAAAGTCTATTAACTTAGGGAGTTCTTTATCTCCTACATAAGTAAAGTAACCTGGTACAGTTTCTTCACGGTCTAAATGGATAGGTTCTATAGTAGTAAGATAAGCTTCGCTTACATCACGCCCTTTATCGATCTACTATTTTATCAACATAGATCTATATCCAATGACCCATTTCTCTATTTGAGCTCTGTTTAAATGTTCAGACTCAGCTACGTTGTTATTACGAGCTATGAGCAGTATATTATCAATTATTTCATTAAGCGTCATTATCAAATCTCCATTTATAATTTAACACTCTGTTAATCTTCCCTAAACAATTTTTTCTTATATCTACTTCTCTATTAATATTGCCATATACTACCTTTGCGGCATAACTCATAGAATCCCATGTATCAATATAACTATCACTCAAATCAAATCTATGTACTTTGGTTCCCCTACTTTTTCTATATTTTTCCATTCGAGTGCCATAGTTCAAATTATATTTTGCATCACACCATTCTAGATTGTTTACATTATTGTTGTGTGGATTTTCGTCTTTATGGTTTATATGTGGCAAATTATTTTCATTACTTAAAAAAGTAATTGCTACTAATCTGTGCACTCGATATCTTTTTCTATTCTTGTTAATATTATATAAACCTACAGATAAGTAATCATTCCTATCTACTTTAGGAATTAATATTTTCTCAGGAAAACTGTGCCATCTTCCATGAGTCCCATCATACCACTCCTCCCAAGTTACTCTACCAAGACTTTTTATTCTTCCTAATGTACTAGCTTGATATAAACCTTCGTAACCAGGAATATCTTTCCATTCTTCTTTTAATGACATGTCTATTTATTTTAATAACGTTATAAGCCATATAACGCATTTTAAGGCTGTTATAGGCACTTTCTATTATTAGTAATACAATCCTTTAATTCAAGTAATAGCGGTCTTAAAAAGGCTTAAAATAAAAAAGGTTGATCTTATTGACCAACCTTATCCATAGCATTCTTCATATCCTAAGGGAGCATTTCCTTCATAGGTGGTGGAACCATCTAATTAGCTTTCCTTATTATATTCTTCAACTCACTGACTTCTTTCTATAGTTCTAATATTTTATCGTTCTCTCTAGCTGGTTCATTATCTACTCCCAGCTTATCTAATAATACTTGGCACTTAGCCATTTCTTCATCGCATTTAGCTATTGCCTCTTTCCTCTACTTATACGTATCATATTGATTACGTACTATATTTATAATTTCTTGTTTATCAGTAGATATAGTAAGACCTATAGAATTATCTGTTATAACTGACTTATTCTCAGGTATAGTGAACTTTTTAGTTTCTCCATTACACTATATAGTTATATCTACTACTTTCTTTCTGGGTTGATTAGGCATAGGGAACTACCCTGGTGGTAGTGGCTCGTCATATATTGAACTTACTTGAGTAACAGAACCCTCATTATACTCAGTAGTTTTCTTGAATGTACCAACTACTTCTATTATATATACCTTGTCACCTATATTTAATTGATTGAATAACATAATAAGTTAGTTTTAAGGGGCTCATTTAGAGCCCCAATTTATATTAAGTTGCCGGTGTAGCCGGTACTACTATATGATTAATTACTTGGAAGATTCCGTCACATTTGTTATAGTATATAAGATATCTGTTACCAGTTGTAATTTCATTATTTGTCATTTGAGCTCCGGAACCATTTAATAGAGCTTTTGCTCCAGTAGATGTAATAACTGTAGTTGTATTATCAATCTGCCTATTAGTGAAACATGTAGGATCTAAGAATACTAAATCCGTAGGAGTAGCTGCACTAGCAGGAGTAGATGTTACATGTAGTATGAATAAACCTTGGCATGGGAGTTGTCTCCACAGTTTAGGACATATACCATAAGTAACTGAAGTAGTCGTAGTATCGGTAGTAACATAGTTAGTTCTCAATACTGGAATACCAAAATTATCTACAGTTCTTACTCTACCTCTATTAAAGTAGTTTAAAAAAGGATAAAACATAACTGCCTCCTTTCTTATTAGCAACCGCATCCGCAACCGTTATTATAACCATAGCCGTAGCCGTAGCCATAATCATTCAAGCCACCCTGACAACCAAAAGGATTGCAAGTTAAGTAAGCAGGAACAGGACACGGACGAATTTGATTAACAATATTTGCAGTTTGAGCTTGCTGAGAAGCAGACAACTGTAAAGCTTGTTTTTCATCACGCAGAATGTCAATCTTATTCTGCATTTCTCTCATCTCAAGCTGACAGAACTTATCATTGATAATTTGAGTCTGCGCATCTATCTTAGCACCTACAATATTAAACTTAGATGCATTATCAGCCATTAAAGAATTGAATCCACTAGTAATTGCATTTTGCAATGTATTAGTCTAGTTGTAGTTAGCCAACTGATTTTCATAACCCATCTTAGTGATGTTGTTATTTACTCCACAGATTGCTTCTCTAACATCGCAGCAGCAGCTAGCTAACTGAGAAGCTAAGCTTGCATTACCAGAAGTAATAGCGTTAATTACTTCACAGCTAGACAACTTAGTATCGCAAGAGATCTGGCTTACTCCAGAATTGATAGTATTAAGAGCTGTCTGAACAGAGTTAATATCACAATTCAAAGTATTAGCCAAGTTATTGATGGCATCTTTATTACCATTAATAGCCTGCATCAACAGATTAGTATTAGCGTCATTATTCAGTTCAGTAGCAAGAGCACCAGCGTTACGTCCGCCAAAACCGTTACCACCGAAACCGCCCCAGCAGAAGAAGATCAGGATGATCCAAATCCACCACCAGCCGCCATTACCACCCATGCCATTGTTGTTCATCATAGCCATTAAAGCAGCGGGATCCATATTACCTTTATTAGCATTCTATATTAAAGCAGCAAGACCAGCATCTATACCGCGATCCTGCACAATAATTCTATCTTCTAACATAATTGATTTAATTTAAAAATTGATTTTTATTAATATCTAACGTAGCGAACTGCTTTGCCACGTCCATATTCTGAATAAGGTTCGTACTCTTTTTCTCTTTCGAGCATGCGTTCATAATCGTCTTCATAGTCTCTAGCTCTGCTAGTAGAATATACTCTACGACCACCACGCATCATACCACCTCTTCTACCACCTCTACGGAATAAGCCTATGCGTTCAAACTCGTCATCATCGTCATCTTCGTATTTGTCACGCTTTTCAACTTCTTCCTCATAGCATTCCATTTCAGCTTGTCTGATCTTATCACACATAACGTAAATATAGTAATACCACATCTTACCTTCATCAATGTCTTTATCATTGATCCAAGCCTTTGCCAATTCAACAAAATGCTTAGTGCTATTAGAATTAGTCATACTTATAATTACTTTATAGTAATCAGAATAAACCATGTTAAGTGCTACGAACCAATCATAACGATTAAATCTGCTACCCAGATTTATTCCGTACTGACTGGCTAATGCGGTAGTTTCTTCTACAGACCAATGCGGTCCACGAGTACCATCCTCATTTTCCATTTTACTTACAGCTTTACGGGCATGTTCCTCATTGAAGTGAGGACCGTGTTCTGCTTCGTAAGCCTTTACACGAAATATTCTATGCATATTATTATTGATTAATATTATTGAATATATTGATTATTTTTTTTGTGTAAAACTATAACTTTTGGCACTCACGTGCGTTATAATTTTATATAAATTGTTATTTTATGAAAGAGATTTGGAAAAACATAGAAAATTTTGATAATTATATGATATCTAACTTTGGAAATGTAAAATCTAAAGCTAGATATGATTCTACTAATAAAAGATATCTAAAAGAAAAATATCTTAAACTAGGTAAGTCATCCCGAGGTTATCTACTAGTTTCCTTAAAAGGAAATGATAACGCATACCACACGATGAGAGTACACAGGTTAGTTGCTACAGCTTTTCTAGATAATCCTGAGAAGTTACCTATAGTAAACCACAAAGATGAGACTTATATTAACAACCATGTAGATAATCTAGAGTGGTGTACTCACAAATATAATACAAATTATGGAACAGCTATAGCTAGGAGGTCTGCTTCAAAAGAAAAACCAATAAAGCAAATATCCTTAGATGGGGTTTTAATTAAAATATGGCGAAGCGCAAAAGAAATAAATAATGTATTGGGTATATATCACGGTAATATATCGAGATGTTGTAAGCACAACAGAAAACAAGCTTACGGTTTCAAATGGGAATATGCATAATATTCCCATTTTTATTTTGGTATCTCAATTATACGTGTATCAGTAATTTTGATTATTGGATTACTATTTACGATTTGATATCGTTTCATTCTCACGCGGCGCCAATCAAAGTGCAAGAACCTAATAAAGCCGTTACGGTACTTATTCTTGTATTCTTTCTTCTCTTCTACAAACAGAATCTACTGATTCTTAATATCTAATGTGGCTTTAAGGATTGAATCCTTTCTACTAACTATGATAGTTGTTAATGGATTAATTTTAAGTTCTTCGTCAAAATCTATTAACTTATGTTTTATAATAGTTCTAACCGAATCTTTAATCTCGGTATTGATTACATTTATATTAGTTAGGTTCTTGTCTTTGATTTTAAGCTTTTTCTAAGCATCCTTAGTTTCTTTTAATAAACTATCATTACTAGTATTTAGTTCTTCTATAGTAAGCTATAGTACTCTGTTTAACTATTCCTTCTAGGATGCTAATTGTTCATAAGCTCTAACATTGTTAGTTATTCTGTCAATCTCTTTATTCTTTTTCTGTAGCTAATGGTTCTAAACAAAAACAGTCGCAATAAGTAAACTAACTAAACCTACTGCGACTGCTCTGAAATTCCTTGTAAACCAATTAACTATCTAATTCAGTATTGGAATCATCTGGTAATTCTTTATCTAATGATATATCTAAATATTTCTCTCCTTTTGCTTTTATAACCTTCTTGAGGATTTTCCATATTTTCCATTTAGGATATAAGTCGCTAAATGATTCTAGTAACGACCAAAACTCAACTAAGGCTATCATTCCTGCTACTATTTCTACAGCATACAGGTTAATAGAGGTTACTACCAGCTAATCTATTATTGACGCACTAGTTATTGCTACTGCTGCATCTCTAGTCTTCCATATAGTTTTCCATGCTTTATGTGATTCAATCTTAGGATGCCCATATTTTTTAGAGACTTTATAACCATAGATAGCATCAAGTAGTATCAATGCACCGACAGCAGTGATAGGAACCCATACAGGTGCGAATATAGAAAGTAGCCCAGTTATAACAGAAGCTACACATTTATCCGCACTGCTGAACATGTTCTTAAATATTGACATAGTATGTTCTCCTAATTGTTGGTAATTCATAGATAGTAGCTGATAATAAAAATCAAATAAAGCCCTAACAGATTAAAAGGGGAGTAAAATCTGAGAGGGCTCGAAATTCCGTTTGAGATTATAATTATATAACGATAAGGTTTATTTAAGGTTTCTATTTTGAGAATCTTCTTGCATAAACTAATAGCTCTTTATAGCGTAATATTTTCTTTAAATTAATACCGTTACAATGTTTAAATCCATCCTATATGACTGCAACCTTTTATTGGTTAATTAAAACCAGTTTTCTTCAGATTCTATAGAATCCAATTGTTCATAATCCTCATCATTTAACTCTAATGTAGCTGGAGCAGCTGGCAATGCCGGTTCACCATAGAAGGTAATTCGAGTCCCGACAGTCGCAGTGGAACCGTCCAACCCAGCGCTAGAAGCCAAATGGAACAAACCCGCATAAGACCCATAGTCCGAGCTACCGCCGATTAGAAGAGTTCTAGGTGTAGCTGTAGCACTAGTCCAGTGATAATCACAATAATAAGTTGTAGCACTAGCTCCATTTCCTACTACAGTTGGGAATAGATCTGCCTAATTATTATTAACGAGTTTTTTTACATATTGACCAGTAATTGTACTTTCTTTAAAGTCTTGTAATTCATAACCTGCTGCAATTAATTGCTCTGCAGTAGGATTGGTTCCTCCTTCAAATGTACCAAACTTAGTATAATCTTTGCAGATGTATACACTATTATCAGTACCAGCAACTACTACATCAATTACATTCTTCCACACATGACCAAATGGATTCTCAATACCACGGTATCTAGGAACATTAACTACCTTAGTACCAGTAGACGTACCCTCTGCATTAGTATTAGTATGCGTATATTCGATTATACCAGTACCGTTACCTAATGAATTAGTAGTACCGCAAGGTACAAATGAATAAGTAGTAGCTCCATTTACAGTTACAGTTCCTGAAGTTACTCCATCACCCAAACCACCTTGATGATAACCTTCTGCAGTTAAATTAGCATTAAATGCTTTCTGGCTATTCAATGTAGCATATTCTACTACGAATAACCAAGTAAGGTCTCTGTGAGCATCATAAGTATAGATATTCCAGTTGTTAGTACGATTATTTTTTCTAGTTAAAATTTGTAACTGTTCTCTTGTATTATTTACAGCAGGAATACGGTGCACAATCCCTCCTAAACTTCTAAGAGTAGTAGAATCATCTATGTAACCTTCGTATGCTCCAATATACTTCTTCTCTACTTTAGTATAACCAGGAAGATTATATTCACTCATACGAATCTCAACTGTATTATCTGGAGTAGCTACTAACAATCTATAGTGTTCTGGTATTTCTATGAAATAATCAGGAGTAAAATTGTTACTATCAACAATTACAGTAGAACCATCTTCCCACTTAGTCCAATCGTCTGCTTTTAAATACCTCTTAGTATTGTCATCATTATTAATAGTACACCCTCTCATCTTACTCTGGATAGGAAGTGTTTTATGCATTTCCATATTACCAGTACGTACACCATCAGGACTAGAACTATTAGCTAAGTCAAACTTAACACCATACCACAGTTCATTCTCATTTCTACTAAGCTTACCAATCTCTTCATCAAGAGTAACAGCAGCACTTATAGCACTAGGACTATCTGCTAAGTAATTAGTACTTGATAAGTCAGGCATTTCATTAGCTTCAGTTAAACCTACCTTATCATTTACTTTAAGTAAAGTAGTTCTAAGTTCTGTAATATCTTCATTTAATGCATCTTCTAAGCTGTTGATATTACTTTGTAATTCTGTATCCTTAGCTTTTAATTCGTTTACAGCTGATTCTCTAGCAATCTTTTCATCATTAATAGCATCGGGAAGAGTTTCGTTGATAGCTATCTTCTCAGCACCAGTCATTAAACCAGCAACAGTATTAGTAGCAGGAGTAATAGTAATATCAGCTAAAGTAGACTGTACATATTTACCGCCGCTCTTTTCTACTCCAGTAAGACTGATAGTAATGTTATTAACATCTGTTTGATCCAATTGGAATGTACTTAATAAATTATCTGGCATAGAGTTAACTACATTCTCCATAGCTTTACCCTTACCGCCATCATAAGCAGTACCAGTAATATCACCAATGATAATAGCATTAGAATCGATGTGTACCCATTGTGAACCAGACCATCTAAATTGATAGCTTACTTCACCAGGAGTTACATTAACATAGATTTTATCTCTCTCACCTACGATAGGAGTTTCGTGTTCAGCATCTGCATATAACTGTATATCCTAAAGTACTCCAGTAGGGGATACAGTATAAGTAGCATATGCATCCATCACATCATCAACATATGAAGGCAATTGACTAGCAGGTACTTTACCATTACCATCAAGTTCAGCAAGGCCGTTAGGTTGACCCTTTAATGCTTTGAAGTCTTGTAAGTCTTCATTTACATCATCAATCTTAGTATCCAGTCTATCTACTTGAGCTTTTACAGCAGCATCACCTTTATTAATAGCATCTACTATACTACTACCTTTAAAGTAGTTATTGCTACTATTGTCAGGTAAAGATATAATGTCACTATTCTTATCATAGTTTAAACCAACAGACTGAACAATCTCTTTAATATGAGTCCATTGGTCTACATTAGCATCTCTATTTAGTGGTATCCATTTCTTAAGATCAGGACTATATGACTTAATAACATTATTGGCCAGTACTATCTGTTGCTAAGTCAATCCAATAAGAAACCTCTTTAGGATTTGGAGCATACTTAGATGCTATGAAATTAGGATTTTCTTGTTTAACCATATTTGCAAATATTTAATAGTTATTCCCCTTTTATTCTTTAAAGAACCCACTAGGAGCACTTACTTTATTAAACACAACACTATCGGTAGTAGCTAATGATAATTGAGCTCTAGTAACTACATGAGGATTATCTCTTCTAGCTGCATGAGTATCAATAGCATTCTGTGCATTAGTAATCAATTGTCTAAGCTCATTAATCTGAGATTGCAAATTATTATCTGCATTAGTTCTATTAGTAATCTCTTGATTAATTAACTCAGTAAGATCAGTAACTTTACCATCTACGTAGGTCTTAAGTTCATTCTTAGCTTTAGTAATTTCACTATTTATATAGCTTCTTAAATCACTAATCTATTGGTCAATCTTACTATCTAACTCTTGTATATTCTGAGTTAATTCAGTAATTTTCTGTTGAATAGAAGTTAAATCACTACCTACTATATTAGTTATATCTTGACGAATATCTTCAATATTAGAATTGATATTAGTAATATCTTGGTTTATATCATCAATGTTGTTATTAATATTTGTAATATCCTACTTGATATTATTAACATCGCCTTTGATATCATTAATCTCATTTCTAATATTATTAATCTGAGTAGTTAACTCTTCTACTTTCTAATTAATATACTACCACAGTTTATTAACTTCCTCTTTAAGTTCATCTTTAAACTCAGCTAATTCATTTCTGATTTCAGTTATAGCTTCATTAATAAACTGTTCTATCTAATCAAGAGCTCTATTAATATAATCAATGATAGCATCTACTTGCTTATCATTCAGATCTAGCATCTCCCATGTATTAGTATCATTACGATAGTATCTAATACAACCACCATAGTAATTAGAGGTAACGTCAATCCAATAATCTACTTCTAGAGGATTAGGCTACGTATCTGATGCTCTAAATCTAACTATCTCTCTTTGTAACATATGTTATGCTTTAAATGTTGTTATTTTATCTTCTGTTCCATCATCATATACATCGATATGAACCCAGTCACAATCTTCCTCTAAACGTACTTTACATGGTAATAATAAAGGTTTAGCCTTTATTATTTCTCTTACTTCTTCTGCAGTCTTACCTTCACATGTGAAATCAATTGCATTACCTGTTACATGTGCAGATACGTATACGCTCTTCTTACCTTTTACTAAAGGACACATGTTACAACGCATACCTCTTTGATGCATAGTACCAGTATTAATATGCATTGGCATTCGTAAGATATCAGTACGTAGACATAATAACACATGTAGTAACTATGTACTTAAGAACATCCACGATTGTTCTCCAAACCTACTATATATGTGATTACATACTAACTCTTTTACATCAAAGTAAGGTTTAAGTTGTTTAATTATTTCTTCTCTCGGCATCATTGTTATTCATCATTAGGGCATCACCAACTAGATTGGCTGCTACGTTCATACCAAATTGTTTAGTATCGTTATCTATCTCACTTACCTTTACGTTGATTTGAAGGAGCAGAAGATATATCTGCTCCAACAATTCTCTATCTGTCATATGTGCTAAGTACGGATTCACGATATTGTATTACCTTTCTGTGTCACTAATATCTCAGCTGCTATTGGTGTATTTGTAATCTCTCTATAATTATAGCTAGTTGATGGGGCTGAAGTAACAAGTTGTAAAATGTATAATTTTTCACTATGATTTCTACCATCAGACTTAGGAGCATTAACTTTCAATAAATCATACTAGTAACTTCCACCATCCTGTATATATTCATAACCAAACCAAGTTGTAATCATTGATGCGTTAGCAGTTACCTTTTTTACCTCACTAATAGCTCCGTAATTATAGGTATATGCATCATAGTCCGAATCTACAGTATGTACTTCAAACGTACTATCCCACTCATACTATTTTGTTGTTGGAGTGGTTACAATTCCAAAGCTAATTTCATCAGGATAAGTATCACTTCCTCTAACATGCGAATAGTACGTTGCAACAAATGCGTCACTACCTACTTGCATAATATCACAGATAATAGATTTGTTACTTTCATTTTGTGTCACAGTCACAGATGTCTATCTATTACTTTTATTATTAAAATTGGATGACAGTGTAAATCTAAATTTACCCTCATTAGCAATGGAACTAGATACTTTAGTTACAGTTGCCCAAGAAGCGTAATCCCCTATACTAAAATCTACGTATTGTCTAGAACTAACGTCTTCTACTCCGTCCACATATTTAGATTTATAGCTAGCAAAAGTAACTGAAGCGCCATCATACTCTTTCATAGTTCTGATTGCGATTGATATATTATCTCTAGCTCCATTACTAAATCCGAATTTATATCTCCATTCTACTGTTGCAGAATAAGCAGCTTGACTAACATTAACCGTAAGTGTATTGCCAGAACCGCTCTGAGTTAATACTACTTTTCCACTTCTTGCAGATCCACTATTATCGGATGCACTGATAGTAACTTTACTACTAGTAGTAGAAGTGGTTATCCAGCTAGGTTTACTAGACACACTCCAAGGATGATTACTACCATTCTTAGTAGATACTACTGGTATATTAGCAGCAGTTCCATTAGCAGAAAAATCCCACGGGAAGTTTGCACTAACATCTGAGGTACTACCATCATCCCAAGTAAATACATAATTATCTGCAGGTGGTACATATGCATCTTGTGATAATGAAGCGTAATCTCTATTACCTGATTCATCTTGTACAAAGTAAACTTGAGCAGATCTAGATGATGAAGATGTGTTAGCACTTATAGTGAATGAACCACCGCCATCATATGTTGCCCATGAAGGTAATGTACTGCTATCAATACTATAACTAACATCTCTATACCAACTGCCATTAAGAGTCTCATAAGAGGTAATAGTAACTGTACCACTACCTCCACCAGAACCTACACTGACTTGATATGGATTAACTGAGAATACATAATCCCATACATCTGGAGATTCACCAGCAGCTTGAGTAACAGTACAAGTAGCAGATTTACCACTATAAGTTGCAGTAATAGTTGCAGTTCTACTAGATGTAGATGTATTCTCTCCTAATGTTAAAGTACTAGGTGAAGAAGTACTGCTAAGACTACCTAAGTTAGTAGATAATGTAGGATTGCCTGTTTCTTCAGTAACATCCCCACTAGCCCAATATACAGTTCTCTTAGCACTAGCTGTAATAGTAGAAGTACCGCCACTGCTAGATACACTAGTGGGACTAGCTGATACAGATATAGTCCATTCACCATATGAACTAACATCATCCCCATCCTGTGATAAACTAATAGTAACTGTCTTATTAGACTCATTCTGAGTTATAATAACTGTACCTGTTCTATTTGAAGTAATTTCATTAGCAGAAGCACTTACTGTAGTTCCACTTAAAGAGAATCCAGTACCAGATATAGTAGTAGACTTTAATGATACACTAGTATCGCCACTCTATTCTACTCCATCTAATACTTTTCTCTTATAAGAACTAACAGTGAAAGACTTACTACCACCACCAGCTCCAAATGACATACTAGTAGGTGATACTGTTAAATAGTAATTCCAAGTCTCTACCTTCTTACGTATATCATCTATCTTCACACATTCATTAGCTCCATAAGTAGAAGCATTATCAATAACGATTAATGAATTAATAGCTAAAATCTAGGTCTTAGTAGGGCATTCTGTCCCACTCTAACCTAGACTAAGCTTACTTAATATCATAGAATATGTTGCTATTTCATTACTCATGTTGTTTATTCTTTAAAGTTTCTATTTCAGCGCCTCTCCCCTCTGACGGGCTTTCCTCACTCCGGAAACCAAATCAACGGATATCGTGCCGATAGTGGCCGCAATACACAAAGCAATCGGCACAATGTGAGTTATCATGTGCTCGTTGATAAAAAATTGTAAATCACATCTTTCATATCCATATAAATAAAGTTTATTCCATCATTCTACATATTCAGACAGCGGTTTATAAGACGTGCTAAAGTTCTTCCAACCGTTTGCCGCCCTATATGCTTCCACAAGGTCGTCAGGGACATAAAAAGAGCCACTCCACCCATCCGGTAACGTCCATCCGGCATAGGAAGGGACTTTACCGGCACGGATGATAAACACCTCAAGCGCTGTGCAGTTGTTGAACGCGTTCTGAAGGAATGTGGTAACGCCAGTACCTATATCCACTTTCCTTAAGGATAGACATTCATTAAAATGACCGATAGTTTTCACGCTGTCAGGTATATACAACTCTTCAATCCCCGATTGATAGCCACAATTAGCAGTTTCAATACCATCCGGTAATCTGAGTATTTTCAAAGCCGCACATCCCCAAAAAGCATGAATCTTAATCTCATCCATGTACGCCGGAAAGTTGACGGTAGCCAATGACGTACAATTACGAAACGCCTGCTGGCCGATGGTAGCAAGGCTCTCAGGGAAAGATATACTCTCCAGTGCTGTACAAGATTGGAAAGCATTGTCAGCAATAGAAGTAAGCCCGGTAAAATATACCAGTTCGTCAAAGCTCGTTATCAGAGTGTTACCCTTGAAAATGGTATTGGAAATAGTAGTTACGGCAGCAGCTTCAGCAGAACTTATTTCTCCGTCGCCATCCGTATCAAAATTCGCTACACAAAGCCTCTTGACCTCTGCATCGGCAAACCGGATGACACCCGCATAACTGATACTAGCAGACAGGACATCACTCTCCACATCATTCGTAGCAATCTGAGCATATACAGTTTTGTCTCCATACCCTTCAGAAAGCGTGAAATTCATTGTATCACCAGTCCAGTCCGTCCACGGTACCGACGACAAATCGGCCGATTCCCCGATACGGTACCGGACAGGTTGCCCGGTATAGTTGAGCTTTACAGTCACATTCCTGCTTGTTGTGGTCGATGCACCTGAGTTGATTGCTATGCCGGTAAGTTGTACTGTCACATCCTCGACGGTCGTATCCTTGTAAATTCCTAAAAATGGGCCGGTACGGTTTATTGTCTTATACCAATTCCGATACCCCCTTATATCATACTTAGTTCGGCCAGCCATGCCCGACTTGATTAATGGGCTGTTATAGTTGGGCTGATAGTTGTTGTTAGCGCTATCTCCCACTTTAAGCAACTCATCAATATATTCATAATTAGTAGAAGCCTTCAGAAAGACATTACCTTTTCCGCCGGTAAACATATTCGGAACCTTATCTGTACCAACCTCCGTTATTATAATGTTATCGTCCATAAAGTACTTCATCAAGCTGTAGTCAGTATTGAAGGAACCAAGGGAATAAGCCTTCACCACGTTGTTGTAGATGTACATGCCTATCTCATCAACCACACCGTCACCGTCAAGGTCTATATGCTCATCATCGGAACTCTTCCATAATGTTGACACGAAGGCACCGCTGTATCTTCCTGCCTCCATTACATTATTATAGATATGCACTTCATCGAGCAGTGGACCACAGAAAGCTATAGGACCGTTACACCGGAGGAGTCTGCAATTATACATTCTGCCGTCGAATACCGACGAGCTGGCGTAGTTCTGACCGCCTTGTTTCGATGCTCCGCTCCCCGTCGTATTCACATAACAGATGTCCACATTCACGGCATTGTTCACCTGGAAACTGTCAAGCCCGGTATTGAGGAAGTCGACACGGTACAGCCGTAGGTGGTCCAGCAGATGGGCATAGTATTCCACTTCCTGCCCTTGACCGTTCGTACCTTTAAGTTTGCCGCTACCGTAATAGCCGAGATAGACACCTTCTCCGGCTGTATTCTGGATTGTAC